GCAGTGGTATCAACGCAGAGTACTCTATTATGCCCAAATAGGGGAGCGCTCATATCAAAGGACGGACAGGATGTCAAGTCCCATGTATCCATTGGCCTATCATACTGGCTGGATGATGTCAAGCCACGCTTGTCCCAGTCATCTGCTATAGTATGTGTATGCGTGTTGTCCTTGCTACATTGCTTACTCTGCTTGCCGAGTATATCGGACTCGCTCTTGTCCCAAGACATGTTGCCCATCATGACTTGATCGGAGTGTTGATCATAGTCATTGCCCTTTGGATGATTCTGATTATCAGTTTGATTCAAACTTTGATGATTCAAACCAGAACCAAATAAATCCCAATCAAGGGACAATTTGTTTCGGCGCTTCATGAATTGATCTACCCTCGTCTTTCCCGCAGGCGACTCTCGTAGCTCATCTATTTCGTTGCCGATCTGGGAAGAATGCGTGTACTCCTTTGTCGGAGACATTCCTACAGGATTGTTCTCTGGGATATGCCAAGTCTCTCCTAATTGATTATCCGCATTCATTCCATGAATCGGGCAAGTTAGTTTCTCCCCGATAATGCAAGAGCAGCCATGAAGTTCTGGATGGCCTTTCGGATCATCAAACTCTCTGCTGTCGTCATGATCGGCCAAGAATTGTTCTAGCTCCTTGACAATTGGTTGTCCTTGTGCATGAGGAGGGTTCTTACTGGGGTGGTCTGAGAGGATAATCGAAGATTTATGCTCTTGTTGCCATTGGTCTGAGAGGAGTTTGGACTTCTTTGAAGGCCAAGCTGATGTCATAGGGGTACCATAGGGTACATAAGGATTAGTTTGATTCGTCCCTCGCATCACATCAATCTGATGAGTAACCGGAGGATCAGGTACAAGCCTAATCCGACTTGGATCAATGTCCCCCGGATGATAAAATGACCCGCCCAAATCGCCTAAATAATCTTCACCATAATCATCGCCCCAAGGATCGTGATGAATTGGTAACCCCGTTGTATCAATTTGCCATACATCGTTCCGCTCGGGATGATATAGATATGGATCTGTTGAGTATTGTGGATGCTTTGGTGTCATAAATACCGCTGGCTGGGGATCAACATCGGGATCACCATTTGCCCTTAAACCATTCTGCTGAATACTATTCCGAACTGTCTTCGGTGCTTGATGATACATTGTAGTCGGGGCATTTTGAATTAGCTCCCCATCTGGTCCCCAGATTCCCATCGAATAATGTTCGATATCTGATACCTTATCGGGCTTAATGTTCCATATCTGGTACTTTAAACCATTCTGTCCATTCTGGAGTCTATTGGCCGTTCTTCGATATGCTGGCCGATTTTCTGGAAGCCGGAAGTCTGTCTTGCAGTTAGGACAATAATGAGTCGGCTGTTCATATTGGCCATTCGTCACAGGCGTCCATCCTGCTCTGCCGCTATTGAACAATCCCTGCCCGCAATGAGGACATTGAGCCATTCCTTCATAATGCCACCAATCTTGGCTGCCGCCTTCTCTTCTAGGATATCCCCATCCTTCCCCGCCCAAGTCTGATGGAGTTGGCCATTGCTTCTGAATATATCCATTAGCATCGGCGTATTGTTTTAGCCGCTCAATTGTATTAGTATCAGGCGGGCGATTGCGCTGGCCAAGGATACCCATGACCGCAGGCAACCGTTCCACTTGTCGCACTCGGGACGCGGGCCAAACCTCAGGCGCATTGGCTGTATCAAAGAATGCCGCTCTCGGAATTCCATGAGGATCGTGCAAAGCCATATATCTTGTGCCCTGCAACGATGTAGGGAATTTTCCATCTGTGCTCTGCCAACAGTTGTGCATCATTTGTCCAACTCGATTAATGTCAAGTTTGTTAGGATGATGCTGAACCGTCCAGCCATCATCGAATTGATGCACGACCTGAGATTGCGGCTGATACTTTTGGGAGAACGATTTGTTCAGGTCCTCCCATTCTCTGATCTCTTGGGGCAATGTCATTGTCGCCGTTTTGCCTTGATGGATTGGCCCGAGATCCCATCCCTCTCCATAATCCTCCATTGCTTGCGGCAAATACTTATCCCGATGAAGCATTTGATTCATTGGCTCGTCCCATCCGACCGGATAGTAATTCCGGCATTCAGGGCAATGGATATATCCCTTGAGGATATTCGCTGGCTCCAAAGGAGAATGGCAATTTGGGCATTGGATTGAAGCCAATCCGTTATCTGTCCGATCCTGTGCTATAATGGTCTTATGAGAAAAAATATTTGGGAGATCCTCGATGCATTCCTTGTCTTTGTTCTGTTTGTCAACGCGGCTATTTTGATCTTTGGTCATCCCGATCTCAGCGAAGTCAAAGGCGTAGTCGGCCTCCTTTGCATCTTGATGGTCGGCGTCATTGCTAAGGGCAATGCTTAGATGACTATCCTTATGATTATCATTTTCTTCTGGCTCATTATGGCCGGGACTTCCTTTGGCCTTTCGATTATCTTTGCTCTCTGCGACCCATTCAAACGCCCATGGGTTCTCGACGCCAATCTCGTGTTTATGGGCTGCGGCATTGTGTACTTGATCTTGGCCCTGATCTTTACTATCATCAACGCCATCGTCTAAATGACCCCAATCCTTGCTCGCATCATTCTCGGCATAATGCTGCTTATCAGCATTGTAATGCTGGCCATTTATGCTCCCATTGTTTTGCTGTGCTTTGGGGTTATTGCGGTGCTGGGCTTCTTCATGGTGGCTTTGGTCTATTTGATTGAGCACGCTTGGCCCTACTGACTCAAGCTTCCAAAGCGGTTCTGCCTTTGATTCATCGTCCTTAATATGGACTTGCCAGCCGGGATAATCATGATCAGCCTCGTCCCGGATATGCTCCTTGAAATCTTTAGTCGGATTGTCTAGCTCGATATGCATCTCATGATGCTCATGATCTAGTTTGATCTTTCCGCCGTTTGATTCGACATCTTCTTTGACTGATGCCGTCCATTCTTGAGGAACTGTCAAAGGCGCATTCTCATTAACTTGGTTGGCCCAATCTTCGATATGCATTGGGCTAGGCTCAGAGTTAGGAAGAATGGATCCCTCGTCCATCCATCCTTGAACCTGCTCAGGACTGTACTTTCTTCTTCGATCTCCGATATCGAAATGATGCTCGCCGCCTCCGAATCCTCGATATGTCATCAAAGCAGGATTGCCCAAGTTCTGGCCAAGCGGATTGCGATCATGGCGATACTTGAGCGTCTGCAACAAATACATTTGGCGAGGGGACCAGACAGCATATTCCTGTCCAGGCAACAATGCAGCAATTCGTTGATTAGATGAATTCGTGCCAATTAGACTTCTTGGCTTAGTAGGCAACTTAGCTGGCTCGCCATATGAATATGGCCATTCCCATTCTTCTCCTGTCGGATATGATCTCCCCGGTTGCCAAGGCTCTTCTTCAATTGGAATCCAGCTTCTAAAGCCCGATTGAATCTGAGGCAAGCTCCACATTAGATTCTCGGCGTGTCCATAAGGATCGGCTTGAACAGGAGCAGACGGAAGCAACGAACCAACTTCCAATCCAGCGTTCGCAATCATCGCTCGCTGATCTTGATCTAGGAAACGTTCTGGCTTTGCATCAGGGCCTCTAAATGGATTGAACTGCCAAACCGATCCATCTGAATTGATGTGGAAATTGGATGATGGAATAGCATCTGTTTCGTAGTTGCGTTCGACTCGTGCTTGCTGTTTCTTCTGGTCATGATTTGGCCGCATATCTTTGGTCGGCCAAGTCCAAACCGATCCATCCTTGAGGATAAATCCTTTGCCTTCTTGTCCCGGATTCCATTCAAGCTTATGCTGAGGCAAACCTGCCAACTTGACATCTTGCCAATCCGAAAAAACGTCATCTTCTGTCAACTTCGTATCGTTTTGATACGGAATGTGTTGAACATTAGCTGTCAAGCTATTAGGTACAACATTTGGTAGCACATTTGTATCATCGGGACTTAGCTTATCTGTTGTATTCATCTCTTCTATTATTGTCCCGATACTAAAGCCAAGTTTGGCCTAAGTACCTACAACGCTAATAGCCTATAGCAAAAATATCTACTTGGGCGGTGTACGGAGAAGTAGATGGATGAGCAAACGTTACGTCGGTATTTAGTCCGTTAGGAGTGGCATAAAAGGTATAGGGTTGATCCGGGGCATTTGGTCCTTGAAGAAACCATCCGCCGATCCAAGCATATAAACATGCGGTAGGAAATGATGGTCCAAAGCTAGCTGCGGTAAATCCACCTGTAGCTGCCCCCAATATTATCAGGGTAGAATTATGCTTTAGCATGTAGTTATGCGAACCACCGAAGATTTGAAGAAATGGAAGAGATGATGAAAGCTGAGTTGCTGTTATTGTCCCGTTAGCTATCTGGGCAGCCGTTACGGTGTTGTTGGCTATCTGGCTTGCTGTAATCGTGTTGTTAGCAATTTTGGCTGCGGTTACTGATGTGTTAGCTAACTGCGTAGTTCCAACCGCTCCTGCTGCTAGCTGTGTTGAGCCAATAGCATTGGCTGCTACATTCTCTACTCCTGCCCCATAGACGGCTTCAAAGGCTTCTGTGTAGGGAGTAATAGATGGCGACCCTCCAGAGACAGCCATGTTGTAGCTACCCTCGGCTATCCACCCGCCTACAAGCCCATTAGCGTCTGTTGTAATTGAGCCTAGTGGAGATCCACCGGATTCAGTAGAGTATACGTTGACTGATGCTCCACCAACTCGGTTGGTGATAACGACAGTGGCTCCCACAACAGGCTGTACGTCAGAAGAGACAACCTTCTGAACTACATACGGGATATATACTCGGGACGCCAAGTTAACTCACCGGGCCGAAATCTCGATAGGCAATTTTAGTTGCTTTCTTCCAAGCAGCTAAACGAGTAGACTTCTCGCCCTGTTCGATAGCTGCACCCGTAGTAGGATATGAACTATCTCGGACTTCCCAGAACCAACGATCAGGGGAGTGTTCCCAAATGCTAATGTCAACGGTCCAATTCATCTCAACGATTATCCGTCGTTAGGATCTACTTTGATGATTTGGCTGTACTGTTCTCAATTGCCTTGCAGTCGAGCGCGCTCAAACGATAAGGGTGGAGAATAAGGACGCCGTGGCTCTTGTCAAGAGTATTCACGATAACCTTGATGTAGAGATTGGCAAATGCTTTGTCGGCTGCTGAAAGCTGATGCTGTTGATTAAGCGCATTCTCTAGGGCTATTCCTCTATTCTTAGCTTGCAAAACGGTTCTGGTTTCAAATAGCTGATCGTAAACGCGATTCTGGTTGATCGCGTTGCACCATGTAGCCACATTCTTTACCCGGTTATTTAGTTGGCTCTTAGTCAAATCGTTGACTTGATTTATGGAGTAGATAACCGCAACGACAAGAATCGCGTATGCCAAGCCGTTTTTGTATTTCTTGATAAGATCAATCATTATTTGGGTAACAGCATAACGAAGATTTCAACACAAACAACGAAAGTGATGTAAGGAATGAAAAGTTTGTGTTGGTTTAGTATCCAGGTCATTGTGTGTATTTTCACTCTATTCATCTTCCTTATGTTCCTTGTCTTTTTTGCCGTAGCCTGTTGGACTAAAGAATGCAGGTAGTCCCATCATTGAGGCAAACAGAATGAGCAACTCTAGGTTGACTGTTGTGGCCAATCTGGTTTCGTAGTAAACTCCAAGAAGACCGGCCACAAACAGGATATTCGTCTTGTTGAATATCTTGTTTAGGATTTTTTGTAGTGATTGATTCATTCATATTTGCTTACTCACGCAGTAACGGAGCGAATAGCTCATGTATTACATAAAAGTAAAGCCACCTAAAAAAGGTGGCCCTAAATAATGCATTATTTTTGGAGGGATTAGGGGGCTTTTGGTGGGTACATATCGAAGCCAATAATCGGCTCAACAGTGAACCCAAGGTTGGGATAACGAGCGTGCCAAATCTTAGTGCGCTGATCGTTGACCGTCTTAGCCTTACGAATTACCTCGGCCATATCCCATGGGTTATCGGGTTCATTGTATCCAAACTGATATCCCTCTGGGTCGTCATCTTCCCAGATACAGGGAATGCCCGTAACCTTTCCTGTTTCCTCGTTAACCTCAACTGCAAGAGCTAAGCCAAGCGGATGGAAGAACTGACGATTTACCTCCTGGAGATATCCGTCATTCAGAAACTTGTTTAGATCCATTTCTTTAGTCATAGCTGTATTAATCCATCACCTTATATCCAATGATCTCGTTCTTAGCCTTGGTTAGCTCGTACTGGAGATATTCGTTAGCCTGATAAAGCTGTTGAATCTCGTGACGAGCATTGTCCAGATCGGATTTCAAACGGCGGATCTCTTCTTCCTGAATCTGAGTCATCTTGACGCCTTAAATAGATTTTCAAGGATATTAGGAGCCGGATGAAGACGGCGGGCCTCATAAGGTCCTACCGGATGCTCTATTTTATCCCAGTACTCTCCCTCCAAACGAACGTAATATTCATCTGGCGATTCGACAATCTCTCCACGTTCTTCATTGAGTTGGCCCGGATTGATTACAACCTTGTCGCCAACCTTAAACTTTGGCTTAGGAGGAGCAAGAGATAGATCGCGTTCAGGAATCCACCAAGTATTATGATCCCTAGAATCTTCCCAGTTGATCTGGTAATGATACTGGACCTTTTGAACGGTCCCGGTAGAAGGTCCTCGATGTATGGTTGCTCCTCGGATTACCCTGTCTCCCGCTTTGAATTTGGCGCTCATAGTTCTTCAATTACCTCGTCTAGAAAGGACAGGATCTCTTCGTGGGAATGCAGGTCGTTAAAGGTCGAAATACTGGCGATCTTGGAATAAAGATATTTCTCAAAATCGGTGAGAATTAAATCTCTATTATCACAAACTTTAGCAATGGCTCCCATAAGGCACCAACCAACGGCCTCCGACCCAAAGATTAGAGCACGATTGCCATCCTTATCTACTGCACAAAAGTCCCGAGTCCAATGATCTGGATCGGCAATCAGTTCTCGAACCTGAACGGCTGTCTTCTTTAGTTGTTCGTTATTCATGAGATATAAATTGGATCGTGATCGTATCGCCGTTGATCTTGGTCTTGGCTTGAATTCCGCGTGCCCTCTTTGTGCGATGAACAAGAGTACGGAACGAACGAGGATCGCAAGTGAAATCAACGCCCCGTTCTAACTGCCAAACCTCACCATTAGTCCATATGTCCCAGTTGTAGATATTGGGCCGTCCTCGATGCTTAGGAAACTCTGTTAGAGTATGAGCCATTACACATCCTCCTCGTGATTTTCGGGAACATTGACAATCTTAGACTTGCGGAAGACTGTTAGCTGAAATTCATCTCCTGGTTCAAGCCCCAACTCAAGAGTAGCATTGGCAATTGCTGGACCAAGTGCTCGCCATTTCTCAAGTGTGGTCGGAACCGTTAGAATCCCGCCTCCGATAATCTCTCTATCTTGTGGTGTATCAGTCATGCGTTACCTCTATTCCGTGGTGATTTAAAGTCTGTTTAATTTGCTCGGGCGCAGAACTATGCCAATCGATATCGTTCTCTTTCCCTGTTACTTTGTAGGGTCGATATTCAGCCCGTTCTTTATATGGCCCATATGTATCTATCATATCACACATTCTTTTGCTTCCCGCTGAGTTCCAAGAATGCACGACAATTTGGCCAGATGGCCAAGCAGCGTGTTCCACTATCCAGCGCACGAAATCTAATCCTGAGCCGTCTGACGAGTTCCCAGCTAGGTATATGGCCTCGCTCGGACGCCATCCTTCTGGAGCTACTGCTCCGAGATCGTGGTCGAGAGACATATAATCGATTTCGTTCTCTTGTGCGTACTCGATAGCCTCCTCAACCGTCTTAGCCCAATGCCAAGAATTGTTAGGCGGTTGCCGAATATCATCCAACCATAATTTCTTCATGTCAGCGTATACCTCTTGATCTTCTTATCGGCTTCGGCTTCCAAAGCCCGTTTATCCTTGTACTCCTGGACTCGGATAGGAGCGAGTTCCTCTGCTCCTTCCATTGTATCAACAAATTCATCGGCCACCCTTCCTATATAACCCACTCTTTTTCGATGTTCAATTTTCAAGTGATAACCCCTTTGATTATCACTTGTGATTATTGGTCTTATGGTGACTGGGTAGTAATCGTTAATTCGACTCATGTTACCAAATACCTAATAATCTTTTCATCTAGTTCAGCCAAGTCCTTGAGCCTTTTCTTGTCGTCCTTGATAGCCAAGTCTACAAATACTTTGGCCTCGGCTATTGAAACTGCATGACCAGTTGCTAATCCACTCGTGTTAAAGCTATCGCCGTAATGACAACGGACATCGACATTCCAGTAAATAGTAGAAGGCCGACTAGATGGATCAATAGTTACGAGATACTCAACCTCCCTCTTTAATTTTCTCATAAGCCAAATAGAATGCGTCGAAGTTTGATCCAGCCGGTATCCGGCAGGAGCCGATAGTTCTTCTCAATACCTTCTTGAGAATACCACATCTCATAGTTATCGGGATAACGAATTAGGCAATTCTTCCCGTATAGCTCGAATGCGAATCACGTTTCCGTGATGCTCAAGGTCTTCCCAGCGTTGATCTTTCTTAAACTCAGTCATCTTCTTCCTCTTTGATATAGAATCCGATTGCTTCATCAAATCGGCCTCGCTTCTGAACCTTTCGAAACTTAGCTATTTCTAGATGCCACAACGTCATGTCCTTTAAACCTAAATCTCGTTTTAGGAGAGCCAATAGAACCTCATATACATCGGCAGCCTCTTCGATAGAGGGATTCTCCATGTACTCTACGGCCTCTTCGATAAGCTTCTTTCGGAGTAACTTAACTACCTCATCCTCATCGGAGATAGTTTCGCCAAAAGCGAGGTATCTCTCGTTAGGACCAAAGACCTTATCTCGTACCAGTTTAACTAAAATTGGATCATGTTTACTCATTATATCAGCCCGCTATCAGTTCGGCAATTTCCTTATCCAATTGTTCATTCTCTCTATCAAGCTCAATTGATCGCGCCTTGAGTGCATCTCGTCTATCCTGCTTAGCTAGATGATTGGCATATGAACCGGCATAGATACTGATCGGCTTGACATTGAAACTGTCGGCAATTCTCTTTGCTTCTGCGGCCCGCTTATGTACGGCGGCATCCTTCTTAGCTGCTTTGATTATCTCGCTTGCAACTTTGAGTTTGCTGTTTGCAGTAAAGATGGTCAACGGTTGTCGAATATGCGGTGCTGCGATGTAGTCCTCGTTGAAAGGATTACCCTGCGAGTAACTGTATACGTACTCCTTAAATTCGGGATCGTATAAAATCCCATTCCACTTGACCGTGGTTCCTACGATCTCGCTCCAAATCTTGTAGGAGTACCCCTTAGCTAGCTTTCCTGGTCCCCAACCATAGGAAAGAAGATTGTTCTCCTCGGTGAGCGTAAACATTGTGTAGACGACCAGAAATAGCCCTGTACTCATAATATAGAAGGGCATTGCACCATGATGGTCATTCAAAGCAATTGAAGCCCAAACAATGAATCCAACAGGGAGCAAATGACCAATCAGTTGGACCAATGCAAGAAGCGGATTCCAAATCCGACTAATGTATAGTTTCTCAAATAGGTTCATTTCTTCACCGTGTACCTTATGGTTCCCTTTTCAAAATCTCGTTCTTTTCTCAATTTCTTATCCCGTTCAGCACAATAATTTTGGATAGCCCATGTAACATGACATTGGGCCTCTGTTAGATCCCACCAATGTTCCGGACGCCCAGAACCAATGACCGTTCTGTGAATATCTCCGTTGGCAATTTGAGTAAGTAGGGTAACCGTCCAGTCAAGATCAGGCGTAATCTCGACATCGAAGATATCTTCAGCAAACACCGGGGATCGTTTAAACACTTTCAACTTCCTTAGCTGTCTCGACTGGACCATATTGAGTGAGTACGTAATCGATTACTGCGTCCCTGCGCCTTCTCCATTCGCTAGCCTCATCAACCGCATGATCCTTGGCTAGTCCATGAGCAGCCTGATGTTCGGCTAGTAGAGAAACGGCCTCTACCATGATGATATCATGCTCATGTAACTTGGAAGCCAAATAGCTAGCTCGTCCAGCTAAGGCTCCTGCGCTTTCAAACGCCTTTAGGAGATTCTCGTCAATCATACAAACAACCCTTCCGGTTCAGACTTGATAATCGTTGCAATCTCCTTAAACGAAACACCCGAATCGTTCAGACCCGAAAGCCTGATCTCGTTGCTTATAGCTGTATTAAATGTTCCAAGAGGATCTCTAAGGCCCAACCATTTCAGGACTACCTCCGGAAGAGAAGAATGAGCACCATCATAAAGGTATACATCGTTATCTGGATTTGGTTTCTCTACAAAAAGTTGGTTGCCGTCCTCGATATAGAGTTCACAAGCAACCCCTAGACAACAATACTTATCGCCTTCACGAAGATAGCCGTTGCCCTGCTTGTATTTTCCTGACTTGAGAGCTTTGATCCACTTTTTGGCGTTCTCGTTCATACAAACAACCCAACTGGTTCGGCCTCGATGATGTCTGCGATCTCTTCGAATGTTTTGCCGGAATCATTTTGCGAAGCTAGATCTAGTCTAAACCGCAAACCACTATCATCGTTATAGCTTCCTGACCAAGTAGAAATTCCTAGCCAATTTTGTACAATTTCGGGAAGATAAGACGCCATCCCATTGTAGTAATACCTGTCGTCACTACCACTCGCCAACTCCTTAAGGTCCCCAACCTCCTTTTGATAAAGGTCGCAAGCAACACCAAGACAGCAGAACTTGTTACCGACTCGAAGATACGACTTTGTTTGCTGCTTGTACTTTTCGGAGCGGAGGGCTTCCACCCATTTCTTTGCATTATCGTTAAGCACGATAAGGCTCCAGTCCATCTTCACCGTACCAGAAAGACTTCCCGCTGTGATGGAGGACGTTATAAGATCGTAGATCCGAATAAACCTCGGAAACAATCAAGGCTCCATCGATAAATTGATTCTTACTACGTGCTTGTACTGCTTGGCCGACCTTAAACAGCGGTGCTGCTACTTCAAACTCTTCTGCGAATCGTCCGCGACCCAAACTCCCATCCTCAAATTCAAGGGTATAGCTTTGACCAACGACCTTTGCTTTATACCCCCATTGGGTTTCTACTTGCTGTCCTATTCTAACGTCTTTGTCTTCCATTATTTCCTTTCAAATAGAGGCTAGGGGATTTCTCCCCTAGCCCATTCCTTTCTTAGACGGCCCAGCTTGTGCGGTTCTTTGGCTCGTCGGGATCAATTAGCTTCCATCCCTGGGCCTCTGCCAACTTCACAATCGACTGCTTACGAGACTTCTGACGCTGTAGGAGGGCATCCCAATCGAAGATAGAGGGATAACGATCTTCCTCCGCTTCCTGATCGAGTTGGTAATTATCCTCGTCCTCCTCATCCTCTTCATCCTCGTACTGCTCAGGATAGCAGAGGCAGCATTCCAGATCACCACAGTTGTTGTCGTCGTTAAGGGCGTCATAATCTACGTCCTCATCTTCGTCGTCATCTACGTCAGCCCCGAAATATGCGGACTGAATCTCCGAGTGAATGACATCGGCCACGTAGTAGCGGCAGACACGGATCTTCTCCCAGTCACTATCGGTCGGGACCGAAACCACGTCACGAGGGTTCACATGAACTTCCAGGACAGTACCGGCGAAGCTATTTGCATAGCGCCAATTACCAACGTGAAGTCCGGTCGAACAACCAACTGACGGATCGTGATGAACCTCAAGGCGAGGCATCTCAATGACTGATCCAAGCGGGTTAGGAATGTATCCGTTGACCACTTCGCCATCGACAATTGCCCGACCCGAATGAACGCTCTGGAAGCCGTTCTCAGTTACCGTAACGCCCTTGTAAGCCACGATGTACCCATCCTGGTCAATCGTGAAGTCACGACGGCTAAGCCAATCGTAAAGCTGCTCACGAGAATGAGGATGCGGATTCTGGGCCACGTTCTCCAAGAAACGGACAAGCGGGGTCCAATCTCCAATTCCTTCATTCAGGAAGCGGACGATCTGCTTTGAGAGCGAATCATTGACTTCATCGTTGTCGAGATACACACGACCGTTTGCAACCGAGACACGCTCTGACAGCGGCTTGAAGTACTTCGCAGCGGTCTGAGCAACATCAAACAGATCGATCAACTCTTCATCAGAGTAGTCAAGATCCTCGTCAACAACGGCGATGACGATCTCATCGTAATTCGGATGAGTGTTGTTCGCCAGAAGCGGATTCTCTCCTGGGATATAGACGGTGATGCTGGACTCTTCTCCGTCGCTTACAATTGAATACTTGCGTGACATTTAGATTGTCTCCTGTTCCGCGAGGTAGCTCGCATTAATGTAGATAAGGGTGTGCGTAAGGTGGTTCGTGTTGATTAGCGGGTACTTCTCAAGGGGATTAACCCATTCACTGTATTGTATCACATTATGTCCACGCTCATAACGTAGAACTTTGTTAAGGTCATCGAGCTTTGTCACAACATCTTTCGGTAGCTCGTATGTGGCAAGCTTGATTCCCTCCACAACAGCCGGGTCTTCGATGTAGTCTTCAATCGGAGCGTAGCTAAGCTCACGAAGAGAATTAAGCGCCCACTGATGCTCAGATCGCTTGAGGCCATATACCTGCTTCTCTTCCTCTGTAAGAAGATCAGCGGTATCCTTGTATGCCTGAATAACTGCATCAGTGACCTTGATCGCGGATGGGAAATCCCTCTGGAACTTCGAAATACGGTTCAGGGCAAGCTCGACCAAAGTGCTATCAGGGTAGTTTACTCGAACGTATGCCGTCACATTCGAATCCGTTTCCTTTGTGTACCAGAAGAGATCCTCTGAAGTATCAATGTCGGCAGCCATCACGTCATACTTGTAGCTACCCTTGACCACGGCGTTGTAGGAGCCACGCAGACGGTTGTTGCGGGTATGAATGGTGGTTTCCAGCTTGATGGCCTTGATAAGGCCCCAATCAACCATCAGGTTGGAATCAATCCAAGACACGTTCAGCGGAGTATTCGTCAGAATGTAATTGCTCGGGGCAAGTGCATTCTCTACCGAGTACTGAAGCAGCTTCTTCTTGTGGGTCGGAGTGAAGCTATCGTGATCGTAGCCATGAACCAGAAGTCCATCAACGAAAGTCTCGGCATTGAGCGCCGGATAGCGACTTGATGAGTTCAGCTTATAGCTATTGGCAGGAGCAACAACAATCCGCTCGCCGGTAGGAGCATCGATCTGTTCAGGAATGTCGCTCTTCTGATAAGTGAAGTTGACCTTGGTGTTGACGATAATGTTGCGCCAGTCAACCGACTTCCTGAAAGCCTCGATAGAGGAAGCAGCCGAATCGATGTCCTTCTGTGCAGCGTCGATAAGACCAGCTTCAACCTCAAGAGCAACGCGCTCAAGCGTAGCCTTGGTCTTCTTCGTGTACTGAAGAGTCTCACGACTCGGAGTGAAGTTGACATCCCCGATGTTGACGTAAGCCACAACGCTGTAGCTCTTGCTGAGTGTGGGGAGATTAAGATCGTCCTCGTTGACCGGGTAAGGAACGCCGCCCATGACAACGATGTGCTTGCGGGTATGAAGGTTGACGTTCTTCTGGATCAGCAGGCTATCAGAGACACTGAAGCCCTCGGCATAAGCAGGCTCTTCCCCATTCAGGAGAACCGTTCCGGGCTTCCAAAAGCTGAAGAAATGCTGAGCCTTGCGACTGATCTCGTTGTAGCTCTTAGCCGGGATAATGATCTCGACGCCGTTCTCCTCGACCGTAAGACTCTGCTCAAGGATCGTCATTGATCCTGCGCCGTCCTCATCGCGGCCAATGCTGACCATCGTGCGAACGCCATCCTTGATGCCGACAAGCGTGAACTGCGAAGTGTAGGTAAGAGCCGACTTGCAGCCAAGTCCAAGGACACCGACCTGCTCGTTTGTCTCGCGCTTAGTTGAAGCGCCGTACTTGGAGTAGGTGTTGATGATGCCTGCCTCGTCCATGCCGACGCCGTAATCCTTCACCTTGAAGAACGGTGAAAGACTGGTCGGAGTGGTAACCTCAATCGGACGAGTCTGACCGGCCTCAACATGAGAGTCGAGTGCGTTGGTGCTGTACTCGCGGATGATCGCAAGCTCCTGGTCGGAGTAAAGGTCCGTGAGAACCGACATTAGATGAACGAGCGAGTTCTCATCGAACTTCATCCCGATCTTGTTGCCCTCAATGTTTCCTTGAACTTGAATATCGGAGCGGTCAGCGATCATGTAAGAGGTTTCCTTTCTAGTGGTTTAAGCTTGTAAGGATATTATATCACAGATTAGGCTATCAAACACTGTAAGTGTGATTTGACCGACGATAATTTTCGCCCTGACGAAGACGCTGGCGAGCACTAAGGTACTCTTCAATAACATCTTCGCCGGGATCAAGAGGGTTCATCGCAATCTGATTTGCGGCCCGAGTCATGGTTACAATGTCCTGCTTAAGTTGAGTCTCTTTTGTGGTCATAGCTATATTGTATCAGATTGCTAGCCAAATGTGGGAATTAAATGTAGGACGACCACGCTTTAGAATCCCGATCTATAAACCAACCAATGTCCTTTAGACGACACATATCCTCCATGGTGATTCTAGAATCTATGATAACCGGCTCACCGTATTCGTCTAGATCACATTCGTTTTCAACTACATCAGCCGTTACAGCATAAAGAATGTCATGCTCGGCTCCATTGATATATGCACCCAAACCCTTAGTCTCGTATTTGGCAAGAATCTGAAGGCCCTCAATCACATTTCCTATTTTCATTTATTCTACATTTTCCTTAAATATTGTTTGATTTGCGGCTTGTGTCTCTTGCTTAGGCGAAGGGAGTTATCGCTGATGAAATAGCCCAGGCTTCTACGGAAGGATTTGGCAGAATGTCGATAGACTTGGGTAATATCTGGATCGGCAATCCAGTGACCGAGAACCCAGATCGAAATCCAAAATCCCCTCTTGCCTCCTGTAAGAGACTTACGATAATTCCTGTTGTAAATCACTATTCCTCCTCGTACCCATCGAACCAACCGTCTTGTGGGTTGTGGGTATCTTCGCGTCTACAATGGGCTTGTGCCTCTTTGAGGGTAAGCCCAGTTAGTAGGGTTTGGTTGATGTCCTCCTGAAAGAAGAACCGAATAATCTTGTATGTCTTAGACGCCATTATCGAGAAAATCCTGATCGTCTATTCCGTCGCTATAACCATCTTCGTAGCCATTATCATAGGCGTCCAGGACTTCTACGACAGCGATCTGCCGTTCATGAGCACGCCCGCGCTCGTAGGAAGATTGATAAACCTCTTCAATCTTTGCCTCTGCCGTTTTCTTCATGTCAGCGTATACCTCTTCTAGTTTCGATCTTTTCAACCGGGACCCCCTGTTGATAAGACTTGATCATATCCTGCTCTAGTGAAACATGGAGGGTTCCATCGAAAGCGATCTCGATAAGCGTTAAAGCGCTCTCCACATATCTCAAAGCGTTTTCCTTCGAATACACGTCACATCGCATAAAACCAACTGCGGGCATGATTTTGCCGCGTACCTCCTTAAGCGTATCGATATAACGTTCACGCTCGATAACAACTTCAGCAAGCTGCTCAACAAGCGCCTGATACTGCGCCGGAGAGATTACGATGTCGCTAACTTCCATAGGTTCTGTCCTTTCAAAGTTTTCATTGTATTGTACCAGACTTATTGTTGATTAGATATTAAGCGGGTAGATGTCTACGGGAATGCCCTTCTTTGGAACAACTATCTCCTACGACGAACTGCTGGTCCCGGTGGTCTAAGCTCAGGTCTAAGTACAACCTCGCTAGGAAAGTGAAACGCAGACACCCCAAATGGTTCCATTGGTCCGTTGTTCTTGCAAGGACCGCTGTACAAAACGTTAATCATTTTGGTTGTCGGATCGGTTCCAAGGATCTCTCCGACTGAACCTCCAGGGATGGCCATTTGCTGGCCTGCTCCATGCTCCTCCGACCTTCCGAGGGCCGTTCCGACATCATCGTATCGAAGGGAAACTAGGTTCCCGTTGGCCCAAGGATCATTAGACACAACCTGAATTGTATCAGGTTCACCATATCCCCAACCGTTATATGAGGAGAAGGTTCCACCGGGATATTGGACTGGATTTAATGGACTTGGCTGTTTTAGTCCGGGAACGGAGATAGGATTGACAGGAGTATTCAAAGCAGGGTCCATAGGCCATGGGGGAAGGATCTCGTTTCCAGGAGGAAGCTGAGGCTGGCCCGGAACAGGAGCGGTTGCAGACGGCATTCCTTGAAGTTGTTCTATAGATGGTTGTCCGCCATCTGGTCCTGTTGGAGGAGGAGCAGAATCAAATCCTCCTGGTCCTACAGGAGCGGATTGTCCTGGCGGCTGATTAAACGGAGTCGGCTGAACAGGATTCTGTGGAGTCTGAGGATTGTACTCATCGTCTAATGGTGTTCCTTGGCTTTTCCACCACGTAGAAAGAAGATGTGAGCATGGGCGCTGCTCGAATTTCTTGAACTGGCGGGTCCTGCCTGTACTAAAGCTCCACCACGGACATTCGCAATTCATTTGTGTAGCCGCTTTTGAATTAGGATCGTCCCGTCCAATTTCGCATTGGTAACTTCCATGGTCCCCCTGGACCTGGGAGACAATGTTATTAGCGCCATTTCTGAGCATTTGAACTGCTCCGGATTGAAGGAGCCGCTTAGCCTTGGCCATCACGTCTGACCAAGTTCCAAGTCTAACTGAGGCCAAATGGAAATCGGGATTGATCTCCTCGTTCTCCAGCATATCGATTTTCTCTGACGGATCTCGATCCATCTCGTACTGAGAAAGTGTGTATCCATGACCGTTTAGTTGAGCACGGACTACACAATAGGCAAGATACTTATCCTCAATCGTTCCTCCGGTTGATAGGATATTGGCTATCCCTGGTTCTATTTCAAACCATTCTATATTGGTTGAGCCAATTTTTTGCTGGGCAGGAGGCAGCGATGATGGCTCGGAGGCAATAATCAAATCGACTAAATCACTAAACCAAGCTTCCTCTGACTGCGTTGATTCTACTGTAAAATCCATACATTCCTTAAGATGTAGAAAGCCCCCGCTTGATTAGAACGGGGGCTTAGCTATAAAGGAGAGTTTCCTGGTAGAGGATTCAAAGGCATCACCCCCTTTTACCACTCGTCTTCAATAAAGTTCTCGTGATCGTCAAGGAAGAACCGGGGATCGTCCTCTTCAGCGTTGTAGTCCTGATCCTCAACAAGAAAACGATCAACGTACTCGTCATCGTCGTCATCCGCCAGTTCCCAATCTGAAACATAGATATCAAGATCGATGCCATCCGCAGATCCAGAACCACCGGCAACATAATCATCTTCCAACGTCTGATCATACACTGACATTATTTAACGGTTCCTTTCCCATTGACCAAGAACAGCAACAACCCAGCAACAATGCTCTGCCAGAAGTAGTTAATCGTTGGAGCATGAAATACCGAATGAACCCCAAAGACATTCCACACAAGGTAAACAATGATGGCGCTGAGAAAAACACCCACGACAAAAAACACGATAATGAGCAGAATAATTACTCCAATCGAAAGTCCAGAGGTAGTAAATGAGCCACCAGGGAATTTGATTGTCTGCTTTGAATTTGGACCACTATACTTTGACATTTTGTTTCCTTTCGTAGAGGGCTGCCCATAAGCAAACCGCATAAATATTTGGACCGCTATGCACTACCCGTTCTTTGCCATACCAGTCGGCAAAGACAACCCAATGATTGTTGTACCGATTTGGGTACTGTACAATTCTCATTCAGTGAATTATATCACAGAATCGGCTTCATATCCTTAATGTGATTTACCATCCACTTATTGATTTTCTTCAACGCAGCAGACTCCGCAGACTCCGCAGCAGACCTCGCAGACCCCGCAGCAGACCCCGCAGCAGACCCCGCAGCAGACCTCGCAGCAGACTCCGCAGCAGACCACGCAGCAGACTCCGCAGACCCCGCAGCAGACCACGCAGCAGACTCCGCAGACTCCGCAGCAGACCTCGCAGCAGACCACGCAGCAGACTCCGCAGACCCCGCAGCAGACCCCGCAGACCTCGCAGCAGACCTCGCAGCAGACCACGCAGCAGACTCCGCAGACTCCGCAGCAGACCTCGCAGACCCCGCAGCAGACCCCGCAGCAGACCTCGCAGCAGACCTCGCAGACCCCGCAGACTCCGCAGCAGACCTCGCAGCAGCTTTATTTTCTTCGCTAGGATCTTCTAGGCAGATTTTGGCTGCTTCAATGGCCTTGCGAACTCGATCATCGCCGGGATACAGCTTTTCGTAATTCTCTAGCACCAATTCGGCAGAGAAAATTGAAAGAGTAATGCTATCCTTTTGCGTCCATTCGTATGCTTCAACGATTCGCATACTCGAAGAAGCCTCTTTATCGCCTTCTTCAACGATAGTTCCCTTGATCTCTACTTTTGCGAGAATTTCTCCCGAGACATAGTTCAACGCATCCAGAGGAAGCTTAGAACTATGAAGACCGTTTTGACAGGGAACGACTCCTCCATCTACGTGCTGCCATTCTCCGACTTTCCATTCCAAATCACCATGACTTGAAAGGATCTTTTCGTCCCTCAAATTCAGAAATTTATATCTAGTTTTAGTCATATGGAATATTATATCACAGAATGAATGCCGCATTCAATTTTGTCTGATCCAACCCATCTTCCTTCTCTGCCAGCCCCGGCAATAGTGCAAGGGGCGCAGCCAATTGAGTCATAGCCCTCGTTATGAAGAAGGTTGTATGGAAGACCGCGTTCGTTGATATACTCCCAGACCTGTTCTTCTGTCCAGTCAGCTAAAGGAGCAGCCTTCCATACATTTCGTTGGTCATCAAAATCGAGCTTAGGAGTATTGGTCCGTGTAGGAGCCTGTTCTCTCCTTAATCCAGTAATCCATCCATCAACGTTCTCAAGCGCGGTATCCAATGCCGCGATCTTGGAGTTGGAGCAACAATTGTCCTTAGTCCATTTTCCAAAAGCGGCGTAGTCCTCAATCACGATATCGTAATGATCTTCAATCTTCTCCCAAGTTCGATATGTCTCGGGAAAAAGCTCTCCCGTATCAATCGTAAAGATCTTGATTTCTGGCTCCAGTGACAAAGCCATGTCGATAAGAACAGAATCCTCTTTCTGAAATGAGCAGGCTAAAGCCAGCCGGGGATGATAAGTGAGTATCATATGGCTAAGGATTTCTTCTGCCGAATCAGCAATCAAGACGCGCCTCTATTTCGTCAATTAGTTCTAGATAGCTCTCGCAAACGGGAATGTAATATCGTTCTGCAACGATATCTACGTTTCCTTTGCGCCAGAATTTATCTGTGCAATAGATAATAACCTTGCCGCTGTTAGCAAACAACCCTAACTCTAGGAGGCTAATTGGAGACAATGTACCTTCGGCTAAATACAAAACGATCAAGTCGGCTGCACATAGCATATCAAGCTCCCAAGTAACCTGTTCATAGAATTCGGGATTATCTATCGATTGGACCCAACTAGAATCCCAATCATCTCTGCGAGGGTTAAGAATGGTTAATTTCTTAACCCAAGATAAATCTTCTGTGAGATTTGCTTGCCAGTCTACGGCCTTCCCCATATCAATACTCCCTGCAAGGAATAACCTGAATTTCCAATCGGGATGATCCGGTGCTTTAACTACTTTCATGTGCTACTCCTTATCTGTTGTTACACTTTTTGTTCGTCGTAATACGTATGCAAATCTTTCAACGGTCCTACATTGAATTGTAGACCAGGATGTTCTATTTGTACAGGCTCAGGGGAATGAGCAACTGTGATATGAGGTTTATAGCCACCTTCAAATCTAGATACAGGGAGTCCACGAGCCTCGGCTTCATTCATCAAGGCTTCTGTATGCTTAATTAGATCATCATTATGGACACGCACCACAATGGGATGAGGTTTTTCGTCTTCCATTGGAGAAAATGCATCTACGCTTTGAGTAGATACAGGATAAGTTAATCCGCTGCGTTCTTGTACCCAACGCTGATGATCGGGATTAGAAAACCCACTAGGACTATAAATCCCCGTAACATGATAACGCTCGGGAGGAGCAAGCTTAGTCCCCTCAGGCCATTGTTGATTCTGGGTCCATTCGTTGATCTGTTGTTTGGCTTCATCGGGAACCATGTAACTAGGAGCAAACCAATCCCCTGCCGATTTCTTAACGCTCGCAATATGAATTCCGGTTAGTTCTGAAATCTTCTCAAGCAATCCTCGTTTAGCTAGAAACTTGTACAACACATTCGATTCTGCAAAATCCCCTTTTCCTGCGGCCTGATCTCTTTGTCGTTTAGCATGGATCTGATGATAGAATTGAACGGCCTTGTCTGGTTCATATCGTATCAACCTTTCAAGTTTGTCTGCCATCTGCAAAGCCCATGTATAGAATCCATTTTCCTCTTGCTCTACATTATGAGCACGAGAATGCTCAGGTGGAACAAACCATTTATCTTCATCTAAACTATAGGCTGATCTTAGTCCCGGCTTGTATAAATCTTCTGGCTTGATATCATGGGCCACTACGAAATTCTGAAGCGGAAATGATGTTCCTGGAAGATTCTTGCCGTCAAGATTTCCGACCATAACACCAATCATCTCGGCGCGACTCCATTCGGGAAAACGCTTTGAATCTACAAATAATGAAACGTCTACATCAGAATCCTGTCCATATTGATATGTCGTAAGAGAACCCGTTAAATACAAGGTTAGCCATGTTTCAGAATCAGTATATCCAGCCTGTTTTAAGGTCTGATAAACCTCTCGAATAATCCAGTTACGATGCTGAAGCTTTAGTTTTGGCTCAGGGGATTCGGGATCATCGAAAACGAGCGGTGATAAACCGGCATGAATAGGATCTAGGATATTCGACCGTTTAGACTTGGCCATTGTGGTACTCCATCGCGCGCTGAAGCAGCGTATCTCTGTCGTTGAGAGTCGGGTCGTCCACAACGTCGTTGGTCAGATTTCTGAGCACGGCTCCCAGACCAGCACCCTGAGGAATGCCCAGATTGATTAGGTCATTTCCATTCACGGCGATAGCAGATTGTTGAGTAGGATCTTGAGCCGAACGAGATTGCTCGACAAGTCCTCGCATTTGATCAACGTCGCCATCCCAAGGATTCTTCTTTCCTCCGGCATCAGCTTCTCGAAGAGTTAGAAGATCGTCCGCATTATCCCCTACTTTGTTAAGGAACTTGCGTGCGCCCTTAGAAGAATTGAAGTGAGGGAACATGTGCATTGCAACGAGAGACTGAATTCTACGGATTCTAGATACAGGATAATGAAGGTTTCTCAGATTGTCTTCAACCATTTGGGAGCCAAGGATTTCGTGATCTGCCCCTTGGCCTTCGGCATTCTGGTAGTAATGATTGTATCCATCGGGTCCCGTCCAAGCCGAATTTGGCTTGCCGATATCATGGAGAAGAGCAGCCAGTCTAAGATCGGGATCAGAAGAATTCTGACTTACATGATCAAGAACGTTTAGAGAATGATCTCCAAGGGTCATTGAATGATGCTTGTTATTTTGGTCGAAGTCGAAGTTATGAGCTAGCTCAGGGAATAGATGATGAAGAACTCCAGTATCCTGAGCTAGACGAATAGCCCCGGCAGGATTAGGAGACTGGAATAGCTTATCCAGTTCTTTGTTGATTGCATCAGGCGATTCTCCTCCAAGTTTAGCGGAGTTGTCAATCATCTCTTGGCGAGTTCTTTCATCCGGAATGAGTCCATGACGAGATGAGGCCACAAGAGCACGAACAAGCCGAGTAGGGTCTTCCTCAAATGAAGACGGATGAGTTGTTCTGAGAGTAGAACGCTCAATGTCTTTTGCCCCACCAAATGGGTCGATAAGCTTTCCATTATCGAGATTGACGGCCATCGAGTTAACCGTAAAGTCTCTGCGCTCAAGGTCTTTTTCAACAGGAAGAGTATGATCGACGGTGATCTGTCCTTCTCCTCTGCGCCCGGATTCATACTTGTCTTGTCTCGGAAGAGCAATCTCTACTTCTGCTCCATGAGTCTTATAGCGATAGACGCCAAACTTCTTTCCGGTAAGATTAACCGAACCCTTAAGCTGGGATAGAGCGTGTTCAACCTCTTCTGGCGGAATGCCAGAAACCATAAGGTCGATATCCTTAGGCTCGCGCTGGAGAAGGGCATCTCTTACTGCACCACCAACGACGTAGACCTGTCCACCAGCAGCCTTAAGGGTACGATAAGCCGACCAAGCAGCCGGGTCCGTAGCTGTCATTGTACGAATGTACTGACCTACGCTTTGCGAGGTAGCAAGTTTTGTCGTATTTCCTGTTGGGTCTTTGAGTTCCACGCTTGTTACTTCCATCTGAGGATGGCTATAATACCAGAGTTGAATTAAATGTCGCACAGAATATGGCTGATCCGTCATATTCTGAACGGTTACCTTACCTCCGGGAGCGTAGTATCCTTCTACGATTCCCCCTGGGGTAAACTGGCCGATGATTTCAGATGTTTTAGTTCCTGGATGTCCAATTGTAATTGTATCATGCTGAACGTCGAAGATGAAAGGAATATCCGCTTCGATCATATCCTTAGGCATTTTCCCTGCCGCATGAACATACCTCTGCCCTTTGACATTGACGAATCCTAAGCGAGTCATTAACCTCGCTCCCTCTTCTGAACCAGCATGAGAATAAACGCCCGGATGATACTCAAGGATCTTCTTGCCCATTGCATATCCGAGTCCTCTACCAGGAACGGCATTGATCATTACGATTTCTGTTTGATCTCCATCTGGACGAACGCAAGCATATCCAAGAAGCTCCCCATTATCATAGCCCCCGTAAAAAACTAGACCGTCATCCCTATCAAATCCCCAAAGGGATGAATACAAGTCAAACCCCTCGACGTTGGTGGCCTCACGGAAGGATGCAAGCGGGACAGCAGTTGGCCGAGAATCATGTCGTCTAGCAGGAAGCGGATCTTCTAGGTTTCCCGGAACTGGGAAATGCCCATCTTCAATTGGATCGACGCCGGGATGATGGTTCTGTACATGAAGCATGTATTCCCCAAATGTATCTAGGGGAATGTGGCAAGAAGGACATTCAAAGTTTGTATCCGGCTCTGGATTTTCCTCTTCCTTAGGTTTCCAATCCGGGTCCCAGCGATCAAAAGTCTCAAGAGTTTCGTCCTTCTTGATCTTGTCGTTGAAGTCTGTTTCTGTGCCAGGATACTCGGCTAGTTTGTATCCGAAATCCTTTGCCCAATCTTCTAATCCTCCCAAAAAGGGTTCTTGCTCATACCCGCTGGAGGAAAGGTCATTAGCAGCATTGTAGCGTACCGTTGCATTAGTTCCTTCAATTTCAATAGTTCCTGCGAATCTTCTAAGTGGTCTTTCGGAAAGTACCAAACCCTTGTCCCACGCAAAATACATTGTTCTTTGAGGGCCGAATGAAGATTGGACATTGTTTCCGAATCCGTCAAACTTCCATCCCACCGACTTCCCGTAATCGGAAAAGATTCGGCTGAGTCCTCGGAGAGCCATATTGCTCTGGACGTTCCATTTAGCTCGTCCCCCAGTAACACTAATCGTTCCGGTAGCGATGGGTCCGTTATGATCTTCAGGGGTCCCAGATAGCGCTCGGAGTTGGTCGGTAGAGTGTATCGGAGAGACATGAAGTTGTCCCTGTCCGTAGAAAAATTGGAATTGCTTTGTGTCACTGTCATTTTCGTTTACCCATGGTTCATCGTGTAGATATTTGTTGTTCATATCCTCAATCGCTTGAGGAGTAGAACCGGGATATGCAGTTGGCCCCATGAGATCTGCCGTTTTACGACCGGCTAGGATATCATCTGCCCTTTTAGCAAACAGTTTAGCACGCGGAGTATCTGGCGTGTTAGTTTTTACTCGAAGATCTTTGAAGAGTTTATGAGAAGTTCTTTTGAATAGAACCGGCCCAGGATTCTTTCCGGAAGGATGAGCATCTCCAGTGAGATCCACCGCATGAGTCTTATCCGGAGAAACCCAAAAGTAATGACCATTCTTGATTCCGACATATCCTCCCCAATGCTTAGTTAACCATTTTGAAACTACGTAGCAATGACCATGACTTAGATTCGGATGGCCAGCGAACTTCTCGTGGCGCGTATCGTCCCCGAAAGCTTGCTCGGCAGCATTTCGATAAGTAAGAAGTTTGTCTTGGCTTAAGCTAGTAGGATCAAAATCTGACATTCCATATATTAAGTATCTAGAAAGGCATATCGGGATGGGTTGCGCCGAATCCAGCCGACTCCGGAACTCCCTCGGTTACCCCAACAGGAGAAGGATTTGTGGGGTCCATGTACGGGTTGTGGAATGGTACTTCGGCCACCAAATGTTCGGCATTGACGGATCGGAAAGTCTTTACTCCATCAGGCATTTCCTTGACGTAGATATCAGCGAAATTAGTGCGAAAATTCAACAGAACCAACAAACCCAAGACACCCTTGACTCCCAACTTAGCCGCGTGCTCATCCTTAGCGCTCTTTGTTGTAATATCTCCAGGAATCCAACGGTGGTTCTTTGTATCCATCGACAGAGTTTTAACTTCAATTCCCCAATCGGTAGTTGCCCCATCGAGAGGAGAGTTGCTTCCAATCCCTCCTGGATGCCACCAAACAATTTTTCCATAGCCAGGAATCTCCCCAAGATTTCGAACAAGGTTCTCTCCAATCTCACCAATCTCTCCTACGGAGAGTCCAGAAATTGATGTTCCTCCACTTTGGTAATTTCCTGGTTCACGACTTTGTTCCCAATTGTGGGCTGCGACTTCCTCAGGGACGCCTAATGCAGGAAGCTCGTGAAGCAGGTTGTACGAGTGATAGCATACTGGACAAGTGTAGTAGCCGTCTGCTGATTCGGCTACCTTTGTTTGAGCCTCGGGACTAATCCAAAAGGGACAAGGAACTCCCGATGACCTATAGGATTGGGTATAGCAATGGACATATCCCTCCTTTTCAATAAGGGCCTCCGTCGTTGGGTCGGTTGCTTTAATCCCGTCTTGTAACGTCAGAATCATTGGTTACCTTATAGTTTGGCATAACGTCGCCGTCGCAGAATGGGCAGAAGCTAATAACGTGGCGATAGCGAATTGTACGAAGAGGAAGGGCAACCAATTTCATTGGCCACATATCTCTTCTTTCCCATCTACCCTTGCAATTTGGACAAACTTCTCCGGCCTTAGGAAATGGGTTAATCTTTGTCGGCATCTAAGATTTCTCTTGTAAGAGTGTCAAAGTTGTGGGCATTCAGATAAGAAACCTGACAATTCAGAACGTATTCTAATTTGGGGTCCTTGGCAAGCCGGATGATAGTAGGGGCAACAACTCCCTCTTGTTCTTGAAGGGCTATGATAAGGATGGCATCGTTATCCGCCACTACCTCGAAGGCCCGCCGAACCTTTGCGGCGTGATCATTATCTGGTTCCTCAATCTCTTCCCCAACCTCTTCGGTCTTCCCAGAAAATAGCTGAGAGATACTGGAGGCAAATGTATTTGCCGCCTCTTGAATGAGTTCTTCTTTAGTCTTTTCCATGCTCTTCTCCACTATATCGAAATGTGATTCGTAAGTCCAACAATCTTCTAAGCCGTTAAAGGCCCAGTGGTTCTTGTCCCACTCCATAAACACCTGGGGATAACCAAATTTGTCATCGCGTCGTCTACGACGAACCCATCCTTGATTTCCAGAACAAGCGAGTCCGCCATAAAGTGATCCATCAACCGTGTCCTTAAGTTTAACCTTTGAGTTAACCGGGATCTGAAATTCGATTTGGTCCATTTAATCCTCTTTCGGCTAGGAGTCGTGTAATATTTGAACGTGCTTGATCTTCATATATTTCGTAAGCGACATCCGTTTTAAATATGCGATCCAAGTTCAAAAATCCCTGGAGGATTCGGTTACTGCCTTCGATAAAGTCGTTTTCGGAAACATTTCGATATTCTCGCCGGATATCAGCGTTATTCTTCTGAAACTGCTCCCACGGCACACCGAGTCTAAGGAGATCGGCATCAAGGAAATACGACAAATCATTTGTTTCTGCGTCAAGAAGAATTACATCTGGTTCAGGCTCGTGATCAATTGTTGCACGAATATACGTGGCAACCAACGAAGCTCTAAAACCACCTAAAATTGGTTGTAATTCATATCCAGCAAGGTGGGAGCTTAAAACTTCATTTACGCTATGAGGGGCACCAGGAACATAAATCGCATCATGATATATGGTAGCCCAAATTATAACCTCCGGATCACTTTGATCACCATAATACTCGCGTAAGAAATCGAGCATTTCGACTACGTGAGCTTGATTGTGATAGTGTCTCCATGGCTCATTGTATCGTAGAACCATTGCTCTTGTTAGGATCTCTTCGAGCACCATTAGAAATCGAACTCCGGAATATCGTCATCCCCAAGGAGGACATCCCTTAAATCTGCCGGGATATTCTTCTGTTTCTTGCTGTGCTCGTCCATGATCTTAGCAAAGCGGGCATCCATATCCCTAATGAATTCGGGATCGAAATCATCTTCCCATGCTCGTGCAGTATTCATTGAACCTCCTTGATGTAAGTAACGCTGTCATAAGTCTCGTTTGGAAGATCGACCAGCATCTTCTCGTACTTCTTAATCATTGTGGCCATTGCGTCATCTGGGACAGGGACTTCTCTCGCAGCATTGCGGAGAACGGCCTGCTCAGGATTAGCAAATACTATAGCATGAATCTCGACTTTGTGATCCTTGGCCACTTCCCAAAGTCGTTCTCTAGCTCCCTGGGATAGAGCGGTTGAGTCCGCTACGGCAATAGCGTAGCCACAACAAAAACGAGAACAAATTCGTAAATGAAAAATCTCAAAGACCTTATCGTTGAAATCCTGGTTATATGGATCTCCGTGAAGTTCTTTGCGGATCTCATCGGATGCCACTACAGCGGTTGGAAACCAACGCTCGGCAAACGTACTTTTGCCGCAACCCGGAATGCCAACCAGCATGATAAGTTTTGGTGTTGGTGCCATTGTTAAAGTATAGCAGATTTACGCGCGAGAGACAGAAAACTACTTCAAATAAGCATAAACCGAATCTCGAAGCTCAAGGATATCGCTATCTGCTTCGCCAAAATTTGGATCGTCCAGCATATGATACCACTCTTCTAGGTCGGCTTTAGCTACCGAGATCGTATTTGTATTATCAACCGGCTCTTTGGCCAATTTCAACTCTTGAGAAATCTTCTCTAACCGCTCTGCCGTCCTTCGGGGATCAGGGCTGAAGAAACTGTTTTCCGGAAACGACATTATGACTCCAACGGAAGATGAGGAGATTCGGGCAATAGTCCTTTACGGACCAGCCATGCTGACAATCCGCTCCACGTTGGACTGAGAAAAATATCCTCAAGGTCTGTTAAGGCCCGATTATATTCATACATCAAGCTAAGACCCCAACGATGGTCACCCTTCCAAGAAGGATCATGTACAAACTCAACTAGAGTTCGAGGACGGTCATCAATGATATACTGGCACTCCTTTAGGAAAGGAATCTTCGATTCCATTTGACAATGGACTTCTACGCCAGCATGGATTGGAAATCCGCTATTCTCTAACCATTCCCGAGTTGCTGCTGCGGCATCGGGACTACGATTTGAAAGATATTTCAAACCAAAGCCTTCAGAATGAAGAGCCTGGAGAGTTTCTACTGCCCCAGGAAACGGCTTCTGTCGAAGGATGACTTCGGGCTGGTGACACATCTGAATAACGTCCATCCAGATATCAATTCCACATACGTCGGCAGGAGAACGCCATTCTACCCAAGATGTATACGCGCCTCGGAGATAGTCCCTATCGCCAGTCTCGTCCGCAAGTTTGAGAAACGCTTCTCTTGCAGCCGTTTCGAACGAGTAGAGAATCGAATCGATGTCGATAGCAAACTGCGGCTTCTGATCCCTCACAGCGTACAAATGCGGTTGACGAATCTTATGAGAGGAGTTTGTTAAGATGGACTCGAAGGGATTCTTTGAGATCGGCAATGCTTCCATCGTTAATGATTGTGACATCTATTAATTCCTCTGGCAATCGTTTTTCTGATGCGTGAGCATCCTCTTTTAGTGTAGCAGACGGTCTTTGGATTTCCCAAACTTTTCCTCCGGCGAATCTTACTGCCTCCGCTTCATTTTGGAAGCGGCAATCAGTAATGACAAGGATCGGGTTAAATCCGTCTTGAACCAATTCGGCCAAGTCCTTACGACCATAGTAGTGGTCATCAAAAGAAGGGATTACAGCATTGATCCAGAAGTCCTGATCGAAGACATCTCGATGGGCCTCTGTCCCATAGAACTGGAGATACTCTCGACCCGTAATTATATGAGAAGGACCATCATCATTCTCGTAATAAACGGCAATTTTGCCATGCTCTTTTAGCTGATTTGCAATAGCTACGGCTTCGGCTATGGAATCTGAATCATCAAGTCCCAAAGCAGCTACAGCACTCTTCTTCAAACGATCAGCAAATGCATCTCTAACGGCCACAAGCATTCCAGGATCTTCTTCACAAAGCTCTTTGATCAAAGCGTATGAGGTATCTTTACCGCTTTCGAGTTTTCCGTTCAATCCGATGATCACGTTGTCTTCCTAAGAAGGTTGGTGTGTTCGTCCATATAAAATGGATAATAAGGTGGATCGAATCCGTCAATTGGCTCAGTCATAAATCCTAATGCCGCGCGACGAGTAGGGAACATCTTAGCTCGTTGGGCTTCAACAACATTAGCTTTCTTTAAACCAATGGCATTCCATTCCGGATCACTAGAGTCGTTGAATCCAAATGTAATACCTTCAGGATCATCCCGATAATCCCATACTCCCGAAATATATTGTGTGCCAGGAGGATTTAGTTCTCGGACAACAGCCTCTAAATGTTCACGAGGAACATTTGGTAATTTCTCTTGAAGTTCATCGGCTCTTTTCTTGTAGTCTTTCTCTAGTTCTTCGTGGTGTTCGGGAGAATCGTCCTCGAAGTACTCTGTTACCTCAAGGGCAAGGCCACAAGGATGGAAAAATCTACGATTAACCTCTTGTAAATATCCATCATCACAAAATACCTTAGTGTCTAAATACTTAATTGCCATCATTTATCCCTTCAACTGGGACCATAAACCTTTTAACTATGTTGCCGCTCTTTGCAATTCTGGTTACTTCTTCGAATCCGCAATCCTGTCGAGCCGGATGCTTAGCTCCGCAATAGCGACACCACTTGACTGGGCCGATCTTACCAAAAGGTGTAAATGGGTGCATTAGTACCTCGCATCAATTCGAATATCTCGTTCTTCATTAAGAATCGGACTGATAGCCTCTTTCAATTCAAGGATCTTTCCAAGTTGAAATTCAAGAGCTTGGTCTTCCGTCCAGTCAGGCGGGATAGTATATCGCTGAGATAGAGACATACTATAGCCCGAACTTTCCTTGCCGTATTCTGCAAGAGCAATCTTGCCGTCGCCGGAATAGTGGCAATTCACTTCAATAATCTGTGGTTCTGTCATTTAATCTTCTTTCTTGAAACTACTCTCATCGCATACAGTATAACAAACGGATACAAAGGTTTCTGCCACCATTTGTCAATAACAGGGAAACATGATACCTTACAGGTTTGTCCGACACCAGGATGCCTATACTCGACTCGAAATCCGGCAGGCTTCCCTTTGCTAATTTTCCAACCCATTAGATCACTTTCCATAATCTTTTCGGATTTACGATATCTTCCTTCAAGCTTATCATAGATCCCTTCTCTGTTCTATCCGGAACCTTGACGGTCCAGAATATTGTGCTGCCCTTCTGAAACTCAGAAGGAGCCGTTACCTGTACTAACTTCACGGGCTTAAAACGTCTTTTATGTTAACCCCTACATGAGTAACAACTACTTCTACATCCGGCGGAACAACCTTCCTAAATTCATCTCTTGTTTCCACTAATTGTTCTGGGCCTGGAATCCAAGGTTCCAATCCATCGCCCATCTCCATCCCTAACTGTATATGAACAATAGATCCACGACTAAGATTAGCCACGTTAATCGTCTTAACTAGCTTGTTCTTTCTCTTGAACATTACGTTGTGGCCACTCCTATGAGCAGCTTGTTATCGAGAGCAACTTGAAGAACCGAATCTTCAAGTTCCTTCCTTACTTTGGATGGAATCGTTTGGCCCTGCGGGTCGTAGACACTAATGCAAATGGCATTAATGTGATACTTGTATGTCTGTCCCGGACGGCGCTTTCTTGTCTTTTTGTTATCTGTCATTTTCCTCAAATCCGTTTGTAAAGTCAGCAAAATACTTCTTTCCATACTCTAATAGACTGGCATTAAGATCCTTTAGGCTACCACCCATTAAGTCCTCGTCCAACATAGCCGTTCCTAATTCAAGGGTAAGTGTGAGAGTACCGGGAGTAACAAAATAATAGACTATTTCGGTCTTTGGTTGACTCAAGAAAAACGATTTAACGCCAATCCAAGACCCTTTCTGTTTGCCATCAACAATAGCCTTTGGATAAGGATCAACCGGATCTTGTAAAGGAAATCCTGTCATTAAATCTCCAATCTATCCCGAAGATCTTCAAGATTTTGAATGATCTCAAATAATCCATTATTGTGATTACGAATACGACTGGTCAATCCACTCGTTAATGGACTAGGAACATTATTCGAATCGTCGTCAATCATGGCTTTACCGGGACCTAAAATGGGTTCCAAGCGATGCCTTAGCTCATCAACGACATCCTTCAAACTACCAATTCGGCTGTCTACCCCAAGCAGTTGCGTTTCTACCGGCGAGGAGATTTTAGTCTTCTCTTGTCCATATCCGCTAGTGCTCGATATATCATTGTCATACATTCTTTACTCACTTCCTATTGGTAGATTTCATCTCTCCAAAGGAGAGCGCCGTCGATGTACGTTGCCAAATCTATACGGAAGAATTTCCCGTGTGTTGAAACCGTAGCCCAACCATTTTGCCAGTCGGGGGCGGTTGTATAGTTAGGCCACTTTCGCCCCTTCTGGGTAGACTGATTAATCCTGCACATGCAACCCGCTTCTACTCCTGTAAGCGTAGATGGATCTCCGTTGATATCGTGCTTTGTGTGATACACAATTGACTGACGATGACTGTGGCCGATGATGCATGAGTAGCCAAGATGATTTAGGGTCGATAGTGCCGAAGCACCAGATCCGGCCCTAGCAATCCATCCATGTCGTACTGCCAAATTAGGAGTAATGTTGATTTGGCCTAAAGCATATGGTCCCTCCGGATCAATATATTTGATTCCAAGTTCATCAAATCGAAGAAGATAAGGAAGGGTTAAAACCTTCTCGTCCTGAACTTCCTCTGTATCGGCACGCTTGATGTCATAAAGCTGAGGGCTTCTATCAATAAGGATATCCCTCAATCGCTGATCGTGGTTCCCGTCAAAGAACTCGATATCGGCATTCAAGGCTGCCTGACGATAATCTCGAATGATGTCGTAACCGCTCTGAATACACTCGTTTACCAACGCTGTATTCTCGGGATCTAGTCTATGGCGAGAGATGTTTGGAAAGTCAACTAGGTCACCAAGACAGATAATCCGGTCTGGTTGATTCTCTTCAAGCCAGCTACAGAATAGATCGTGAAGTCTTTCATCGTGGTAAGGTGCCTGTTGATCTCCCACGACGACAATCAGTTGATCCCCATATGTAGGAGTCGCACGAGGAGGGGCTACCCAGCCATCACTTCGAGCCGGAAGAATCTGTAGTTCAGATTGCTTACGCTTTAGCTGAAGCTTGGCTTGATGATAGGTTACTATTGATCCACCAGATTGAGGCCCATCCCATTCGTTTAGGGTTGCGCCTTGAAGAACCCATTCTTCGGGATCAAGTCCTCTTTCTCGAAGCATTGCTTCGGGATCATCCAAATGCGGATAAGGATTCTCGTAAGCAGTAAGAGTCTGATGGCCAATTACTTCGGCCTCGTCGCCCTTGATTAGAAGTCCACCCTTTTCCTGAGTCGGGATACCCAATCCGTGACGCTTACGAAAACGCTTGATTGATGACTCGGTTGTATCCTTACCATATACCGTATGCAAACTACGAACTATAGTGGTAGTAAATTCACCTAAATTAACAAGACCTATAATGTAACTTTTATATGGTTCTTCGTCCAGCCAACTACTCTGCTTGTTCTTCTTTGGACTCATCAGTGTCTTCTAACTCCTCGTCAATTATTTCGGCTAACGGATCAACAATCGAATACTTCTTCTCGGTTTCAAAGGATACTTTACGCTTCTTTGGAACTTCCAGAATACTCTGTTCGGCAGTTACGGTCCTTCCATGAAACTTCCATTTATTACTGCCTTCTCGGAGTTCCTGGTTATCCTTTAATTCAAGCTCTTCATCAACTATAGCAGACTCGTCATTAGTGTCAACTTCGGCTTCCTCATCTGCAAGCATCAATTTAGCTAGTCTAGCACGTTCCTTATAAACCGCAATGATCGTTTCCAAGGTTGGAGCGCTAGAAGTAACGGATGAACCATAGTCCAATCCCGGACGACGTTCGTTAGAAACTTCAGGAACATTTCCTGCCGGTCCCCCTTCAATCGGACTCGTCGGAGGAGCACCGCCACCAGGAGGAGCCGTTCCCGGACCAGAGCCAAGATCCGGTGGAGGATCAGGCATCACTATTGGGGAACCAGGGGGACCACCAGGACCAGGATCTCCTGCGCCAGCACCACCAGGAGGAGCGGCTGCACCAGCCCCCTGAATAAGAACGGATTCTACCTCGGCCTTTAGGTCTGCCGGAACAGGAAGACCCTGAACCGTAAGAGCGATGTATGTGTCCATCTTTGCTCGCTGCTGAGAAATGGTCTTCTTCTCAAGTTCTCGGTTGTAGTCGTCTGTGACATCTGTAATATCCCATTCAATTCCGACCATAAGCTTGCTATCCGGAATCGGCACTCCAATTTGGCGAAGCTCCATTAGGAACTGACGTTCGGTGGCCTCATCTCTAAGATCAAAGGTGGAAAAGTTTAGCTGAGGACACGTATACTTAGGAACTTCTTTAAGGGTCTTGTTTCCCTCGTCATCGTAGGTCACGATAGTCTCATAAAGAGGAATTCTAGTCTGTCCTTTTCTCTCAAAATCTTGGTGTCCTTGGGCCTCTGCGACAACTAAGGCTCGCTCCATATAGTGCTTCTTGAGTTGCTTCTGGAAGGTTCGAAGAACCTGATTCATGAATTCTGCCTGAAGAGCCGAACTAGCATAAGGCTGAGAGTTTGATCCTCCGGAAAGCAACGAAGGGTTGATTCCGAAAACCTGGAATAGACGACGTTCAATACGATCAAAGTCATCACCCAATCGAGGCATTTGTTCTCGTCCGAAAACGGACGACATTTCAAGTCCGAAGTGGTGGACCATAACTCGGAAGTCAGATGCCATGGCGATATCAATATCGTCACGGACGGATTCAAGTTGTTCTGGACCGGGAACCCAAGGGGGAAGTCCGTCGCCCATGTCCATGATTCCTAGCTTGGCAAGAATGAACGGCGAGTAAAGTCGTTCTGCAATAGCATCCTGAGAAGCCAAAAGCTTCTCTTCGTGAAGGAGAGTACGAAGGCCACGGAGAAGAATCGGCGTTCCGTGGTCATCCCAGTCGTTAAGCTTGTTTGCTACCTGTCGAAGCATGACCGGCGAAATCGGAATATGCTCTCCCTTTTGAAGATAAGGAATAAGCTCTGAATAGTTCTCGTTTAGCATGTACCACTCACGAGCAGGCGACTTAGTTTGAACAATTCTACGGAGATAATCTGGCGGAACGATCTTTAGCTGCTGAGTATCGAGAAGAGGGAAGTTGTCAATGACGATATCTTCCGGATTGATCAATTCCTCATGTGTCCAGACACCAAGGTCTTCATCAAACTGACCAAGAGGAAATGCCTCTCCAACCGTCCATACTTCTCGACCCATCGAAACAAAGAAGTCATCGTATTCAAGATTGCCCAAGAAGATGTCTTCGTAAATTGCCTTTAGCGCAGGGTCCTTATGTTCCAATTCCATACCAATTAGAGGGAATCTAGTAAAGATGTCGATAAGGCTCGGGACCAAATAATGAGTCGCGTAATAGAGTCTTAACCACTTGTGAAGCTTATGTCGATGTCCTTCGTCGGCAATGTTCCACGGAAGTCCTGAAAGATCCCAGTATTCAAGGGGATCATAGAAACGAGGGATAGCGTTATAAACATCGCCTCCCATTGCTCCTCCACCACCGGCTCCAATAGAGCCGTACTTTCCTGCCAACGAAGGATAGTTCTTGTCGTGAATGGCTGAACGGCGAGCCTGGAAACTAGAAGCCTGTCGATTAAACCCGCCTCCCCGTTTGCTAGCCATAGCGTTAGAAAGAGCCTTGTTCTCTCCCATGATGCGCTGAACCTCGGGGGTATCATAATTGGCCTGAGTAATCGGTCGGCCAATTCGGACTTCCAATCCACGCAAATCTCTTTCAGCGGTTTTGTTGATCTGGTAGTTGGTATTAATCGTATCCCCGTAGGCTTCTATAGCCCGTTGAGGATGCTTTGGAAGGATTAACCCATTATCACGGAGTCTCTGTAACTCCGCTCCCATTTTGTCTTGATCTGACATCTACTCTTTTACCTTACAGTTTCGCCCCATTTCGGAGCACTTGACTAATCTGAAGCTTTATTTGTTACTGGGTCTGCTTGGTCGCCTTTAGGCCAAGTCTTGGTCTTTGGTCCCTTTGATTCTCCACCTGGAGCAAAGCCGCCATCATCTAATCCGGTTCCAGAAGGCAACTCTTCCTTCTTGATATCGCCAATTTCCTTTAGCTCGTCATCATTCTTAGGAATGATCGGCTCAAGGATATCCTTGATGATTCCGTCTGACTTGATTGGATCAAGATTCTCTGGAGTCCACTTACGCTTGTCAATCTTTGGTTCTGGTCCGCCTAGACCAGTCGTTTCCGTTGCTACTCTGCTTTCTAGAGCATCAAGGGCAGATGGTCCCCAATCAGAAACTTTTCCTTTGCCGTGGCAACGAGAACACTTAGGGTTGTCGCCTCCACACAATGGGCAAGTTACCTGCTTAGGAGAATCATCCTTATCGGATGCTGGGTTATACTCTTTTGGGGATGCCGTTCGGCTATCCGGGGTTTTAACCCCTGACTCCGCAATGGTCCGAACATCTTTAGGAGTCCAAGCTGCCGTTAATCCGCCACCGCCATAAAGCATTCCCTGAAGATCAGCTAGACTCTTCTGAATCTGTTGCGCATGAGGATGTCCGCCTCCGCTGGCCATAGCTGCCTGCTGAAGAGTCATAATCGCGTTTTGAACACCTTCTGGGTTCTGTACCGGGGTTGCAGGAGCGTTTGTAGGAACTCCACCCATAGCATTTGGATCGACCGCATTCGGATCTAGAGAAGCCGGATCTGTAGGACCATTTGCAAACTCAACTCCGTTATCTGCTGTACGCACACTAGCAGCCATCGCCATAGGCTCTCCTGCGCCCTCAGAGCCTCCAGAAAAGCCTTCTGAACCGGAATCAGAGGTTTCTGCGCCCGGACTTGGGAAATCAATTACGTTGTCTACAGGAGCTTCGGTCTGATCGCTAATTTGTTCGGTGTTCTGATCTGGCACATCAAGAGTAATCGGCTCGTCAATAACCTGATTCTTCTTGTCTTCTCGTGCCTTAGCTCGGTCGTCCCAATAAGACTGGGTTACCATTTCCTTCTTGAAGTTACACTTGCCTTCAAAGCTTCCCTTACAATGCTGATCTGTCCAAGCATGAGAAGCCATAGCGTTAAAGCCTGCTGAAGGATCTCCTGAAGCCAACGAAATATCGGTAACCTCGGAATGATAAGGACACATCTTAACGCGAGCTTCATGAATGCTTGCTGTACGAACATCTACATTTTGTCGCGCTTCATACGGACGATAATGATCTCGAAGAGTCTGAGCGATATTTGCTGGAGACTTGTGACCAACCTCGTCACAAGCAACAAGGACAACCCCATTGAAGTCATCTTCAACAAGGGCAAAACGAGCATCGAATTCCGCTGCCGTCTTTGCCTGCTTAAAGTAGTTTCCGTACATAGCATCTGTACGAGCCTCAGCAACGACTAAAGCTTGGCGGGAAGCCAATCGGGGATTTTCATCTTCTGCGGCTAAAACTTCAAAAAGTCCGGTCATATTGATCCTTACAAGAAGAGAGAAGCGTCCGGAGCATCCTTAAAGGATTGTTCCTGAACAGCCGCTTCCTTATGAATTGAAGACTGTCTATCCGCAAGCTCTGCGCGGCGAGCTAATTCGACTTTGGCTACGAAGGCATCTCGATAGTCATCTACCTTATCGCCGCTAAATCCTGCGGTCTTAGAATGAATGTGGGAATAAGCCATTTCTCGTGTAACTCCGGCATCAGCCAAAGCTCCAAGGTCAAGCGTTGAAGCAAAGATTCCTGGCTCCTCTGAAAGGATCTTGTCAAAGTCCTGTCCTTCAGATTCGGCAATCATTTCTGACGAAACAACATCAAGCCAGTCGTTGCCCTTTCCTCGTCCAAGATCAGCTTGTTCGGCTACACCATAATCGAACTTAGCTGGAGCAGCAAAGGCTTCTGCATCGGAGCTATCAAGGTGCTCGATAGCCTCCTTGATTTCAAGCTGCTCGTTCTGAGCTTCTAGGGCAAACTTGTGAAGAGTGGTTTCATCAGCATATGATGAACCCTGAACGATAAGATCTCCAATTTCTGTCTGAAGGTCATTAAGCTTAGCGATACGAGTTGCAAGAGATCGCTTGTCGTGAGGGTATGTCTCATCAAGGTCTTGACGAATTCGAACAATCGGGCTAGTTGGAACCGAAGCAAGCTTCTCATTGTGATAAACAAGGTCGTCATCTGATCCGTGAGTCTCAAACTTAGAGATGCGCCCGTTTTCAAGTCTGATGGTGATTTCATTTCCCCAAACGCTAGGGATACGACTAAGAATCTCTCCCTTTAGTCCGTTAGGGGTGATAATGTGAGTAGCGGTCTTCTTGGCCTCATCGCGGGCCTTTTGCTTGCGTTCCTTCTCGACGGTATCGAGATAGTCAACCGCATCCTTTTCCACTTCTTTGAAATCGTCACCGGAAGCGATTCTACGGCCTTCAAAAACGGCGATAGTGGTGCTTCCTTCAAAAACGTATGTTGGAATATATTCGGACATCGCTAATTATTATCTAGATACAATGAGAATACAGGTATGAAACTTATCTCCATCCTGCTCTTCTTCCTCTTTGTCCTCGGGATCGACCTATAGCTGATCCCTGACGCAAAGCTCGATTGGCTTCCGTTTGTTCTCTGGAATGATAGAATTCGTGGATATTGACTGGGCCAACCCCTCCAACCGGAGGAGCATCAGAACCTCCAATTGGATATCCTCCTGCGGCCCCTCCTACAAGGGCACTATTAGCAAGACGATCTTGCATTCGGTTAACCATAAGGTTTCCGATGAGCGAGTAAACGCATTCAGCCACGCAATCGGCCCTATCCTTTAACTGCACAGGACCAATAGTTTGCTTGTCTACGCGAGGGAACTTTCCTCCCGTGTTCTGTTGCTGGAGGAACTTGAGTTCTTGATCGACACCAAACGGCTTCTGATCTTTGGAGTCATAAGGCGCATGAACCAACCCTTGATAAAGGGCCGTCTTAAAGACTTCCCAACGCTTCCAGTTTAACTCGTTCGTGGCGACCTTTTCGTACACCCTTGTAGGGATATTTCTATCTCGTAATCGTTCTGAAAGATCATAGATCGGATCGACGCTTTGGTGTTGGTCCATTGTGATTTCGAATGGACGGAAAATGTCTGCAAATTCTTCAAGCTCTCGAAGAATGGTTGGCCAACGAATAACCTGTCCAGGGAAGTTTTTCGGGTCCCAAGACTTAATCAAGTCAAACACGCAATGCTCCTCTAGAACGCCATCAAACCTCGGAAGCATTTCGAGATGGGCCATAGCAAAACCGAATCCAGCCGTTGTTGAAGAGGGGTCTACATGGATCTTGTATCGGAATGTGTTAAGGGCAGATTGACCACCGATATCCGAATGATAAAGCTTTCGCTTAAGCATCGGCATTCCCTGTACATTGACTTCCCAGTGAGTAGGAATGCCCTCGAACATCTGGTCCACCATTCGGGGAAGCAAGAATGCCTCTGTTACTTCGGCAAATTTTCCTCTACGTTCAACTTTGTAGGTTTCAGGATTGTCTGCTTCCTTAGCTCGCGCCTGAATGATTCTTCGCTTGTCTTCTTCGCTATAAAGTGGCTCTCCATTCGCATCGACCCCATCTGGGTCCCAATCAGGAGAAGCGGTAATGACAAAATTGAATTTGTGCTTTGGCTGCCACTTGCTTTTATACCTTCGGTAGTTTTCAAATAGTGCCCAAGACGGATACTGAAAGGCCATAAGTCGAGGGTCGCCGTTGGCTCCTTCGCTACTTTCTCCCTCACCAAAATCTTTTGCGAAGTCAACGGGGCGATCTCGATCAAAAGACCTCATCGACTTCTCATAACGTTCATAAAACATTCCCACTTTAGTATATGGAGAACTGTTACAGAAAATCATTCCGTCGTTCCCGAATTGGTCGAGGGATGGGTCGAGGGCAGTATATACCTCGGAGGCACTAGCTTTGCTAAGACCAGGAATCATGTGGGCCATCTCGTCAATAACACCGATCATTGTCGCTGATCCTCGAAGAGTACCGGCGTTAGCTGCTAAAGCATTTCCTCTGATTCGGGCAATAGCCCTAGAGATCTTAGCCTGTCTCTCAGAAATTTGGCTAATTTGACGAAGATCGGCCTCGGTCGATAGGCGAATCTCGGTTTCCAAAGTAGGGAACTTTCGGAATCGTTCCATAGCCTTACAAGATTCAACTATGGATACAAGGTCGGCATATTGGAACTGTTTTGCCTGAGATTCAGAACCCGCGACGCAAGAAAAGTAGATTTCCTTTTTCTTATCAATTCCGTAATGTTCTCCGGGATCGCCTAACTGAAGGGTTTCCAGCATAATTTTCCCCATGGCGGCGGCGGTCATCCATCCCTTTGATGAACGTCTACCCCCAATAAGGGTTACTTCCCGAAAGTGTTTGTAACTGTTTTCTCGAAGAAATTCGATCCTCTCTCGAATATCCGGAGAGATTTGGATCTCTGTCCCGTTGCGTCCTCCTCGAATCCAGTAATCAACCGTATCCTCTTCTTCGCCGGTTAGTTCCTCTAAGAAGATTAGCTTCAAAAAAGTAGTCTGTGCGGGATAAGCGGCTTTCCCACAGTACTCATCTGACTCAATAAATTGCTGGATTCCTACGGGTCGAACAACTAAGCTACTCTCGATAGTGTCGAGAAGATTAACCATTAGCTCGTTTCTTAGCCTTTGTCGTTCGGTTAGGATCTTCCTTCTGTCCTAAGAAGGCTTCTCCTCGCTCCTGAGCCTTTCTAACTTCGTAACCCTTGCGGTCGTGATCGTGGCCATATTTGGATACCGAATGGCTTCCAAGTGCGCCCTCAAAGGAAACTACAATCGGCTTACCCTCAAGAAGAGGGGTAACATCAACACTGACCAAGAGATCGCATTTTTCCATCATCGTGGTCTTGATCTCGTCTTCAAACTGATCAACCAGTTTCATGGCCGCATCAACATCAAATTTGGGATCTCCTTGAAATCTTCCGAGAAATTTCTGTCGCCACTTGTTGGTAATCGGGAGCATTGTTCGCCATGCCTTAGCGATTTCTTCATCGGTAAGGTCAAGGGTAAGGGCATTCGAGAAGTCTACTGCCGACTTAACAATTCCTTGATTGACATCAAGCTCTGGAGAGGTTACGGCAAAATCTGAATCAGTCATACTATCCTTTGGTTATACTTGTCTACCCCTTACAACGCAGAATGGCCCTAACAAGTAGGGCCATTCGTTGTTATAGACTGAGGTTTATGGACGTGCTGCAAACAATGCTGGAGCAACAAACGATGCTGCTACCGAGTTGTTTACGAGGTATACTGCCAACGGAGTAATGTTGGTAAAGGTTCCCGTTACCGTTGCCGAAGCAGTCGCGTTACCAGAAAGGGTTACCGTCCCGGCTCCTGCCGCAGTAGATGGAGTAATCGCCGTTACATATAGATATGAGCCTGATGTTGGGGCAAGTCCTGTTCCGTTAACTACCGCGCCAATCTGAATTCCGGCTGTATTAGCTACAGAAAGAACGTTAGATGAGCTTGTCGTAGTTACTGGAGTCTGAGTAATTCGACCAGAGTTAGCTGGGTTAATTGTCGGAAGAACAGCCGTTCCTACAGTTGTGGTTACCGGACCCGTTAGGTTGATAATCAAACCAGTTGGAAGAGCAGCAATAACGTCAAATCGCTCTGATCCTGATGCTGGCTTAGTAGCCAAAACATTAGTTGTGGTCAAACAAGTCTGATAAAGACCTGTGCTTCTCTGCTTTAGTTCTCCACCAGACGGGGTTAGCGTCAAGGTAGAAAGAGATAGGGTCGGTAGTGAGTTGAAAACCAAATCGTAATTGCTATTTGAAATTCCACCTACAACATAGTATGCACCAATGGCTGATGAAGAAGATAGTTCCTTACGAAAGTTTCTGTTTGTCTCGTTCAAAAGTACAGTATTGTTAACCGTGTTAGGAACCGTGTTTGCCACTCCTAGTTGATTGACAGCCGGGTTAACTGTGCTAACTGTAGTACCCCAACCAGCCGTCTGAACTGCCAAGCCGTCTGCATAAATCGTTCCACCAGAAACGTTAACCAAGAAGGTTTCTGCTCCAGTAGCCGTTCCTCGGTAAATGTTATAACCATTGACTGGCTCAACATAGTTGCCGTCCTGATCAATGATTGGAAGCCAACGAAGAGTAAGGTAAGAGGTTGTATCGGCTGACGTTGTAGCCGTTACTTCTACTGATGCTGGGGTTTCTCCACCAAAACCGTCTACAGCGGTAATCTGGTAGTAGTAAGCCTGTCCTGAAGAAAGTCCTGTACCACCAGTTGTGGTTTCAACAGGGGTCTGTACTCCGACCGGAATAGGCAACTTTCCTAAGTCGATATAGGAAGTACTGTCTGAAGAAATCTTATAACCACCGATACGGAGATTCTGACTTCGGTTAAATGAGCGAATTGGCAAATACGGCATATTTTGTGTCCTTTTGTTACCTACTTTATTCGGCAACGATAGTTTAGGGATCATAGCCTACTTTATTCGGCTATCAACCTTTATGGGACCGAATTGTGACCTAAATATAGTGATTAGTCAGAGATTATGATAAGAGAACCATTAGAAGCTCCCGATCCTGCCGTCAAAGTAACGGTTCCGGTATTTGTAACCGTATTACCTATAAGAGCCACAGTTCCCCCTGCGCCTCCATATGCTGTCGTATAATGAATTCCCGTTCCCGTTCCCGGATTACCGCCTGTAGAAGTAATTGTTCCAGCAAGGGTGATAGTTGGAGAAGCAACGGCTAATCCATATCCACCACCGCCTCCACCACCGCCTGCACCAGCACCAAGTTCGGCACCGCCTCCACCGCCTCCACAGCCAGTACAACCCCATGGACCCAATAATCCCTGTACAAAATGGGTAGCCCCACCACTAGAAGATATGGCATAGGAGTTTCCGCTGCCGCCATATATCAAACTTGAGTTACCGCCATAAATTCCAAAACCAACGCCACCCCCGGCGCTCCCTCCGGTAACGCCTGCGCCGGAACCCCCGGCGGTTCCGGAACCCCCCATAGTACCCCCAGACCCTCCATAAGCTAGACCAGAACCCGAAGTTTGACCGGAGCCTCCTCCACCACCGCTACCCCCGCTACCCCCATTACCTGCCACAGTAGAAGACGAGGCATTTGTTCCATTACCTCCGTTGGCATTAATTGTAAATGCTGACGCCTCACTCCAACTGGTTTTACAAAAATGTCGAAATCCTTGGGGATACAGGGTTATGGTTCCAGACATCAAAAACGTTGTGGCATAAACATCTCGAAGTTGAATATAAGTATAGGAACCAACGCTACCAGTAGTAGAGAAAATTCCAGGATAGGTGTTCGTCCCGTTTAGAACAATGGCCCCATCAGAGCCGTCCCCATAAAAACCAGACGCCGACAGAAGTTGACTTTGAATGGAGGCTGATAGTTGTGTATATCCTACCGCGCCTGCCTGTATCTGGGTTGTTCCAACTGCCCCAGTTGCAATCAGGGTATTTGTAATTGCGCCCGGTAAAATCCCTGCCGTTCCGATTTGAACCCCTCGACCAGTCGAATGATCGTGATAAGCGATCTTGGTAAAGTTTCCGGCCAACTGAGTATTGCTATAGAGATCGTCATTCTGATCCCAAAGGACCAAAGACATTTTTGGATCGATTCTAGCCATCGCTAATTACTCGTCTGTTTGTGTCTAGAAACCAAAAAGACTCCAGAAGGAGTCTCGTTGTTACTTCTTTCTGATGAGGATCGGTTCCATTATAGCTTATTAACGTTGATCTTGACCAACGCACGGATAGCTGCATAGAATACCGCTACTGCTCCGACGACGATCTTTGGAACATGTCCTTCATGAGCAAAAGCGCTGTTAAGGGCAGCCGCTACAACTCCCCAAAATTCGGTTGTCTTATATCCAGCCTTAACTTCTGAAACTGCGGCAGGAATCTGAGCGATAATTGAAGAACCCTGAGTGGTTCCAAGGGTTACTAGACCAGCGACATTTCCTGTTTCAATGTCCTTAACAACAACCGGGACATCCTTTGTTACGTCGGCAATCACTGTGTTTACTGCTGGATCTGGGTTTACTGCCATTTGCTTCTCCTTATTTCTTAATTTTGTGTCGTAAACGACTGAAAGCTGGAGCTAGGATAGAGATATCTGAATTCTCTCCGATTCCAGGAATTCTATGAGGAGCCGGTCCATGAACCCCATCACTAAGCTGAAGCGCCCACAAGAATGCGTTCTTTGGAAGAGCGGCCTTTACCTTATCCCAAAGGGATTCTACTGTATCTCCTGGAGCGCCATAATCGGCAGCCCAAACATTTCCTGATGGCGGAACAAGTTCCTTGTCTCCGTTCTCCAAGAAGAAGGCCAAATCGGTATAAAGCGGAGCGCCCTTGTGACCGTGAAGATAAAGATATGCGAAAGCAACCTTTGTCCAGTTAATGGTTTCGACAACTGTGGCTGCTGGCCACTCGACATCTAGAACGAGATGATCTCCGCGCTTGAAATGCGGAGCAACTGTTTCAAGGAAGAACTTAATCTGGCCCGCAGGATCTCCCAAAGCAGGCTCAGCGAAATGATAATGGATAACCTTGAGTCCCGCTTTATGAGCGGCGGTTACACGTTCTACATACGGCGGCTGAGTCCCAGTTAGTCCCTGAGTAGCCTTTGTAGCATACGTTCTAGAACCAGACTTCTTGTACTCTGCTGCGTTAAATGTCGGAGAGTTGTTATCACTCTCATCTGCGAAATATCTATTAGCCATCGTCTATTACCTTACTGTATTGAGAAACTTTATGCGCCCGGTTTTGAATTGCGACAGAGGGAATTGAACCCTCCTCTAGACACCGTATGAAAGTGTACGCCCACCACGGGCTTGTCGCATTGGATTTCCCCTACCGCCTATCCCGGTCATAGGGTACTCAAGGTTGTGCTTACAGACTCCCTAAATCCGGGGTGCGGTCTGTAGATAGGCGTCACAAGTTAAACTACGTTTACCCGTCGAGAAGACTTGTACCAATGATAATGCTTAAAATGGCGTCGATTAGCTCGGCCATTTTTGCCGCAATAAACGCACATTTTGTACTCTCGTGTAACGAGATATGGTTTACGAGGAGGCCAAGGATAGGCCATAACCTCTTCTTCACCAGTCAAATAAGCGTGTCGCTTATGTCCTTCTCGGGCAGGGCAATACGAGATCTTCTTCTTTTCCTTCTTTCGAGACTTTCCGTTAGAAGGATGATCTAGAATCGGGGGCTGACGATCATCTCGTGCTGCCCAGCTATCGGTTCGAACCGTTTTGATAGGGCCTCCTCGAAGGGCGGCTGCTTCTGCGGAACGAACTCTCTTGTTGTCGATTCGTTTACGAATGTGACGACTTGTAGATTTACGAGCCATGTTTGTTTTCTCCTTGTTAATAGGTTACTTTACAAACATATTCGTTCTCCTTGGTTAGTTGATTATAAAGAGCGGGTAGAGGGAATTGAACCCTCATCTCAGGTGTGGAAGACCGGCATAATAGCCTTTATACTATACCCGCAAGATACCTTTTATAGTCATGCTCAGGACTGAAGCCCATTTAGGGAATCGAACCCTATCTATTTCGCTTTACAAGAGCGATGCAGCACCATTTCTGCATAATGGGCGATACTATTACAGCTTCATTATCCGGGGTTCTGTCCCTATTTCTAGGTGACGATCATCTGTCTCAGTTAGCCTATTTCTAGGCTTCCCTGGCGGATTCTTGACGAGTTGCCCGCTGCCCTCTACCTGCTATGTCCGTAGGTCTTTGCCCTTAGGATTCGCGTCTTGAGGTTGCATCCTCAGTTCCCATTCGAGGTTCAAGCGCCTTAGCTCCCTCCAAATGTTACTTATTTACTGAGTTAGTTAAGCTCATAACCGAGTTTCCTCGGCCAGGATGCCCCGAAATTCCTCTACATATACCTTCTATGCAGCGACCGTCTTTAACTGTAAGTTTAGGAAATTCTTTGAACAACTACTACTTGAGTATCCCCTTTCATGAAGGTCCGGACTACCTTACTCTTGATATTGACCTGTCCAGGATGGGCATGAACGATTGCACCAGGACCATACTTGGGGGCCGGTATAACCACACCCAAGTCTTCGTTGTTCCAATCTCTCGTGTATAGCTCTTCTACAAAAAGAGCCTTAGTATGTTTGCTCATATACATAGTATATCACAAATCCTACAGCAAGATTCAAACTTGCGACACCATTTCGATTCCGGGTCCTACCCGGATGATCTGTGCTCTGATCACTGAGCTATGTAGGATGGCCTAGATAGAAACCCGCCGCTTATCTTCGGTCGGTTACGTAGCGACAAATCGCGGGAGATAAGCCCAACGAAAACCTTGCCTCCTGGTACTCCCCGGTCATCATGAATCCGAGGGCCAGTTCCACCGTCTATCTAATAGTGATAGGAGAATCGAACTCCAAATTAAGGGGTCTTCCTTAATCAACCTATATCACTAGCTTTCTACTGAGTTAATTATCATGTGCTGATTCCTGGCGATGAGCCAGAGAGGAGTAGAGCGGTTTCGAGCCGCCTTCTGGGACATGGCAAGCCCCTGTAATAGCCAGTATACGACTACTCCAAACACGCGGCAAACATATGATCATGGGAACTTCGGGTTTACCGCGTTATACCCTAGCCGCACCATATGTTTTATTTTTAGTACCCCTGGACGGATTCAAACCGCCGACCTGATCGTTCGAAGCGACCCACTCTATTCACTGAGCTACAGAGGCAAGAACTACAAATTATCAATCTTCTCTTCAATCCGTCTTTCTACATCGTGATCTCTGTCTTCTTCAACCGAATCTGCCTTTACCTCGACCGTCCATCTATTCCATAATGTCTTCATCTACCTTTACCGTCTTGGTAAAGCTACTGAAGCACTAAATCTGTTTCATACCAACGATAATCGCTTAGTTGGTTATTGAAAAATTCTAGCCAATCAGAAGTACCTTTTGCTTCGTCCCATGTTACCAGAAAGTACGGAGGATCAGGTGACACTCTAGGAGTAATATCCTCTTTCTCTTCAATCAAGGAAGAAATCGTCCCAACAGGATCGTCGCCCTTGAGATAGGCGAGCGCTCCAATTAGATACCAATTGATTTCGTCGCTGGAATCCAATTCAAGGGCAATATCGTTTGCCACGCCGTTTGAAAGCTTTACTTTATCTCCAATTTTCATTTCATACCTCATAGACTTGAGTTGTTTTACTTACGTAGTACTTTCCATCGGCGGCAAGAATACCGACGAGGGTTCCTAAATGAATGGCAGCTATTTCTAGCTCCATCAGAGGCTTCCTCCGCTTCCATGTTCCTTGAACTGGATTCCACTTCCTCATTGGACTTATTTCTATCTTGTAGTACATAGTACCCCGTATGCGGATCGAACGCATCTGATATCTCGATTAAGAGTCGAGTGCCACCACCATTGGAGCCAACGAGGTAAGCGGGCTAATTATCGTCAAGCCCAATGACTATTCGGTTGTCTAATGGCCAACCGACAAACCCATGCGACTGGAGGGATTCAAACCCACGACCTTCGGTTTCGTAGACCGACGCTCTTTTCGCTGAGCTACAATCGCGTTTTGAGTGAGTACTAGCCCTCACTCACGGCTTTGAGCATCTGGATGCTATCTTCGATCTCAAAGGAATTGTCTTCCTTTGCAAACTCCCCTAGAGTGAAGTCCCTCAAGAGAGTATATTCGTAGCTGGATTCATCTCCCGCCAAGATCAAGTCGTATACTACTGGACGCTGTTCCTTGAACTCGGTTAGCATTTTTTGAGCGAACTTTCGTTCGTCGTTTGTCATAGACGGCGCAATGCTTTTTGAAGCCAATTCTCCGACCCTTAGATGTAAGTCTCTGTGAGCTTTCAAACAAATTGGGATGGTACACTTGGACCGAGAAGCATATGCCTGATAGTTCTCAAGCATGAGCATCATCCAACGAGGTACATAGTGATGCCTCGTTATCCTACCTTCGCAAGTTAGTCCATGAATAGAGCAAATTCGGCAAACTGGTTCAATCCCTGCAAGCCGAATTCTTTCTAGGCGGCGCTCGATGACATGAGCCGGAACCACATTATCATCAGAAGCCAAACGAAGTCGATAAAGAACCTGACGCTGAGAGAGATCTTCGTCTAGAAGATCGTCCACATCAATGTCTTCGAGATCGGCAAGAAGCTCAAGCTGAGCAACAGTAGCCTTAGCTCGTTGATCGAACCAAATTTGGCCTGCTGGAGTGTTGAAAGGTCTAGCGCGGCTCATTTATTTTCTCCATCTATTATATCATAGAATTGAAGTCTACCCGATATTTTACCTTAAACTACATATCCCGTGATCAAGCGGTCAACGACGGGACTCGAACCCGCATCTTCGGAGTACCACCACCGGGATTTGAACCCGAGTTTCCGCCGTGAGAGGGCGGCGTCCTAAACCAACTAGACGATGGTGGCTTGGCGGGGGTCCACCCTTTAACAGGTCTACCCCCATAATACAGCAAATATGATGCCTTATGGCCGCTTTAGGCATTTAAAGCATCATATTTGCATCACTACAGGAACTACAATGCCGCCCTCTCACGAATGTTGGCAAACGTCTGATGCCGAGTAATCTTTCCATTCTCGAAAACAGTTTGTAGTACATCCGGGATTTGTACGTCATACATAGGAATAACGCCGTAACGTTCCGTAGCGTAGTTACCCGCCTGACTAAAGACAAGCTTCAAACGGCCTGCCTTACTTCTCTTCGAAGTATCGAGAGGAATCTTTGAGACATCATGCCAAATTCCATCTCGCTTCTGTGCGCTGCATTTGAACGCAAATCTTTGCGTATCACGGTTGACCTTCTGGAGCAAGCCCCCACCCATTCCGAAGACCATGTTTTCGGCTGAGTAGCCAGCAAGCTGGAGTCGTCCAAGGATCTTGTCGATGCCGTTAGGATCGATCCCATCGCCCCACAAGACACGAATCTTGGGGTTAAGGACCTTGAATCCCTTAGAATTCGTAGTGGTTCCAAAACCCTTAGCCAGAGTATCTACAATCCATTCGGTTAGTAGATCTGGCGTAGGATGCTGAACGGTAATCGAATCAGGACGGACTACGAAAACCCCTTCGCGTTCAAGAATCTTATCCTTGTACCAGGAGTTGAGATCAAGGCCAGCGACCGTATTGACAAAACGATAGATGTCATAGCTGTCGGCTACCACTGAAAGAATTCCAGTTGGGTATTTCTCAAGTAGGTCAGCCACGATCATCATTTCCTGCGCTTGTCCTCCTGCCGTCATAACCGAATGCTCAGTAGCAGGAACCGAAAATGCGAGACTTTGAGGGTCCGCATCGTAGGCTTGCATCGCCAACACCATTGCAGGGAGCGTATCTGTGCCCATGAAGTTGACTAGATGGGCTGCTCCACCGATGGCTGCTGTTTCGTCGCTTGAAGCTCCGCGATAACCAAAATCATGAAGCATGAACGGAAGACCGTCCCGGTTATCTGCTGTAGCGTCAAGATGGCCAGCAATCATTTCCTTTGTATGGCGGCTGAGCGTAGCAACCGTTGATGGATACCAAACATGAGTCAAAAGGGACTCAACAAAGTTGGTAAGCCAAGCGCACTCTGGATCGGTATTTTCAACCGTCATAAGCACGTTACCTGTCGGGATTACAGAACCCTCCGGAACCGCCTTGATGCGGATCGGAAGCTTGCCGTCAAGCTTGTTAACAATGTAATTCCATCCATCAAAATTGAAGAGATTAGGATTACCAAAGTGAGTCTCGGCAATACCATAAGCCTCCCGGACATCATCCATCGTAACCGGCGTTTCAAGCTTCTCTAGGATCTTCTGCAATCCGAAAAACACCGTGTAAGGGAACTCTGCTCCCTGACGGCTTTCAAAATATGAGTAAACGCCCTCTGTCCCCTCGGGGTACATTTGATGGTGCGTCAACTTGTAGCTGTCTGTACTGAGAATTGTATTCATAATCTTATCCTTGTATAGATTGTTGAATGTATATTGTACTACACTTGCTGCTTATGTGCTCTGCGGGTCACAATGACGTTGATCAAATCCTGGTGATTCGGAACAACGTCCAAATCCCAGTCAAGATCAAACCACTTAACCTCGGCAATGTCATCTCCTGGCTTAGGAGTCCCGAACATATGCTTGGCCTCGAAGAGCAGAGTCTTGATAACTCTATCTGGCTCTTTGCGATAGCGCCAATCATCGATTAGGTAGCTCCCGACATAGACCGGATCAGTAATCTCGATCCCGGCTTCCTCTGAAACCTCTCTGCGGGCATCTGCCTCGTAGCTAGGACTCTTAGGATCGGAGAACCCTCCGATCAGTCGGAACTTCTTCTCATTGGCTTTGCGGCCTAGAAGGATCTTGCTTCCGTCCTCGTTGAGGATGGCAACATCGACTGTTGCAAAGCATTGAGGAAACTGGCTGAATGCAGCCCAGACAACGCCTGCGCGGAAATCCGGAGTCCCTCGAACGCTTGTGCGAGAAACCTCTTTGCGGATTTCGCTTCCCGAAACAAAGACCTGAGATTCAAGCTCTTCGCTGGGATGCTTTCCCGAATAATGAGAGATGAATGAGTCGCGTCCTCCATAGAGAAGAACGGTCTGATTCGGGGTAATCACATCATCGATTTGAGTATCGAGATTGCGGCTCCAAACTTCATCGTCGGGCTGGTCCTTGATGTAAAGGACGTTCACATGAGGGAACTTGGCAAGGATCATCTGCTTGCGTCCCTCGAAGTCCAAAGGATTCTCTCGGGTGACCATCAAAGGCGACAAGCCAAGAAAGATGATTACTTTTCCATGGCGGTCACAAACGGTCTGAATAAGTTCCATATGAGCATCATGTAGCTCGGGAACCTGAAAACGGCCTACGATTACACCGACATCCTGGCTGTTAGCTCTGGCGCGATCTCTAGATGCACCTTTGCTAAGCTTCAAGTTTCTTTCAAACTCTGTGTATTCTGCTGGATATGTCATTTTCTTCCTTTCAATTCCATCAATAACGAATTGTTTGGTTTATAAAGTACCAGTAGGGGGAGTCGAACCCAACCTCACTCTTGTTTAAAAGACAAGTGCCCAGTCCACACGGGCGCTACTGGCAAGCTAATGAACTCCTGCTGCTACAAGAACGGCTACAACGTAGCCTATCAAGATAAACAACAAAAGCGCAATCAATTTATAGTTCATAACTACATTATATCACAGTTTAAGTACGCCCACGAGGATTTGAACCCCGATGTGCTGGGAATAAGCCAGATGTTCTAACCGTTGAACTATGGGCGCAAGAGGGTGACTGATGGGAAATGACCCCATACCAACCGGCTTCACAGGCCAGGACTCTACATTAAGCTACAGCCACCATGATTACTACAAACCGCTGCCGAGTCGCCACTGTCCGTTCCTAACTCCTGCTCTCGGCCAGTATCCCGTTCATCGGATACTCTCATCCACGAGACTTAAATCGTCTACCTATTAAAATGCCTTTACCGTTTATAATTAGTAGAAAGTAGCGGTAGAGAGGATCGAACTCTCAATTCCCTTACGGGACAACGATTTTTAAGACCGTCCTGTATACCTAATTCCAGCATACCGCCAAATATGACTAAACCAAGAAAATACAATGATCCTGATCTAATTGCTGCTGTTAAATCATCAACTTCAATTGCACAAGTCTTGAATCAACTGGGACTTAAACCTGCGGGAGGTAACTATACCACAATCAAGAATCGAACACAAGAACTTGGCTTAGATACCTCTCATTGGAGGGGTCAAGCTTGGAACAAGGGGTTAAAGGTTCCTGGTTATACCAAACGTAATCTACAGGATATCCTAGTCGAAAATAGTCCACATAAGCAAAGTCACGGTTTGAAAATTCGCCTCATTAACGAGGGTTTACTCGAAGAAATTTGTGATGAATGTTCAATTACTAACTGGATGAATCGGCCACTATCCTTTCATTTGGAACATATTAACGGTGTTCATAGCGATAACCGTCTTCCCAATCTACGGCTTCTATGTCCTAACTGTCATTCACAGACGCCTACCTATTGTGGCCGAAATATTGGCAAAGCCGAATCCCTCTGCCATTGGGTAGATGCCCTTGGTGCTAAATTTCTCTCTTGATCGTCAAGCAGGGACCAGAACTATATTGATCGTAGCTAACCGATCTAGCCTTTACAACATAACGTTTACCGTCGATGTCAAAGGAAATCCAAGTTGGCTCGTAGCCACAATTATCAGAAACGCCGACAATCGTTGCGGTCTTTCCTTCGAGTCCTACAAACTCGTTCTTCTTGACTGTTTCAAATTCCATAACTACAGTATATCATACTTCAGGCTAACCAAGGGCCTCTTCGATAACTTTCCAATCTTCGTCTGTTCCGTATGCTATCGGATTATCTTCGGTAAAGACTTCGGGAATTGCATTTGGACTCACTATGATATAGAAATCATTGGGATAATCAAGTTGATTGGTCGCCTCTTTTGGCGTTGTAATTCCCTGTTCTACATGGGCGTTTACTGCATGACGCAATCCGCGTTCCGAAGCCGGAACGACTATGACGGGAGAAAATTGGTGAAGTAGTACTACTCGCTCATCCCGAAAATCTGCGGCAGTAATTTCTGATGCCTTCAGTAGACCGATTACCTGTTCTCTTTCTTTTTCGGAAAGAGCATATCTCTTTACTATTTCTCCCATATCTTTCCTTTAGGTTGTACTTAGCTGCGGGGAAGAGAATCGAACTCCTGATGGCTACGGTTCAAAGCCGCAGTTGCGATGCCAGCACACACCCCGCAATAAGGCGGGTTCTCACCGCACATGCGCCATATCGTAGATGGCCCGTCTATAGACCCTTTAATTCTATAGTCGCCAAGTATCCCCTTGGTGGTCACTTAAGCTGCGGAAGTTGGATTCGAACCAACATCAGACGGCTTCAGAGGCCGCTATCTTGCCATTAGACCACTCCGCAAAGAGTTTGGTTGTTGTCGTACAACCATAAACGAGTCATTTCTCTGGCCTTGCTGCCGCTGCATGGCTGACTACCGGAGCGTTACCTGGGACTTAATACCCTGTTCTGAGGCGGCTAGACGATTTATGGCGGCAACAGGTAACGCTCCTGTATCGATTGGCTTATGAAACCAAGCTGGGTCTATCTCCAGTCCATACCGCATTAAAGGGAACAGGGGAAGGAATCGAACCTTCGTAGATCTGGATATGAGCCAAATTGGAGAAAGCCCTTTAGGGCAACCAACACTCTCCCTGCACGTAAACAAATCGAGGAACAACCTTACCCGTTAGGTGAAATCTAATGCCAGAGACATTAGACTATCGGACTCGAACCGATGTATCCTCTCAGTACTCAAGAAGGGACTCGAACCCTTACGCCGTTTCACGGGCACACGCTTTTGAGGCGTGCGTGGCTACCAATTACACCACTTGAGCAAAATATATACTGGACCTAGCCCTCGCGCGCTTTGCAGGGTGTTTCCGGATTTGCCATTCCTTCGTTGGAATGGACAGGTAAGTAGTATATGTACCACCTTAGTACCACCAGAGGGATTTGAACCCTCGATATCTTGCTTGAAAGGCAAGCGAATTAGACCGCTATTCTATGATGGCGTGTGTACGCTCTCTGTGACAATTTGCGCATACAAGATCACATTTGGCTATTTCGGCCAAAACAGACCTTAGAGAACGTCCGTTTGTAATCAATTGAGAAATATTATTATCCTTTTGTGAGGGATCTAAATGATGAAAATCGGTGACATAGTAGCGAAATTGCCTGATTCCTCCGCTGGCCAATTCGGAAGTGGTCCTCGATTTGAATCGTCATAAAAGCTATCCTGAAGGTCCTCTTCAAGTTCAAGAACTCGATCAAGGGCTTCAAGCAGAAGACCAACTATTTCACCGAACGAGAACCGTTCTTCGTAATATTCTCTAGTGTGTCGTTCCATAACTACAGTATAGCAGAACTTCAAAATTCGTGCAACACCTTAACCACCTGAACGTTGGCCCAATTCGGCAAAGAACTTAGGGCCAGTAGTCTAGGGCGTTACACAAGTGCGAATGGGAGGACTCGAACCTCCGACCACTTCCATATCAGGGAAGCACTCTAGTCCACTGAGTTACACTCGCAATCTCCGTAAGAGGACCTGAGCCTCTACCTCTGGCTGCCGCCAGGATGCTTCTTACACCATACGGAAGTGGTCCCAGAGGGAATCGAACCCTCTACGCCCTCCTCTTCAGGGAGGCGCTCTACCATTGAGCTACAGGACCATATACCTGCCGATCTCTCAGAAGGTATCTACAACAGGCGGACATGTTGAGCCGCCGAAAAGCTTGCAATCCACTTTTGTAGAATGGATTCGTTACTTTTCGGTGCCGGTTTCATCGTCCAACCGCTTGGTTAAAACTACTATTTTCTTTGGCTTTTGCATACTATTTATACTACCTATTATCGGGTTATTACACTTGTACAAAAGTACAAGATTTAGTGGCTTATTCTATCCTTACACCACTATCCAGTGATAACGTCGGTGTCACGACCTGATAGATGGCAATTAGATAGATCGGAGTGTGCGGTATGACCAGAGGAGTCCACACACCCCTGATACCGAGTGGATTTTACACAAGAACGATCTACGGAATACCAGAGAATCGAACTCTGCCGGGACATAGCCCCTTATCTCGTTTCCAGCGAGACTCCTAACCAATCGGTTATATTCCAGAGTCCTCCGACAAGTGCCACCAGCGGCGTTCCTTGGTTTTTGGCGGCAAATCCTTGTACGTCCTGAAGTCTCCAAAAGTAGCCTGGACATGAAGATCGTCCTTATCCACAATCTCGACTCCGAGAGCAGTATAAGAAAACGGCTGAATCTCAGTTCGGCCTTCATCGATGATGATTGCCGTTTTGAATCCGCGTTCCTTAATGTACCGCTCAATGACCAGGAGTTGATCCGCATCCTCAGCCAGCATAACCAGCTTTGTGTAGTGCTTTCCGTAATTCCAGTTCTCGATCATCTTCCGATCAGAAATTTGGAATGCTTCGACGGCAGCATGAGCGACCTGCGCAGCAGATTTGCCAACCGACATACCTAAACCTCGGTTCAGGAACAAATACATTGCAGGTCGCACATTCTCTCCTAGCTGTCAATTTTTGTATAAACACCAAACACATCGAATAGCTTATCTACCGCCCATGCAGCAAGTGCCCATACTGTCCAAACTTTCCAAGCCGCGCCTAAGACAAGGGCCGGAGCAAGTAGAGAGTACAAAGCAAATGCTAGAAATAGTACTGCGAGAAACAAAATCAGTTTCTTGAGAATCATATGAATCTTTCTGATGGTGCTACATTTATTCGTCAAATTAGGGAACGTACAGGTTTCTGTACGTCCAGCGGAAGGGAGGAGGGTCGAACTCCTAAGGCTTGCGCTCGTCTGTTTTCAAGACAGATGCCGTCGCCAACTGTCGGCTAGCCCTTCCAAACGGATCGTAACCCCATTTCAGGTTCGCTACGATCCTAAGAGATCAGAGTGAGATTCGAACTCACGATATTAAATGCTTTGCAGGCATTCCCGTTCAACCACTCCGGCATCTGATCTTGGTCCCAGCCGACGCCTTCCGACGCCGACCGAGATGTGAAATCCGGATTGCCTACCGAAAACTTTGGACCAATATTGGTTTATAGTCAATATTACCGCAGTACCCATTGTTAGCCGCTAAGCACAACTGCCATCCGCTGCTAACGGACGCCACTAACTGTCTCAGGAACTTTCCCGTTGATGCGTTAGCTTGACGTTGCCAATGTTGCCTTATCCCCTATTGGTGCAGGGATTATTCAGCCATTTCTAGGTGCAACCGTCGCTACACCATAGCTCCTGAACAGGGACTCGAACCCCGATTAAATGGTTAACAGCCATTCGTCCTGCCATTGAACGATTCAGGAATGTTACTACAAGATCCTATGCGAGAACCATAGGATACGGAATGCCTGGGATTTGAACCCAGAACGGGTATTAGACCGCACTTCCTTAGCAGGGAAGCTCCTCGTGCCATTCGGACACATTCCAAAGTAAATACTACTTCGGTTACGGGAATCCTCGCGGCCCACACGATTTTGAAGGTAGTAATGTCCCTGATGGGAGTCGAACCCATTCTCGCGGTTTAGGAAACCGCTGCCTTGTCCGTTTGGCTTCAAGGACCGAGAGAAAGAGTCCCGTAGGACCCTTTCTGATTTGCTAGCACAATTAAAGTTCCCGCACCCGCCCGAGAGCTACAAACTCACTTGGGAACTATTGATAAGTCCAGAATCGAACTGGAATCTCTGCCGTTTAGCAGCGAGGTTTCCAAAACCTCTTCATTATCTCCCCAGTACCCATGCATTGGCGTTGGAGTTATGGATCATGTCGGAATCGAACCGACGTGTTCGGTACGCCTATTAGGTTACTTCTATCAGCTTTGGGGCAGGCTTTAACCCGCCTCCACCAAAGAGTTTATACGATACTCATAAACGAAAAGCCCCGCTACCAATCTAGCTTTTATTCAGGTCTTTCTAGACGTGCTAGACAACGCTAGAAGACCGACTCTTGTTCTGGTTCCAAGTCAGAGTTGACTCATGCAATGGCTAAACCAATGCTAGGAGTGAATCTCCCGCTGTTACCTGATCGCACTTGGCGAATAGGCTTGCCGGAATGTTCACGAGTGAATCGTTGTCATGTATTGACTGTTTGGTTTATGGTGACCAACCGCTGAATAACACTAACCGCTTCTTACCGAGTCGAATGCCTGTATGACCCGAGATTAGATGGACTAGGATTTCTGGGTTCAGTTCCCCACGTTACCTAGACTGGTGCGGTTGTTCCCGCTGTCTCTATTTGGACTACCCATCTATATCCAGTACTGGATTCGAACCAGTGATCTCTTGCGTGTCGAGCAAGCGTAATCCCACTTTACCAACCGGATGAATTTCTCTGTCGCGGCGTTACCCACAGAGCCTCATCGCATCTGGATGAGAAAGTACTCGATATCCGTTCTGCCCGGATTACCTTTTGCGTGTAAAACAAACGCTCTCCTAATTGAGCTAATCGAGCAAGAATCCAAAGAGAGTCTGCGTTCACATCAAATAACTTTCAGAGCTACTGTCTTCCTGCCGGTCAAGTAGGTGGTTATTTGGCTGACTGTCACTCGGGACCTAGATCTTTGAGTCCTGTTTCTTTGGGTAAGAGTCCCCTTAAGGTATTACGTTGCCCCGCCTCTACCGGGGTCGCAAGGGGATAAGATTACGAGCGGTCACCAGCCATTGGAGGAATCGAACCTCTCTACTCTAGGTGTACCATTATAAACAAGAATCGAACTTGACACCGTTAGGTTAAACTGTAGTCTAGATGCCTACACGGGTTCCCCGTTTACCGTAGTTGCTTGCGGTCTTAGCGCTAAGGAACCAAATTTGGTACATGGACCTACAGTTAAGCGACCCCATGGGGACTCGAACCCCAACTTCAACTTCGACAGAGTAGTGTGATGACCTTTTCACTATAGGGCCATTAAATGAACCCCTACCGTCGCATAATGTATGAAACGATAAGGATGCAATAATGAAATTACAACAACGAACAGAAGCCCGTCATTTACGACAAGATTATGGTTGGTCTATTAAACAAATAGCCCAAAACCTCAATGTATCTCCCAGTTCAGTTAGTACCTGGACTAGAGACATTGTTCTTACACCCGAACAACAGAAAAATTTGGATCTAAAAAATCCAGCATTGAATCCCACCGGAACAAACACAAATACCAAATTCTTTCGAGATAAACGAAAGATATCACAAAACATCGGAGCCTCCCAAATCGGGAACCCCGAGTTTGCTGCTGGTTGTTGTCTGTATTGGGGAGAAGGATCTAAAAATCGTAATTCTGTTAGTATTACTAATACAGATACGAATCTTTTAGTCTTCTTTTTGCAATTTATACGAAATCACTTCGTCATTGACGATAATGAGATTCACGTAACCGTTTCCTATCATGTCGATAATGGATTCGATAAAGATACCGTCGAAGGATTTTGGTTACAAGCATTAAATCTACCCAAATCCTGTTTAAGAAAACCCATTCTAGATAGTCGATCTCGTTCGGCCACTAAAGCCCCAAATAAAAAGTATCCCTTTGGGTGTTGTCGAATTGAAATAGGTCGCACAGATATTATCCAAGCCATTTATGGTGGTATTCAAGCACTTGGGGGATTTACAAAAACCGAATGGTTAGATTGACAGGGTAGCGCTTTAAGCCACTAAGCTACAACTCCAGAAGCCACGATGCCGACTGCATACGGCGGTTTGCGCAAACTCCCTCATGGCTTGAGGAGCGACCGTTAAGCAGGCCATATCCGAATCGAACAGATGTTAAGGGGTTTGGAATCCCTTGTGCTACCACTACACCAATGGCCCTTATTTTACTACCGAATTACAAAACGTCCCTGTCCAATGTGGCGGCGAGAACACTCCCTCTTCAAACCTCTAAGAAGTTTGTTCTTTTCGTCACTCATAGAGCCAAATCCGGATGAATAAAGCGCTGAAGTTAGAGAAAGAATTTCCTCGTCCGAGAAGACCGACCAACGAATCTTATTTGGAGTTTTGTTCATAACTATAGTATATCACATAAATAGGCTCGCAAGGGGAATCAAAACCTATCGGAGCGCTCCCCAGCGCGGTTTAGATAAGGATTTATATGATCGTTTGTCCGCCTAAGCCACAAGATGGTGCTGATCCATCGTCCCTGGGGTACGAATCCAGAATTCTTCCGTTGAACTATTGTGGCGCTACTAATGAGATAGGAGTAAGCTACTCCATAGGTTCGGTTAATCCGTTGATCATGCCAATCTAATCAGCATAAGAGGCATCGATACTCTTCGTTAGCCAATGCTGTTAGCAACCCTTAGGATGGTCCCTTTCGGGAAAACTATCTCAAGCCGCCACCGAGAATCGAACTCGGGATGCATCCGTACCAAGGATGTGTGATACCACTTACACCATGGCGGCGAATTGGGAATCCAATAAATTGGCAGTTAGCATCAAATGCTACTGGTTTATATTCCCAAGATCTCTACAAGAAACTGTTGCCCAGCTTCTTGCAAGTTTGAATTATCGGGACGGCTGGATTCGAACCAGCGCTCACTCACTTCCAAGGCGAGGATGTTGACCAGGCTACACTACGCCCCGTTGGAGCAGAGAAGACCTTTGACAGCCTACTCTGCAAGTTACTTCATGGACCTATTCGGGTTCGAACCGAAAACCTTCTCCGTGCAAGGGAGTTGCTCTACCAAATTGGAGCTACAGGCCCAGACACCTGGGAAGATTGGTATCCCAGGCTTACTATCCAATGTATATTTAACGATTGGCCAATCACCGACCGACAGAGCAGGGCTAGACCCCTCTGTGATGCATGGCCTCTTCTAGCGAGGAGTGCCTCTCCTGGGACTCGAACCCAGACTGATACGCTTCTAAGGCGTAGTCCTCTACCAATTGGGATAGAGAGGCTAGTGCCCTCTCCTACCAGAAAGGAGGAGGGTTAGGAGAGGGCTGGGGGGACCAAGGGAATAAGCCCTTTACGCGGTCCCCGGTGCTACATTCTAGATACTGCAAATCACTCTAATAATCACATATTACAACTTGGAATCCGATCTAGGCCGGAACTTTTATGTTTCATGGATCCATAACCGCCGAAGCGGATACCCACAAGAGGATTCGAACCTCTACGCCTTTCGGCACAACGTTCTTAGCGTTGCATGTCTACCATTCCATCATGTGGGCGTACCCATCGTGGCTCATGGGGCATCCGGACTACGATGGCTATCCGGTTTAGGCCAACCCTTACTAACTCTCGGGACGCCGGATTCGAACCGACTTCTCAGGGAACAAGATCCCTGCGCATTTCCTGTTGCTAATCCCTACCTCAATCCAACCGTCGCCAGAAAGAGGATACTTGGTCCGTTGGGGTACATGGCCACGATCCCGTCATCGTGGACGGGGCACCCATGAGATATGCCAACGGAAAGTGATCCAAACCATTTTCAGAAGAATTCAGGCTATACCTGTTCAATCTACGCGGATTGTCTTCTAGGTTCAGCTTGCAGTCGTGGGAATCGCACCCAATGGCGGTATTACCCGTCCACTCTTCGTGGGTCCATAAGATAGCGGCCCTCTTGTACTCCCGGAGGCTTCACTTCTACGTATTCCGGTTTCCTCATGCATATCTTACTTATCTTCGACTAAGTGCTGGCCGAGGGATTCGAACCCCCATGGATTGTTTTGCCCGCTCGGGTTACAGCCGAGTGCAGCTAACCGTATCTGCGTGACCAGCATAAATATAGATAACCGGGCGCTAAACCCAGTGGTTCTAATCACCCGCTTTATAGACCCTATATGTATTGTCTACGAATAGGCGGGGAGTCATCGCCATCCAGGGGGTTATTGGCCCACCTAAGTCTAAATCAAACTTCTGAAGTATCTTAGATCCTGGTCAGGCTGCGGATTGATTTGTGCCCCGGAGGGTTATTCCTTTTCGGAACCGCGTGGTTTATCTATGTTTTACTGCTTTCAACAGTATATCAGACTTTCTGATGTCCTGTCAAGTACCCCTGGAGAGATTCGAACTCCCGACCTAGCCGGTAGAAACGGCTTGCTCTAATCCACTGAGCTACAAAGGCAAGATGGTTGTTTGTATTTTAGCGGCCATTCCATACCGCTTCTATAAGATATCATACTTCCAATTCAAAAAACAAGGCCCCAGAAATAAATTTCGGAGGCCCTTGGGTCCAAGCATATTGGTTCCCAAGGATTACAAGGCAAAGCCTCTTTGCGAATAATTCGGTAGTAATACTGGATCAGACATGTTCATATATTATCAGTGTAGCATATTCTATTTTGTAGTGTCAATGAGGAATTAATTTGTGGGGCCGTCCGCGATAATCATCTATACCAACGATCAGTCCATGGTCCAACAGTAGCGCTCCATATGAAAATTCCAATCCAACATATGATAACACCGCTAAATGTGATAACAAGCACTTCAATCATTCAGTCCTCCTTGTAGACCTTGAGTACCCGTCCGGCAATAAAACACCTTCAAGCGGAACGACTGCACCATGCGCGCGAAACGCCTCAGAGAACGCGTCCAGATCGCACCCGTAGTAGATGACAGCACAAGACATTGGGGCGCCTTTGTGGTCCGGTCTTCCTGCGATATAGAATTTGACCCGAGGTTCGTAGAGGAAGCAAACTGCGGCGGCTCGCGGATACACGAAGCGTTTCCAATGGCTGGTGTTGGTAGCGACTGGGACGAGCGCGATGACCTCTGATCCTGCGGCCGCTGCCTCTGCGATCCGCGCGAACCAGTCCAGGATCCGAGTGCCCCTCTGTTGGTCGGAACCGTACGGCGGGTTGACATAGATCCGTTGGTAGTCCCACGACTCAGCCAGGCCATCGTGCTCGGGGAGTTCGTAGCTGACGCGCGCGCCCACCACCGAGTGAGCATTGGAGCACGGGTCGAGATCAATGTCGCCTCCGAACGTCCGTCGGACGGACGCGAGAAGCGCAGGTGGTGTGCACCAATCCTTCGTCTCAGTGACTGATTGTCGGCCTGCGGTCATGCGCGTTCAGCCTTAGTCCGGTTCTCGTCGCTCATTCGCTAGACCCGACCATCCACGGATCATCGTCTGTGCCGATCACGTCGTTGCCATCGGTCGGCAATGAAGTCTCGAACGGTGGGACTAGCTCGTGCTCGTACGCTGCCTGGTCGCCGCTCCGCGTCGGCGGCGTAATCGGCCCGTCCATTATCCAGTCAGCGAGCTTGTCAGGCATCTGGCTTTCCTTCCTGCCTCTCAGACCCCAAAGCGCTCAACGGCTGATAATCGGGGATTGAGCGCCAGACGCCGTGATCGAGCCAGCCATGCCAGCCAGCGGGCGAATCGAAGACCGAAGGCGTCACGGTGATCGAGCAGCCCCGAGTGTGACCTATCGCAGCCGCCCGTTCCCTCTCGTCAGCCGGGCTACTCCCGAGCGGGTCGCCAGCCGACACGGCGCCGTCATCGTGTTCGGTGACCGACCAACGATCATCTAGACGTCCGAGCACGCCAGTCGGCAGACATACCCACCAGTAGAGATCGGTGGGGTCCGCGACGCCCTTACCGGCGCGACCATAGTCCCCTGGTTCGTAGTCGTTGGGCACCGTACCGATGGGGACGCGCCTGCCCTGTAGCTCAGTCATCGTCGCTCCTTTCCAGAATCCGTAGCGCCTCGGCGCAGACGATCCACTCTGACCGGCCCAGACGCTCACGTAACACGGCCTCCCGGCTCTCCTTTTCGAGTTCTTCTCTGATCTGCTGATAGAGGCCGGGAAGGGCAGCCGCGAGGATTAGTTTCGTGATGCGCTGATCGAGCAGAATTACCGGATTCGTCATTCCGATGTTCCGTCGCTCTCTCCCGAGTATCCTCGCTCCAATTTCTATCGCTTCTTTGCTTGGCTCGATCATCCTACCATTTCTCCGTGTAGCGGGCAAATATAGGAGTACCCGGTCTTTAGGACCATCTGCTTACCGCAAGACGAATACTCGCCTTCCTTCTTTGCAGTATTAGCATGACATACTGCTGTTTCGTTTACTACATGGCTTCCAGAAAGAGGAGAAGTCTTTCTCCCCGATCCGGGATTATATCCTCTAGATGTTTGCATCATAGCTTCACCAGATCCTCAAACGTAAAGCCCCGTCCGTAGACATGATGCCCGTCAAAGTAGTCCTCGATTCCGTCATCGAAGAGAATTGTAACTCGCGGAGGCCAGTATACAGAACGGCCTTCGTCGTCAACATCTCCATCCGGATCGCTAAGCTGGATGATAACTCCCGACGATTCCTCTACAGGAATCTTGTTAGGACCAGCAAGCCTTACTCGATCACCCTTGTCGAATGATTCCCATTCGGCGTCGTGATATCCATAGGCATCTGGCGGACCTTCATATTCACCTTGTTCAAAATAATTCATAGATGAAGTATAGCACAACTTGATCACTAAAGCGAAAGAGCCTCCATAACGGCCCGCTCAGCGGACTAGGAGACTCTTTCTGGGAATGTCAGATGGTTCCTGACGCCGCTGGGAATTGCCTATCTATCCCGAGATACACACCCTTGGTTCCTGGCAACCTTTCTGACTACCTAAGTATAGCACATAGTCGTTAGTACACGTAAAATGTGTATTCGCGTACTTTATGCGCCGCAAACACCTGAACGGCAAAAGGCATCTTCCGACTCCTCAAAAGTTACTCCAGTTTGTCCTAGAGCCTCTTCGTAAGGAACTGCCGTCAAAGGTTGTCCTGCACGAGCGCCATCCGGATAACAGGTCACACCACGAAGTCTTGGAAGATAAGTCATCAGCGTATCCCCAAATAGTTGAACATCCTGATCGTCAACAACAGATGAAGGTAGGTTGATAGTTGATGAAATTCCGTGATCTACATAGTCCTGAAGATCGGCCTGGAACTTGATCCTACGCTCATAATCATAGGAGAGCATGTAAGCATCCTCGATCTTATCGGGATCGATTCCATGTTCCTGAACCAATCTGTGGGCAGTTGGATCAATAACGTATTGGTACTTCCACTTTTGATCTGTATCAAGGAAGCGACGCTTCATCGCTGTACAGAACACTGGTTCAGCAGAAGTAGTGGTTTCTGCCACAATCCCAATTGTTCCGTTTGGAGCAATTGCCCGAGTCTTAACTGGACGACTCAGCTTATGCTTGTCTGCCCATTCTCCGGCTCGCTCAGTAGACGTTGTATAGACTTCCATCCATTCACGAAGCTCTGGAACCATCTCGTAACGATATCCACGCTTTAGAAGCCATTCATGGACACCCATTAGACCTAGACCTAGACGACGGTTCTTTTCTCGTGTCTTACGAATCTCCTCATGGGGAAGATCTGAGTATACGGTTCCGGCTAGCAAGAATAGGGTTCCAAGCTTTACTACCTCGGCAAACTCTTCTTTAGACTCGATACGAGAAAGATTGATTGACCCAAGACAACAAACGTCAGAATCATCTTCGCTAGTTATCTCACAACAAGGGTTACGTAGGTTCTCTTTAGCATTCTGGCCAACATCAATTGAGAATCCTGGCTCTCCGTGTCGAAGCATATGTTCTGTGGCCGTCCAATAGACCCGGTTCGCCCAATCATGCTTTGGATGTTTTTCATTGTTGTACGCAAAAAAGAACTCGGTATCCAAAATGACAGAGATGTTCGTCATGTCTAAAGTAGCCGGAGCACTAAAGTCCTTTTCCTTCGCGGCCTTAACCTCATCTGACCAATCCTTAGAAGTGATCCACGAAAAGATATCGGGATGATTCCAATGGAGTCCTCCCCAAATAGCACTTCTACGAGATCCTCCCTGCATAACATGACGAGCAACTTCGTTAACCATACATGCGGGAGAAAGAGGACCAGTTGCTACTCCACCAGTCTTCTTAATGAGCTTTCCGCTCTCCCGAATGTCGGAGTATACGACACCTACACCACCGCCGCTAGACAACGACAAAATAGACTTTCTAACTAGATCGGCCCATCCCTCTCTAGAATCTTCACATCTATAGAGGAAACAGTTGTTAATGTAATGAAGCTCATGTCCTGCCGAACGCAAATAACGTCCACCGGGCATAAATTTACGCTGTGCTACGAGAGCTACTAACCTTTGAAATTCTGGGTCCCGATCCGTATACCCAAGTGCTCCTAAAACGAATCTAACTACTCGATAAGCTGTATCTGGCCAAGCTTCAACCGGGTTCTGATTGTCGTCTTTCCATGCGTACTTATCCGTGTACTGCTTGATTGCCCAGTCTCCCATTTTGTCATTCGGATCGATCAACTCGTGTGGGTCAAAGGTTAGTGTTGCTGCTTCCATTTATCTTCCTTGTTAAAAATTTTCTGATGCTCGTGGGTATTACCCTCCAGAGTTAATCATCCATATAGGAGGCAACCTAGCTTGTTGGGTTGTCCTAAATTCATCATAGCAAACCATACCCAAAATACCGCCCTTGACAAAATATTCTCGTGTGATATATCGCGCGTGCGCGCGTATGATTATTCTTAAATAAGAAGAAACTACCTACAAATACACGAATAACTATACTAATGAATTAACTAAAATGTGTTACAAAATAGTGCCTAAATATTGGGCTAATATTTACGCTACGTGCGGGTATTATGGCAATCCAAAATGGTATGCTAAGATGTCAATATGGGATTAGTTTCCAGACAAAAATGTTCCTCGTGGGATTTGTGGTTTGAAACCAAGGTTGATTCTCAGTCCAATCCGGACGAGAAATATGTAGTACTAATTCCTCTTCCAGATGATCCGGTTGAGGAATACATTTGTGAGTGTCAAGGATATATCCATCGAGGTAAATGCCGCCATCAACAGATAGCCGCTGATTCGCTTTGTCGATGGGATGGAGAAACTCTTCAGACAGAAAAGCAAATGCGTGATATGATATGTCCAAAGTGCGGCGATAAAACGATTTGGAGTACAGAGTGGATAAACTAGAAGAAGTTTGTACCAAGTTAGGAAAGGCTCACAAAGCCCAAAAAGAAGAAAAAGACAATCTAGAGAATGGACGAAATGAATTTTTCACGTTGGCGACAGAAACTTTGGAGAAGACAACTCTGGCAAAAATGGTTGTTGAATGGCCCGAAGGGGTGGACCCCTTGGAATATACCTCCCGGTACTATCCCGGATGGAGGGCAGTTAAGTTAGTCGATCACAAGGTTCAATTAGAAGAAGATCCGGCCCTTAAGAAGTTTGTTTTTGTTAATCCGGTTGACGGTAAGGTATACCAGCGCAACGCTATTCAAGGTCAACCTCAACTTGATGACGAACTCCTTCGAGAGAAAGATCCGGACCTTTGGATCCGGATTACTGATGTTGAAAATCGTGCTTGGCTAGGTAATCTTCTTTACGAAATGAACGTAGAACCGGATGAGATTGATGAAATCCTAATTACTTACGATGCTCCACGGGTACTTAAACCAGCGGACGAACTTGATCCAGAAGACTTAGCTGCTATAACCGACTATTTGGTTCCATCCCCGATTACTCTTCGTCTTGAATCTCCTCGAAAGGCCACAGATGAAGAACTCCAAGAAAACTAAATGCGAACCACTACAGCCGAAAAATGGGGATTCAATTTTACCATCACCGACCTTGGTAAGTTTCTTGGAAAATCTCCTGTCACCTTACGAGGATGGGACAAAAGTGGATTTATCAATATCCCGCGAGAAGGAACAGACCGTAAGCTGGCATTACACGATATACGCGAAATTGCCATCGTTGCCAGAAAATCTCGACGTATATCTAACACTCGCTTTAACATAGTTAATGCCGCCATCACTCTCTTAGAACTCATCGAACAGGAAAATTCAAAATGAAGCTAGCAATCACCGGAGCACCAGGATCGGGAAAAACTCAGACGGCCAAGAGCATCGCTCGTCGCCTAACAAAGGTCGGAGAAAATGTCAAAGTAATCGACGGGTACGTTGAGCGACTCCAGTTAGAAACTGGTTTAGCATACGGTCATTTTGCTAGCTATCCACTGAACTTTCAAATCCTCTTTAATCGGCTAATGCTTGAACAGAAGTACCAGAACGAGGGTTTTAGTACGATCACTTGTGGGTCAATCTATGAGACAACCCTCTATTGTGCTCTCCACGGAAATCGTTCTTGGGTAGGTTCCCCTGAGGATACCCGCGCCCATATTGAGGGTAAGATCACGATGGAAGCTATCAGTATGTTTGAAACCATGACAAGTGATTACTTGCATATTTTCAGACTACCCTACGATAGTAAAAGGCTTGCAGAAAAGGAAGACGGATGGGATACCGTTATCGACCAAAAGCTTCCAGAAGTTCTTGAAGGATACTTTCGATATGCTACAGTTCTAGAAGGAACTCTAAAGGAAAGAACCGATTTTGCCATCAACATCATTAACGCCATCCAGACTCAGACTCCCGAGGATGAACAACAGTCAGTTTGACGAAGTTGAAACACTGATTGAACATTCTAAGTACTCCTCTCGGCAATGCCCGACATGTGGCGTCTATTCTGAAGAGGCTGGACCCGGAGTTTACGAGTGGCCAGAAAGTACCTTTCGCCTTTGGGGAAAGGAATATCCCTGCGACTGCGATTCTCAGATTACCTTAATGCGCCATTATCTTCTGGCCCATATGCCGGATGAGTATTGGCGGCTAAATGAGAAAGACTACTTCGGAGATCCAGAGGCTTGGAAAGAGACTCAGAAGTATCTCGATAACTGGGCCGGGATGAAGAATCATGGAATCGGCCTAGAGTTCTATTCTCCCCGTCAGGGAACTGGCAAGACCTTCCTTGCAACCTATGTAGCACGCGAGCTAATTAAACGTGGCGAGCGAGTATACTTCATCACCTTCAGGAGCATCATCAGCCTTTATTCGAAGCCTTACGAGGACCGCCAGATTGAGGAGAACCGTCTTCATAACGATACCGTTCTGGTACTTGATGAAGTGATTTCCCCGAACAGTCTAGCCCAGCAAAACCTCTTTGGAGACAAATTTGAAGAGCTTATTCGTGACCGCACTAACTATGGAAAGATTACAATTTTGACAACCAATTTGGTCCCAAATGAACTGGATGAGTACTATCCTCGTACATATTCGCTACTTAGTGCGAAACAAAAGCGGGTTAAGATCAACGGCGACGATGTTCGTAGAGAAGGAATGGGGCTAATCAATCTTGAATTAGCGGAGAATAACGAGTCGAGGCCGCTAAGCTAATGGCCGATATATTCATTCTCGATTTAGACGAAGAGTTCATGTCACACCTTGTCATTCAAGATTCTTGGTTGGTAATCCAATCCGAGTCAATCAGCTACGACCTTATTGAAGACCCCTTTGTTCAAAAGGTCTACGAGTACCAGCGAAACCATTTCCACAAAGAGGGAAAGATTGCTACGGCGACCGTCCTAGCAGAAGAGTTTGATGTCGATTTTGTTGAGCCAGAAACGGCGATTCATGATCTTGTTGAGCGACTACAGGTTAGATACCTCAAGAATAAGGGACGAGATACCCTTAAAGAGGCCATCGAGATTCAGAAGGAAGATCCTCTTGCCGTTCCGGGATTCCTGGTTAGAAAAGGTCGAGAGCTAGTTGCCATCAGTTCTACAAAGGGCGAAACCTTTGGATCTGGAGACTTTGATCGATCAATGCTTCTCTATGACAAGAAGGTTAACGTTGGACCCGGAGCTAGCTTAGGATTTGATGAACTCAATGACCACTTTTATGGACAGAGAGGATTGACATTTCTAATAGCGCCCCCAAAGAACTACAAGAGTTGGATGATAATCAATACCCAGATTGCCAACGTCATCGACGGGAAATTCCCGTACACCTATAGTCTAGAACTTCCTGCGGAAGAAACAGATATGCGGCTACGTTGTCTTATGGCCGACGTTCCCTGGTGGAGATACCTCAAGAACTCCTTGAAGCCTGAACAAAAGGAGAAAATGAGAGAGGCGTCTGAGTACCTTGATGACATCGGAGTTTATCGAATTACCAAGCCGCCACAAGGCGAGCGGTCGATTGATCAACTTGTAGACCGTGCTGGCAATGCAGGAGCCGATTTGGTCCTTATCGACCAGCTTCAGTATGTTGAGGTTGATGGAAAATCTCTTGGCGAGCTTAACAATACCGGAGCCTATTTCGGGGTTATCAATCGCGCCCGTAACCTGTCGGATGACATTCCAATAATGATTGCCCATCAATTCAACCGGCAGGCGATGTTTGCCGATGAGATGCCAGATATTCGGTATGCAAAGGGATCTTCTGCAATTGAGGAGGCTGCTACTCTAGCTTTGGGTCTATGGGCAAACAAGGATATGCGCCGTTCAGGAATTCTTGAAATGGGAACCCTGATCTCCCGCAACTACATGTATGCCTCCTGGGAACTTGAAGTTGAGTTAAGTCGAGGATGCAGTTTCAAAGTGATCGGTCGCAAAGAAGATGAGTGATGAACCGACGATAATTCCGTCTTGGTTATCTGATGAAGACGAGATAGCTCCGTGTCCCTGCGGAGGACCAAGAATAGGTCCAATCGCCGTTATCAAAAGCGAGCGCGGACTAAAGACCGGCTACCACTATCCCGGTTGTCTCCAACTTCGTAGGGCACATGAAGAACTTGATGAAGAAGATACTATCGACTGGGAGTGATATACTTAGCTAATGGCTAAGTTACGCTATTCCGAGTTTGTAGATGATATCGATGTAGACGCTTTTGAAGCGGCTATTGGTTTCGACGCGCAAAGTAACGATAAAGGTAACGATATCGGATTTTGTCCTGACTTTTGGGGCCTCCATAAGAACGGAGACACCACCGGAAAGTTTGCTATCCATCGGGACAAAAGGGTCTATAATTGCTGGGTATGCGGGGGAGGATCTCTCCTTGACCTAGCTATGCACGCCAATGATATGGACGTTGATGACGCCACCTACTGGCTTTATCAATTTGCCCACGGAGAACAGAAGACCGACTCCGAATTTACTGAATATCTTCTTGAGATGCTCAAAGATGTTGAAAAGCGTGTTGCCACAATGCCTTATTTCAATGAGCGAGTTCTAGACCGCTTTAACGGTCCCCGAGACTGGTTCTATGATCGGGGAATCTCGGATGAGGTTATCGAAGCTCATAAACTTGGAACCAGCCTACTATACCAGAAGACCGCTCCTCGAAAGAACGTCGGATCTGAAAAGGTCAAGATTGACGAAGACTACATTGGTCCAGTAGCCATCTTCCCTCATTACTGGCAGGGTAAACTTGTTGGTTGGCAGCATCGCTGGATCGATTTTCCCGATACTCCAAAGTGGCTTGGTAAATGGGTCAATACGACCGATTTTCCAAAATCTGAAACTCTCTACAACTTTGATAACGCTCAGAAGGCTAAGGAGCCGATTGTGGTAACCGAATCAGTTGCCTCTGTGCTCTTCCTAGAGACATGCCAAATTCCTGCGGTGTCCACATTCGGCTCAGACGTTTCAGAAGCCCAATTGAGATTATTGAGGCGTTTTCAGGCTGGCGTTTTGCTATGCCCGGATAACGACAAACCTGAGAGTGACAAAATGGGAGCCGGAGAGAAATGGGCAGGCACCATTACCCGATACCTGGAGCGTCATATCCCAGTCAAGCAGCTTCCTCCAGTACCCCTTGGACAGGGAGCCGATTTAGGTGACTTTGCCTATACAGATCATCCCTATGATGATCTTATGGCACATCTAGATTTGGCGTATGATAGCCTCTCTTTATAGCCCAATCGGGACCATAATAGGTGATGGCCTTCACAAAGTTAATGTCAACTGAGTCTGTTGCGGTTCTAACCGACGAGGATGCTGCTCGTATCAATAATGCGATCAGTAAGCTTGGAAAGAGTTCTGCCGCAGAGCTTTCAGATGACGAACGTGAAGTAACATTGCAGTCGAAGTAAATTTCCTTGCGTAGGAAAACTCATCTGCTATGATCAGATGAGAGGCTCAAAGTAGCCTGATAATAAATCGAATTAGAGGTAATAATATGTCACCGTTAGAATTTAGACGTGGTAGAGAAGAGATTCAAAAGGTAGTTGAAGAGCGTAACTCTTCTGACGGAGGTAGCTTCACTCCATTCCTTCCGAACATTTACTGGAAGGACGACAAGGAAGAGAAGTACCTGTTGTTTTTGAATGACATCGATTCTATTCCTAGACTCGATCTCATTACTTTCATCCCTGACGGAAATCATGTCGCAAATGTAATTGCGCACACGGATCAGGTTTTTGGTGAAAGTTCAGATCCGTTCATCGACAAGTGGGATGCAACCGCTCGTGAAATGAACATTGCAATAGCCGTTGAGCTAGAGCCGAAGTTCGAATTGGTTGAGGGTCGTAAGCGTCCTCGTGGATTCGAAGTAGCCACTCGTGAATTTGATCGGAAGGTTCGAGATGAGGACGGAGAAGCTACAGATGAAACCGAAGAAGTTACGGTTCCAGTTGTCGGCGTAATTGTTCAGTCAACCACTAACTTCTTTGCCCACATTGAGGCTTATGATGCTAGTGATGCTCCGATTCATTCTACTCCAATCCGAGTAAAGCGAATTGGTAAGGGCACGAACACCAGCTATAACGTCGATGGGTTCCCGGATCAGAAGATTGATTTGACCAACCTTATCGAGTACATTCCTGGAATCTCGTACCTAGACAAGGACGAGATTGAGGCCATTGTAGAAGACTCGGAGAATCAGTCTCCAGAGGAAACCGCATTGGTAATCGGAAGCGTTCTGCTAGAGAAGCATCTACAGGAACTAGCTGATCAGGAGCGTTATGAGCGACTGCTTGATAACGTTACCGAATCGTTGGACAAGTTCGGAAAGAACAAGAAGAAGGAAAAGAAGCCTGCTACTCGTTCAACCCGTCCTTCTCAGCGTCGTTCGGCAGAAGCAGAAGAGCCAAAGGAAGCTAAGGAAGAGGTAACCCAGGACTCCCCAGCGAAGTCTAAGCTTGAAGAAATTCGAGCAAAGGCCGAAGCAAAAAGGGCAGCTAAGGGTGACTCTTAAAGGACCTGAAATTGGATTGTTTACTGATGGGTCCGCCTATCATGTAGACCAATCCGGTGGTTGGGCCTGGATTGCCTTCGACACTTTTGATGAAGAAGAATTCGACTTTGGTGGCGAATCAGAAACCACCAATAATCGAATGGAGTTAACTGCATGGATCGAGGGATTGAAGTCGTTATATCGATCTCTCGGTCCATGTGATGTGCTAGTATATTCTGATAGCCAGTATGTCGGCTTAGGAGCGATGGACCCCGGAAGAAAACGAAAGATGAACGTTGATCTCTGGGAAGATCTTGATTCGGCAGTAGCTCGACACTCATACGTTGAATTCGTTTGGGTCAAGGGCCACGATGACAGTTATTACAACCACTTTGTAGATGAATTAGCAGGAGAAGCACGAAAAGCATGTCAATAGTCCCGTTGCACAATCATAGCCATTATTCTCAACTTGACGGTTTTTCAACCCCTGAGGAGATTGCCGAACGTTGTGTTCAAATCGGTTGCTCATGTTGTGGTCTAACGGACCACGGAGTTGTCACCGGACACTTGGATTTTTCGAAGCAGCTAACTAAACGTGGCATCAAGCCAATATACGGCTGCGAATTATACCATGGCGTAGTTCCTCACAACAACATCGGTAAAGGCCGCGACCAAGCTCACCTGATAGCTTTGGCCATGACAGACGAAGGATTGAAGAACCTCTGGCGGCTAGTTAATGCTACTGCCTCTAGAGAGCGTTTTCATCAGGTTGGTAGGATTAACTGGGAAGACCTAGAAAAGTATCGAGAAGGGCTTGTTGTAACCTCTGCGTGCGCCTTAGGGTTGGTTCCTAAGAACGTAGTTCACGGAGATTATGATTACCTCAACCGCTACCTTGATATCTTTGGTGACAATTTCTACATTGAGATTCATACCTATCCTACTAACAAGGATTTCATTGACAAGGATAGCGATGAAGTGTCTAATATGGGTATCATTAATGAGGCTCTCATTTCGGTTGCCCAGGAACGTGGGCTTCCAATGGTCTATGCTAATGATGCTCATTATGCCTTCCCTGAACAGTATCCTCAACACGACCTTTATCTAGCTCTTCAAACCGGCCAAACGGTTTTTACCCCGGTTGAAGATCGCAAACAATGGCACCCTCCCGGAGCCGTATCCATTATGGATGAAGTCGGAGTACGTAATGCCCTCGACTATCTTCCCGACTATGTAATAGACGAAGCTCTTGCTAATAGTGTGGCTATTGGAGAACGAGCAAATGCGGGACTACCTAAAACGGGTCGTCATCTTCCGGTTTTTGTTCCCGCCGATTGCCCATTCTTGGACGAGGAGCAGGCGACTAAAACGGCAGAAGAACTTTTTGTCGAATTGGTAGAACAGGGGCTTTATCATCGATATGGTGAGGAACCATCTTCTGAGGTTTGGGAACGTGCCGTATACGAGATGGAAACTTTGATCAAGGACAACATTCATCATTACTTTTTGATGGGCTGGGACGAGATCAAATTTGCCGAGGGAGAAGGAATTGAAATCGGTCCCGGACGAGGTTCTTCTGCTGGTTCTATCGTCGCCTACGCTCTTGGAATTACCGATGTTGATCCGCTCCACTATGGACTCATCTTTGAGCGATTTTGGAATTCAGGACGTACTGATGGCTTCCCAGATATCGATACTGACTTTGCTCGCTCTGGCCGACCTAAGATCCGCGAATACCTTATCGAGCGATGGGGAATTAACCGAGTTTGTTCGATTGGAACAGTTGGACGAATGAAGCCCAAGGCTGTTGTGGATAAACTTCACAAGGGATGCGGGATATCCTATTCGGAGGCCGATGCTTTGAAGAAGATCCTCGATGGAACCCGAGATCTTGAAATTCACGGTGCCGATCAGATTGGGTGGAATCCTGATATCGAGCCGGGTAAGGTAATTTACGTCAAAGAGGATGTTGGAGAGGCAATCGATCAATGGATCGTGGCAGAACCTTCTAGACAAAAATTGCGCCAACTCTTCATCGACATGTGCGAACAGTGTTGTTCCCGAGTAGAGGGTTACGGGATTCACGCTTCTGGAATCGTTATCTCTGACATTGATTTGGCCGACTATGCTCCTGCGTATCTTCGAGGGGGAAAGGAAGAGGGAATCCCCGCCACAATGTTTCCAATGGCCGAGATCGAAAAGCTAGGACTCAATAAACTTGACGTTCTTGGTTTGGCAACTCTTGACACTCTTGATATTTGGAAGAAGCAGATGGCCAAACAAGGAGTAGATATTACATGGTCCGGATTGGATAAAGAGGATCATCCTCATGGAATGTGGAAGCTTCTCGCTGACGGAATCTGTGCCGGAATCTTCCAGGTCGAGCAGGGATATCCGAAGCAGCTATGCGAAAAGATGAAGCCAGAAACGGTTGAAGATTTGGCCGTTCTTGTGGCTCTAAACCGTCCTGGACCGATTGGCGAGAAGATCCCCGAAAGTTACATTGCGCGCCGCCTTGGAAAGGAAGAGGTTACCTATCCTCATCCAATTCTTGAGGAAATTTTGAAACCAACCTACGGACTCTTCGTATATCAGGAACAGGTCATTGCCTTTTATAACGCCATCGGCTATACCCTTCACGAAGCCGACGCCGTTCGAAAGATTTTGGGTAAGAAAAAGCCAGAAGAACTTGCCGCCCTTTATGACGGGTCCGGAGAATGGGAAGGACGTAGTTATCCTTCAATGGCTCAGGTTGCCGGAATTCCAAGAGATCGAGCAGACGCTATTTGGAAGACTCTTGAACGATTTGCTTCTTACTCGTTTAATAAGTCTCATGCGGTTGCTTATGGCATCATTGCTTTCCGCACGGCCTTTGCCAAGTACTATGGAACGGCGGAATTCTATGCATCCAACATTCAGATCGTAGAAGACAAGAAACGAAAGAAGATGCTTCCAAAGTATGTCTCGGAAGGCCGTCGCTACTTCAATATTCAGACATTGCCTCCGGATATCATCCTGTCGGACGAAAAGACCTCTGTAATCGACGGAAACGTTTATCTGGGATTTTCTGATGTCAAGGGTGTCAAGAGTAGCGGATCGGTTATCGTCGCAATGCGTAAGGAAGGTAAGTATGACCTCTCTAGTCCAGAAACGTTTCTAAATCAGCTTGAAATTGCAAACAAAGAATTTGCAAAGGCAAAGAAAGAGGCCGCAGCGAACGGAACCCCTTGGGGAAAGGAAATTAAGTCTCCGAAGCAGCAGATTGATAAAGCCAAGATTCAGGCACTCCTAGATGTGGGTGCCTGGGGTCAGGATGACGTATCCTTGAAGGATATCCAGTTCTTTGAGTCAGAATTACTACACGTTACTCTTACCGATAATGTCGATGCTATTCTAGAACGACACAAGGAGGATATCCAGGACCTTGATAGTTATTCAGAAGCCCTAATTCCGTTTGCCGAAAAGGTAATTGACGACGAATACAGTCCAAGTGAATATTACTACAAAATCTGTGGTATAGTTACTGATATACGACCAACTGTGGTCAAAAAGACTGGTGCCCCAATGGGCATCGTGACAATAGAGTATGGAAATGATGAGCTTACCTTTGCAGTATTTTCTCACAAATGGGCACAAGACAAATTTTTGTTCAAACATGGAAATGTTGGAATATTCAGGATCAAGCATACTGGTCCTACGGAAAAACGAGATCAAGAGGGATACTCTTTTGAAGAAGGTTGGTTATTGAAATAATGGCAGAAGCAGTTAACGCAAAACTTGAAAAGGCCGTGGCAGCAACGGTTACTAAATTTGGTCATAAGTCGGCAAGCCTTGGAAGCGAGAAGTATGAACTGAATGTTGTTCCTTCTCCTTCTATCATGCTCGACTACATGCTTGGGATTGGAGGATTTCCATACGGTCACATGGTAGAGATTTTCGGCTCGAATGGGCTTGGAAAAACGAGTGCCCTTCTTTATGGAACCCTTGCTAATGTACAACGTCAGGGAAAGCTTCCGGCTCTTATCGCTATGGAGCCTACATTTGATGCTAAGTGGGCACAGAAGCTTCACGGATTAGATCCCGATCTTCTTTTGATCAATCGTCCAGACAATGCTGAAGAAGCAATGGAGATGCTTTACGATCTTGTCTTCGGCGGTCTTGTAGATTACATTGGGATTGATTCTGTAGGGGCCATGGGAACCAAATCAGAGGCCGAAGGTGGAGGAAAGAGGGCTTATGGTCCATCGGGCGTAATTACTAGCGGATTGAATGCCACGATTCCCCGACTATATCGAAACAACATGGGATTGATGATTATCAACCAGCAACGTCAATCTGGAAGTTTCCAAGGAAATACGACCTTTGAATCTCCCGGTGGAGAAGGTCTGAAGCATCACGCTATGATTCGTATTCAGCTAAAGCCAGGGAAGGGTCGATATATGGCTAAAGTTGATGGAGAGAACATCATGGTCGGTCGTACCCTAAGCTGCACCTTCAAGAAGAACAAGCTGGCTATGGCTTCTAATAAGAAGGCCGATTTTGATTTCTTCCACATTGAATCTGCTGAATATGGTTTGGGCGTAGATCACACTAACGATATCCTCAACGTCGGTAAACTAACCGGAGTGATTACTGGAAACGGTTGGTATTATCACTCTACTTTCCCTACAGGAAAGATTAATGGAAAGCCAGCCATTGCCAAATTCCTCTCCGAAAATCCTCAAGCGCTAGAAGTCATTCGTCAAGAGGTTATGGAGAAGATGATCAATAAGGAACTTCAAGCTGCGGCAGAACAGGATGAAAGTGGCCAAGCGGGGGACGAATAAGGCTCGAAGCCTTGATCAAGAAAATCACTTGGCTAAACTTTTTGACGGGAAGCGATCCCCATCATCTGGAGCAGCCAGTAATGACGCAGGCGACATAAGGTGCGAGAAAATCATGATAGAGGCCAAAGTAACAGGAACCCCAGCTAAGGTCAAACGACCAGCTTGGCTAAAACAATTTGAAAAAGTAGCGGAGGAAGCATGGCAAGAAGGACGGGAGCCAGTGATGGCTTTCCGTTTCTTTGATCCCGAAAGCATTCTGTCCGATTCAGATGGTATCATAGATTTAACGGTTCGGATTTGTGCCGACGACGCTTTAAGAGAGAAAAATTATGTTGAAGTTCGATAGCAGTAAGGTCATCAAAGACTTAGGTAAGAAGTACAAGCTAGTTCCTTATCTCGATAAGGTGTGGACGACGTTTGATGAATCCTTTGAGTTCTCCTACGAACCAAAGATAACCGATTACGGTTGGCATCCATCTGGTCACTGTACGCCCTCTATTTTGGAGCTATATGACTATGCTAAGCCGCTTTACTTGAAAGCAATTAGTGTAAAGTCCTTCTCGGGTCTTCCGCCCGCTTCTCCTTTACCGGCCAGCACTCGTAAGTCGTTTATCGTTGGCCATTATTGGCATCAGGTACTTCAGCATATAGTCTGTAACAAACTTCATTGGTGCGGACCCGAAGATCTCGAACGTAAGGGAATTCGCGCTTGGGGAGATTTATCCGGGGACACTTTTCAACCATTTCATTTTGCTACTGGATCAGGAGATATCGTTCCTTGCGTCGCTCCTAATTGGACGGGCATCGTTGACATCAAGACAATGAGCGCCAACCAGTTCAAGCAAAATGGCATTCCGGCTTGGGCCGCAGACAAATACGAATGCCAAATGAACATCTACATGGACTTTTTTGATCAAGACAACGCTATAATCCTTGCCGTCAATAAGGATGGCCCCCATGACTTCAAGGAATTCATGTTTCAAAGGAATCAAGATTTGATAGATACCATTTACGGAAAATGGGAATTTGTCAGCCATTGCTTAGACATTGGCGAAGCCCCAACCGAGGAAGATGATTTGTTATTTCCAATAATAACCAAGGGTCCGACAATCTAAGGGTCCTCTCCTTCGACCCAGGAGCCGAGAAAGCAGGCTGGGCTGTTATTGATTCTGGCCCAACCTATGTTGCTTCCGGAATAGTCAAGTTCCCGCGCGGCAAAACTCCTTTTCAGAAGTATCGTCTACTCCTAGCTGAGTATTGGGTTGAATATGCCTACGATCTACTTCTAACCTATTTACCCGACCTTGTTGTTACCGAGACAGTTCCCTCGACCGGGGCTAACAACATGTCCCAGCTATATCTAGCTAACGTGATGGCTAGCACAGTTCATGCTGTTGGTTACTTTAACAGTAAATCGCTGACCGTAAAACAGGTTAGCGCTCGGTCTGTACAGTCTAAGATCGCCATTAGGGGACGATCCTCTAAGATCACTAAGGTAAATGTCCGAGATGGTGTTCTCAGCATTCTTCCTGAGTTAGCCCACAAGAAGCCCGAATGGATCAAGACCGGCATATCTGAGGAGAGCGATGCGCTCGCCATTGGGTTGTACGCCCACAAATTTCCTATCAAATAATAGGCGAGATTGCAATGTTAATTAACGTATGTTACACTAATCTTAATGGAAGACAAAAATAAGCCAACGAAGGCTACCGAAATACCAGCGCATCTTATTTTAAGAGAAGTGCTTAGACACTATACTGAGTTCAAGGCATATGTGACATCTCATATGGATGACCACATTATTGAGCACAGTTACTACGTAGACGAGGAGGATGGAACAAAAAGGAAAGTTACAGTATCGATATCGTTTTGGGATCTTCAGGGAGCTTTAGCTGAACTTGCCCCAAGAAAAAGAGAAGCTGTTTTTTGGAATGTAATTATGGACTATAAGCAGAAGGATGCCGCAAGGATAATGGGCATTACGACCGTCAGTATAGGTCAGTATACCTCTGCCTCAATGGAACAGATTGCGGCCAAGCTTTTCAGTAGTGAACACCTAACCGAAGAAACTTTATGACAGAAGATTTAGAAGAAGTAGAATTAGACGACGAGGATCTTGATGAAGACGAGGAAGCCGGATTTAACCCAGAAGGGGATTATTCTAAACTGGAACTTGAAGATTGGGCAAACCAACTATTGTTGGAGGATGTCAACCGAGAGTTATGTCCTCAATGTAAGGCTAACAATAGAGCCAACCCCAAAAAATTTCCGAACGAAATTCCTTATGGTTCGGAAACGGGGGTTATTGAAGCCATGCCCCAGTTCCATAAAAGCGGCGATCCAATTGTGGACGAGAATGAAAACCAACTATATATCGACTATCCAGAATACGTCTGTGAACTAGGACACAAGTGGTATAAAGGAGAGGGTCCTCGAAGAGACTGGAAGGGGCCGAATCAGGTTCTTTCAAAGAGCCATTTGGAAAACCGGCAACGAAGAGAAATTCAAAGTTCCTTTGGAACGGCTGATCCCGCCTTTACCCTTAACAAGAATGGCCAACCGGGGATTTACAATCGTGTAGGCGAGGGTGGAAGAAAACAAAACACCGACGAACAGCGGAAGAAGAATGGAGCGTCCTTTTTTGGAAGCTCTAGTCCCGCCGAATCCTGGGGATGGCGTCTTTCGGAACATCAAAAAGAGGAAAAGACCTCAGAAGTCAAATCAAGAATTCTTACTCCTGAAGAGCTAGCCGCCCTTCCGCGAGGACGAAACTCCTTATTCGGAGAAGAGAAGCGAGATCTACGACAGTTCGTGATGCCAAAATGAACGATCTAACCGTATCAGACGAAGAGCGAAAGAAGCGTCAAGAGATTCTGGAAAGTAAGGGACTTGAAGGCGTCAAAAAGAAATGGGAAAATGAAGATCGTGCTGCCCTTGAGTTAGCTCAGTCTCGTTATGCTCCCCCTATTTTTGTGGAACCAAGATGTGCTATTTGTGCCGGGGATTATGCTCAATGGCGAGTATGGATTGAACAGCAACTCTATAAAGGACGCGCCTATAGTGCTATCGCTAGGGCTATTCCTCCAGTGAATAATCGTCCCCTGGATCGTCGTACTGTAAGTACCCATTTAGACAAACATGTAAAGCTGGACGAAGCAATTGTTCGCGCAACTCTAAATGAAGAGGCAACCGTTATCGGCCAGAACTTCCAAGAGGGTGTCAAAGGAGCAATCACTGACCGAGGAATCGTCAAGGTTCTTATCCAAAAGGCTTATGAAGATGCGATGGCCGGGATTACAACGGTTGAACCCAAGGACCTCATCCAGCTAATCAAGCTTAGCCAGGAGTTTGAGTCCGGGAATACCGACCTTCAATATCGAGAAGCCGAAAATGCTGTACGAATTTTCATGAATGCAATCAAAAATGTTATGCTTAGTGAAACGTTTTTTGATAAGGAAGTCGGTAACACCATCCTTGTAGCCATTCAAGATGAGGTTCGTGATCTCCGAACTAAAGACGAAATTGAAGCTTCTCTAGAAAGCCGTCTAGGACTACCTATCCCGGACGCAGAAGTAATTGATGACCCAACGATACCAAATACTGAATGAAGAACTCTCGGATCAATTAGCTAGCGCTGATCGAGCCGAACAAGCAAATTGGTTAATTCTTGGTCCCAGTCCGGACTTTATCGGGCAATGGGAAGTAGATTCTCTGTGGCCGGATTACTTCTTCGATTTTGAAGACGTTATCGGTTCCTATCGTTCTATCTCTCCTTCGCGTTTAGACCAACTGTTTGATCGTGCTGAGGGAGCGGGTTACCACGTTGCCTTTGTAGAAGATCCGATTACCATTCTCGATGATTATGCTCATCTTCAAGATCCCCCTCCGTTTTCCATTCATTCAACACTTGACAACACCATAAATGGGTTTCTCCCTTGGCAGATCATAGGGTTTAACAAGTTAATCAAAAACGAGTCAATTGGGGCTGGCCTTTTTTGCTACGACACGGGTTCAGGAAAAACGTTGATGATAATTTGTGCCCTTTTGTGGCACAACGGATACAGCAAACACAACTATGATTTGGGCTTGATTGTCGTCAAGTCTAATAACAAGGTTGACACACAGCGAAAGCTCAAAAATCTTGCCGGAATTGAATCGATTATCGTAGACGGAACTCCTACAAAGAGAATGGCTATCTATGATTCTGTTCTCGAAAAGATGAACAACTTTGAACCCGTAGTCGTCATTCTCAACTACGAAAAATTCCGCGAAGATTACGACATGATCAAAAGTCTGGTTTCAGGCAAAAAGGTTTTGGCATTTTGGGACGAAGCTCCGACAAAATTGAGTAATCGAAATTCGGTGCTATACAAAAAGGTGAAGAAGTCAATTTATGACAATTTCCCCTCGAAGCCTCGACCATCCTGGATACGTCATTGGGAATTGACGGCAACCCCGATTCAAAATACCCCAATGGATCAGTATTCAGTAACGAGGTTGATCAACCCTCCTCTTCTCGGAACCGTATCAGAGTTTGAGGCCGAATATGTGACCTACAAGAACCCCCTTTCCGGGAAACCTCAGACTTTCAAAAATCTCGATAAGCTTGAAGCGAAATTAGGCTACATGACTCACCGAGTATCAAGATCTGATCCGGAAGTGGCCAAGATGTTCCCGGCCATTGTTTATGATCCTATCACAATCGACTGGAACGATAAACACCGAAAGGTTTATGATCGCTTGACGGGAAAGGCTAAGGATCTTCTTGAATCGGAAGACTTTTCTGAAGACAACGTTCTATCAATCATCCAGGTCATGCAGATGATTTGTGATGCCCCAACGATGGTGCAACAATCGGCTTCTAATCGACAGGCGTTTGAAACCTCTCTAATTACTCCGTTTAACGAAGATGGACCAATCCCTAACTTTAGTGGACCAAAAGGCTCAGAGGTCGCGCTGAAGCTACTAGAGGGCATATCTGTAAACGAATTAACCAACGATGGCCATACCAAGATTGAAACATGGCGGGAAATCTTGATGGAGAAACATCCTGACGAGAAAATCATTACCCATATGACCTGGGCCGGATATGGATTTCCTCCTTTGACTAAGAAATTAGACGAGTGGGGAATCTCCTATATTTGCTATGTCGGAACGGACAAGCAGAAACAGGAAGCTCTTGATTCTTTCCGAGATGACCCATCGATTCGCATATTTCTAACAGGAGATTCGGGAGCAGATGGAATCGATATTGCCCAAGCAACTGTAGGAATCAACTACAACTATCCGTGGACTTGGGTTAAGGTCGAACAACGAGAGGGTAGACGTAATCGAGTGAACTCGTTAAACAAGACCATCTATACTTACGATCTGATAATGGCCAACTCTATTGATGAACGCAAGAGAGAAATCATCGACCAAAAGCACGAATATCATGTTGCCCTATTTGAAGGACGTGCTGCCGATTTTGCCCAAAGCGCAAGGGTAGGGCGTGAAGAATTGCTGTACGTACTTTTTGGTTAAGAAGAGCGTCGAATAGCAAATGGGGAACCAATTGCCGTAATTCCTGCATAAAGGTTGAGTTGTTGTGAACGAGCTATCAGTTGACCCGAATTTGTAGTCACAGAAAGATTAACTTGAAGTCCGGGAATTACAAACTGATAAATGTGAGAAACGGTTTGTCCATAACCAATTACCCCATCACCAAAATCCCAACGATATTGTATTATTGTTACGCCAGGAGGGACGGTAAGTTTAGGAAGTCCTAGGCTAGCCGAATCTGTTGCATAAAAGGTAATCGCATTTCCTGTAGGCGTTTCAACACTTTGATATTGAGCGCCAGAAGGAGGATAAGAAACACCGTCCTCTACAAATGAAGGGAGAGCCGTAGAGGGTGTCCAACCAAAATTACAAATTACCGGAGCGGTATAAATGGGGATATCGTTAATTGTACTCATTAGACGGTGACCACCGTTAAGGTTGAATTTCGTTGATTATAGGCATCGGTGACAGTAAGAGTAACGTTATAACTACCGTGGGCTGCATATGTATGTGGAGGAATTAGCTTACCGACATAGACTGTCCCATCACCAAGATTCCATTCGTATAGAATGATGTTTGCTGATCCCGCCGTTGAGGTATTTGTGAAGGTCCCAATAAACGATCCTCCAACTGCGCTAAACGATGCGGTCGGCCCGGTTATCCCGCTTAGAGCATCCTCTGGCCAAATCAATCTTCCTAATTGTGCATATTGAGGGATGAAGTTGGGGGCACCCATGATAGAAGCTGCCTGGGTTAATGCCTTGGCTCTTATTTGGAACTGGGTTCCCCAGATAGGGAATTGTGCTCCGTATTGGTCGGAGTTAATCAATTCACGAAAATCAGTCCACGGAGCATAGTTGGACGACCAGGAATCGCTTGATACTGAACGACCGCTCCATAGAACCGCTCGTTCAAAAGCCGATACACCATCAACCCAGAATGTTCCGTTAATGGCTTCTGGTTGATAAACGAATAGTTGGTAATTTCCTGCTTGTGTTAATCCAAATGGTGGGTCAAGAACGATATGCTGCCATTGATCTGGAACGATTTGGGGCATTGGCAACGTTAACGAGAATCCATCTTGAGAGACAAGTTGGACGGAAATCGTTCCACCTTGATTTAGTAAACTACTCGGATACCACAAGTCAAAGACAATTCCAGCCTGAGTTAAATCGGTATAAGGTAGAACATTAGAAATAAATCCTTGATTCACGAGTGTTCCATAAACCTGTATCTTGTAGCTTTCGGATGTTGTTGTTCGAGTAGAGTCTCTACTAATGGATGAGCCGGTAACCCCTCCAACTACATTGTCCGGACCTGCTCCAAAGGCCGTCCACAACTCGGTATTAGGGGTTGAGTTAGCATAAACCTGTCCACCTGAAACTGGAGTAAAACTGTTCAACGGGGTTGAAATGTATTCTGCAAAACATGCACTTCTTTGACGGATATTGGCAATCGAGGCCGTTCCGTCCGTAACGTTAGATGCTGACCTAACGCTTCCTGCCATTCGAGGAAACGTAAATTCATCGTTAATGGCCGTGGAATCCAAAACGGCGACGGGATTAATGGACATATCGCTATTAAGCGGATAGATATATGCATGGGCTGTTGTGCCCTTTACTGAACAAATAAGGATATAGTAGGTGTTATTTGTCAAAGAATATCCTGTAAAGTTGTACGGAGTTATTAGAGCATTACCAATGGTAAGTGATTGAGTTGCTCCCCAACTCAGGGTAAAGGCAACCCAGTTATTACTTGGAACATTTGAAGTAAGGGGTTGAGGTAGTCCGTTTAATTCGGCCTGAATGAAGTAATCTAGATCAAGTTGATTAGTGAAGGTTTCGGTGTCATTTTCTCGCATAAATACGTTAACCGTATTTGTACTTGCTTGGGACCCGGTGTAGAATACAACCTGCATCTCAACATCAATAGGCGTTGGGGTTGCACTTAGAGGGAGTACTTCGGTATTCATGTTTCCGTAGGAATCCAAAACCCAATCGTTAAGAACGGCATTGACGGAATCGCCACCTGTCTCGATGTATTGAGCGGTGTCTCCCGTTATTGCATAATTATTACGCATAAAGGCTATCGAATTAACCCCCGCGAAATATGCCTTGTTGTTATCAAAATTAGCCGTCAATTCTCGATAAAAATGACGACAAGTAAGGTAGAAGAACATGACAGGCATCGACTGTTCGAAAACGATCTGTTCTCGACTAAGAGATGATACGTCTGAATAATCGACATTTGGTGAAACGACCCCTGATTCAACCGGATAATTGATCGCGGAACCCGAAGTGGCCCTCTGTACAACAGATCCTAATAGAGTTGTTGGATCAGCCAGATTTCCAGGAGGCTGGGTATAGGTGTTCATTACCAAATTGATCTTTTGCAAGGTGGTTGGGTCCACCTGATCAGATGCGTCATTTAAGGTAGAAAAGAAGTTGTTGATCTGAGGAATATTCGAAGACGACGCTGGAGCAGCCGGTTGCTGACCGATATCATCAAGATAGTAGTTGTAGGCGAAGTCAAGGGCGTCGTAAGAAACGTTTACTTGACTTGCAATAAATGACGGCAACTCCATTTGTCCGATGAAGAAATCAGCTACCCATTTAGGGTACTTTTTGTAAGCTACAGGGATTGGGAAGTTACCTGGATTATACGATTGTGGCTGAAGATCCGAGAATTCGATCTTGACATATTTGGCCACCATCGGTGTCGGTAGATAGTATTCCTGGGCTACTGTTGTAACGTAGGTTTGAGGAACATGGGTCCACAACTTTTGTTCCCATTCCGTTTCGGTTAAAGGAGACAAACCCTCGGATGTATTGTTTGTGTCATCTGTTGAGTAGTAAATGTTGAACCCAACATTTGGGGTAATTGGGTCTACAAAAACCGAATCGATAACTGTCGTGTCATCCTGAATTGCCGATTCAACCAGTTCAACAGAACTTGACTGACCCTTTTGTGTAACCCATTCCCAACCAATTTGGTCGCCATCTCCGTAAGGAAGATATCCCGTTCCAAGAGTTACTTGAATAGTGTCTAAATAGAAGTCAACTGTCTTGGTTGATCCCGAAGTATTGGTGGCTACAATTGAGATTGTGGCTAGGGTTGCACCAACCGGAGGAGTAGCCGTTTGTTGATAGGCTGTAAGTCCCGTCGCAGTTATCGTATTTGTAGAGGAGCCTAAGAAGGTTGCTCCGCTATACCAGTTAATCAGAAACTCTATTCCCGTACTCGTGGGAACTGTTAGGGCATTAAGCTCACAAGACAAGTATAGATTCAACATTGGATTGATCGGAATTCCACTAGATGGAGAAACGATTCCTGCTGTGGCCCCAGTTGGTAAACTAGCCGTTAGCCTTAACGAATTATTGCCCAAAAAGGACCAACTGTTTTCTACCGCTTTGGTAGAGAGGGTTCCTCCTCCAGAAGTTGTAGAAGCCCACCAAGCGGGAGCCGCTGTGATATTGTCATATTCGAAACTAGGGTTTCCGATGTAGTTTATCTGCCCATAACTAGCAACCTCAGCCACGGGCCTAACATCAAAGTATATGCTCTTGACTCCAAACTGGGATGGACATGGATCGCTCATCCAGTGACCTGTATTGTCTCCCACTATACCCGTTGTGTCGGTACTGGCGGCACCGTTACCAAGAACTACCGAACGATAGTTGTTGCCAAGAAAATCGACTCCGTTATCTGCTGTTAGGCCAAGAATTCTGAAGCAGAACGAAAGGTTATTTCCGGCATTAGTAAGAGCCACCATAGAGGAGTTGTATGCCTCTAAAGGAGTGATAGGATTTGGTTGCGAATACCAAATGGCGGTTACATCTGCTTGACCGAGAACCCCAAATCGAAGGAGATTGTTACTCCCTATAACCATTGAGCTATCAACGGGGATCGTCGTCGGAAATAGAACGTCATACCAGATTTGACTTCCATCGGCGTGACTTCCTACGGTTGTTCCTGTTGCAAGATTACTCCATCCTGATCCCGTGATATACTGGTCAACCGTCCATTCTAGAGAAGCTGCGGCAGCCATTCCAGTAGTGACTGAAACAAGAAGCTGAAATCCTGATAGATCAGGATAATTCAATTCTCCCGAATTTGTTCCTCGCTCATAATTTGATGGCAATTGAAAGGTTTGATAAAACCAGCTACTCGAAATAGTCTCATATGCCCCTGAAGCAGGAGTTTGATTCTGATCAATGATAACGCCAGAATAGTTTTGTGCCAAAGTAGCCATCAAACTTTAAGCTACGTTTCTACCTACGCGAAGGTTTTGAACCTCGATGCTATATGGCAATAGATTACCGAATCCGTCTGTAAAGGGGGAGTTGTTTGCGGTTACTTTGGTAAAGCCAACCCTTAGGTATCTAGTAAAAATCTGGTTACCTAATGAATTTGAAAAGTAGATCGCTACAGTTGTCCATGGATTAGTATTGGTTGCCGAGTAAGAGAGACTCGTGGTTGATATTGCTGTCGCGTTTGGAACCAAAGTAATCGGATAGAACAGACGAGCAGGAGATTGGTCAAGTAGGTCATATTCTACCGAAATTGTGTACGGCTTATTGCTTGCTTCAAAATACAGGAGGTTTACGGCTTGAACAGTTCCTAAATCGATTTCTAGATAATCCGTACCCGATGCTCGTTCTAGAGAAGACCAAAATGAAGATTGAACTGGTTGGGGAACCCCTGGCAATCCTTGGTAATCAACGGGGTAGATTCCGTTAATCATCATCTCGTTTGATCCCGTAACAGAGGTAATCGTTAGAGGTTCGGCTTGGGCCGCTATTGATTGGGTAGCAAAAAATTGTGCTGAAGGATTAGTATAGGGAGAGAGGAACGGATAGAGTGCGGTTTGAAGATTAGAGAATCCGCCTACATGAATATCGTTATCGAGAGCGGGCCACTGGGGAGAACCACCACCGGAAGTAGGGGATAGCGTGGTCCCATACAGGCTGTCAAGCAATGCATTTTCGGTATATGCGATAACGTTGGAGATGTTGTGAAAGCCCTGATAGCTTCCATTAATGTCTCCTTCGGCTCGCGGAGCTTCGTGTTCAACTCCCTTTTGAATCCAATGGGTCGAATCTAGAGTTGGCCACGGTACTGCTCGATTTCCGGTGACATATCTAACGACCCCTGTAAGAGTAGATTCTGAGAGGATTGCGTTCGCTGGTTGGCGTAAGGTTGATCCTTGCCCGCTTCCCAAGGTGACAATCGAGGTTACGGGCTGAATATCAGAAAGGGCGTCGTACATGTAGAAAGTATTTTGAGGACTCAAAATCACGTTTTCTCCATCGGCTGAAGTTCCTACTTGACTAACCTCTACGATTGCCACGGGGATAGCTCCTGTGATGGTTGTTGTCAAAGATGAAGTAATCTGAAGATCGGGAACATCCTGATTAGCCAAGGCTCCTGTGAATGCGACCTGGACGGGTTGATCCGGAAGGGGTCCGCCAGTGACGATGATGTTATTTCCAACCGAAGGAATTGCCTCCAAAGCCGTTTGAATTACGTCGTAGGTTGTGTTATAGGCCAAGGAAGAGGTAGTGTTGTTATTTCCAACGGGGAAAGTGATGGTAAAGGTTCCTCCCTGAACGTTGGAGAAGCTAATCGTTTGAATTTCGCTTTGGGAAATGTTCTGGTTAGGAACAATGATAACCTCTTCGGTAGATTGGGTAATCCCCATTGGCTGTAGCCCTAAGCGATTGTCGGAAAAATGATCGTATAGGGCTTTGTAGTTCTCGATAACCTCAACCGGATATCCTAGTCCTGATTTTGCCGCCAATTCCATCCCCTGAACTGTCCCTCCTGCTCTAACGGCATGAAGGAAATCAATCACCCGGTTACGAAACGATGCATCTTGCTGATCAATAAGGGATTGTTCCGCTGATGTCAAGAGGCCGCTTTGATCAAGATCATTTTGTTCCTCAATCAATGGAACGAACTGCAAGGGGTTTGCATAAAGGCCACTTAGCTGACTCGTATTTAATCCTGCTGCCTCTACCGATAGACGAGCAACAAGGTAGTTGTATTGAATTGATCCTACTCCGGATGGACCAAGAAGGGCATACAAAAGGGTGACTAGATTTGAATCGATTGCCTTGTTGTAAAGTGAGTCTGGGAATCGATCCAGATAACTGATCGGATTTTGAGGACCCCCTAACGGTTCGATGAAAAATGACTGGTTTACCGTAGCGGTAAAATCAGGGGTTATGGTCGTAGTAGTAACATCAGGAGTAGACATCTAGACCAAAGGCCCAATCCAAGTTTGTTGTGCTCGTGGACGGATAATTAGTCCAGGAAGAGTATCTGTGCTGAGGGCATTCGGAGTTAATTGGGGAAGCTCGTTGTCTCGAAGGAAGAAATCGTAATTGTTAAGGTATTGACAAGGGTTGGCTGGTGTGTTTGTAATTGGCGTTGGGTAGGTTATTGTTGGGGTGACATATTCTCGTCCAAAACAGGTTTGTGTACCTGATCCCGCCGAACTGGTATTAATCGGTGAACCCCCGCTAGTCAAAGAAACTTCAAAGGTATTTGTTGTGGCAGCTACAACAAAGTATTCCGTATTTGCCGTTAGACCTGTTGGAAGTGTGTTGGTCGTAGCAAACGAAACCGTATTACCATTAACAAGGCCATGATTGTTAAGTGTGACTACCGCTGGGGAAGCGTTTGAAATTGTGCAAGTTGGTGGTGCCCAAGTGACTTGATATGTTGTAACTGGGTTAGCTACATTTGTGGTGACGGTATTTGTCGCAATTACCGTTGCTGCTCCGACTCCCGGAATAAGTCCGTTAATAGCCGTTTGAAGATTAGATGCGCTAAGGGTTGAAATGGTTATAGTCGATGTTGAATATGCCCCGTAGGTCAATACAAACGTACCGCTAGTTGGTTGTCCCATAACGTAGATATTTTGAACTTCTGGTGATTGACCAATAGCTCCTCCTGCTGCCGTTGATCGACCCGTGGTAACTCGATCACTAAAGATTCCTACTAACGGCGTTCCATTGATATTGGTTTCGAAAACACGGGTAACGGCGGGAGGAGTTGCCGTTGTTGGAATGTCTACGGTCCATCGAACGTTATCTACCCCTGGGACTCCATGGACTACCTGAAGAAGGTCAGAAAGCTGGATAACCGAACCAAAGTATTGACCTGAGAAATATGACTGAAGTGCGGCCTGTATAGCCGAGTTAACTGTAGTTGGGGTTGATCCACTTGAATACATGATGGATATATCAAGCTTGAAATATCGAATTGTTGAATTATGTGCAAGAACGCTTGTTGTGACTTGACTTGCGGCTTCTAAAGCAGCCTGAAGATCAACAACGTTTTGATCATATTCGTAGTTGTCAACCTCAACGGGAGTAATCGTTTCCGTTGCCCAATCAGTAATGTGATTTCCTGTTCCCAGATATGGTTGGGTCGGGTCCCCCGAAAATAACGTAGGGCCATTCCAAGTGGCCGAAGGATTAGGGTCCTCTGGGGCTTGTCCACGGACATCCATGCTCCATTCGATTCCATCTCGTGCCTGAACGGTTCCCCCAAGTGGCGAAATATCGTGAACCAACCAATAGTGAACCCCGATGTAGTAAAATTGTCCACCAATTGAGATTTGGTTTGGAAGTTCGGTAAGGGGACTATAGTACAGCGGAGTGATGACATTTCCTGCATGAGGACGTTTTGATGGAAGTCCATCTCGTCTGAAGTTTTCTAGGTAGAACATGTTTGCCGGGTTGTCAAAGACACCCGCCGTATTAGAGCCTGCGCTCGCCGGAGGAGTAAAGATAGTCGATGCTAGAGTAGGGTTAGAGCCATCAACGAAAACATCAACACAGTTGGTAACGTTGTGAACTAGACTGTTACGAGATTCAGAGGATAGGTAAAAGTATTCGACCAAGACAATATCGCTAGGATTGATCGCCTGAACCGTATCATTAGTCCCCGTATATACGTTGATGAAAGTAAAGTTTGGTTGATTTAGAACATAGGGTTCAATGTTTGCGTTTAGCTGATTGAAACGGTAAGTATCGCCTACGTTTAGGGCGGGCCAATTGAAGTTGAAGTCAATCCCTGGACGATAGAAGTAGTTTCCTATTCCAGAGTTGCTGTCGGTAATGAAAACGGGATTTGAAGCATAGACATATTGGGCATAAGGGATGGTTGAAAGAGCCGTCGTATATTGTCCTGCTGAACCGTTTCCTGACTGTCCACCAATTGTTGTAGAGTCATCTCCGCTTGGAACCTGAATATACTCTTGGTATTGGGAAATTGGCCCAATGACATTTGCCTTTGTACTAAAGGCGGTTGATACCGCTAGAGCTAGGAATTGGTCTTGGGTTCCCGCGAGGTTTCTGAAGACCGTATTTTGGAATCGGACTTTAAGGCTGTTGTCATCCTCTTGGTCCGTTCCGCCAGTAATTGGATTAGGGTTAGTAACAGATGTAATTCCGCTGATGAGGTTTCCCGTGCTCGGCGTTAGATTTGTAAGAGTATTGATCGCCGCATTTCCAAGCGACCCTGGGTTAACGGCTGCCACGGGGACCGGGCTGGTAGATGTCGTTCCGTTTGTAAGAACTGCGGCTGCCGTAGTAGAATAGGTGGCAAAAACTCCCTGGGAGTTTGCGTTGCTAGAAGTGATAATGGTCCCCTGAGGGATGTTGATATCTACACTAGGAGCCGCTCCACAAGAAAAGACAACATATCCCGTAGCAAATGTCCCTCCGACCCTAGAAAAACCAAAAAGCCCAACAAAGCTGTCAAGGTTACTTCCGAACTTCGAGTTAATGTCAAGCGCTCCTGATAGCCCCGTAAGGTCTATCTGGGTCAGTGAAAGGGCCGATGCAACCGTATCTATGATTTTTCGTTCTGGACTTCCAACCTCTGCACTAACCGAAGGATCAAGCAACCGAAGTTGCTGAACCATCTGGAGGCTAAAGTCGTCTGCTGTATTAACCATTTAGTTACCTACTGTTACGGCGGTAGCTATTGTTCCGGCACCAGTTCTAAGAGTAACTCCTACCAGCATTTGATCTTGAGATTCTTGAATGCTGATATTCTCGACCTGAATTAACGTTTCTCCAGGAGTGATAGTTGGTTTTCCGTAAGTTGAGGCGTCAGAATTGTTTCGGGCAATTTGACTCTTTTGATAATCTGAGCACACGCGAGAAACCTCTGATTGAACAAAGGTCGCCGCCTGATCGTTGTTTTGTTCACCAATAACCCCAGGTTGATAAACACCGTTTTGGATTCCCCCATCAATGAGCGAACCAAAAGTTGGATGGGCATCGTCTGTCCCCATGGGTTCCAAAAGATCACAAGTTAGATCTTGAACGAGTTTCGCGCCATCGGTAACGGTAGCCAGAGAGGTTCCGTTAAGAACTAGATCTCCATTGGCTATTTGTAAACTCCATGACATATCAATGATTACTCAACCGTTTTGGGATATTAGGTCTACGGAGCAACCGGGACAAAGGTTCGTGTCGTGGCATCCCAACCAATTAGATATCCATCAGGGAATGTACTAACATCTACGGTGACAAATTGATTACCAGAAGAATCAATCGTTTCGGTGGCATTGATTTGGGCCTGCCCTGGTTCCATTTCAGATAGGGGGGCATCAGAACTAGAATCTTGATAAAGACTGTCCAAGAGCCAAGTTCCATTCTCTTGTCGGACCATCCAGTGTTCTCCGACGACTGGCCAACGGAAAAGAACGGGAACAATATCGACCAAAACCTGGACGACTCCTCCAGCGGTTGTTACCTGGACCGTTCCTGTCGCTGGATCTGAAGCAGCGATAATTCCGCCATACGTAACGGTTGATGTTGATGATCTTGCCATTAGTTACTGAACGTCATTGCTTTATGTTGTTTGGTAGGTTTTGCTGTTGCTCGAATCGGCTCCACTAATGCCGCTACCATATTAGGAGGAAGATCGGGATTAGAATATCCTTCCATTATTGCTGGAGCAGAGAGGGTAGCAACGGTTGTAAATCCTCCCTCATAATCCCAAGTATGAGTCACGTCTTCGATGTACATTTGAATCCCGTGATTAGGGAAACCGACCTTCCCTCCCGGATACAATTCGGGCATAAAGGTGAATTCAAACGGGGAGATAAATTGTCTACTCCAGGCAAGACAAAATAGCTGATATGCCATTAACATTTCAAACAGCGGACTACGAACCATTGGATAATCCTGTACAAATGGCCTTGCCCCATATCGCTTGTAAAAGTCAACGGCTTCGGATTTTTCCATCAGGTTAATGAAGCTGTTATCTCCTCCGTTATTGGCCTTAACAATCTGATCTCCTGATGTCCCACTAACAAAAGCGTTGAAGATCGTTACCGTTCCGGCAGAGAATATCTCGTTGATCATTTGATTATTGGCAGGCCATGTCGTATTTCCAATTGCAAAAACATCGGTGGCTAGATATGCATCGGTAAGTCTAATATCCCCATCCAGAAGCTCAATATCATCAATCAACCAATACGGATTGTGATGGCCAAATTCTCCGAAATAGTCAGGGTAGAATGCATAGAAATCTCCATTAGGAAGAGACATGAAGTTTCGAAGCGAAGCTTGGGTCATCTGCTGAACAAACGGAAGAAGATTTTGATCCTGTAGAAGCCCTCGATGCTGTTGTCCAAGCATGATGGCCTCGGTTGTATCTTCAAGGGTCGGAACCTCAAGTTGTGATACAAACGCGGTTGCCAACGATGTGCTCATAATGCTGCTAGACCCATCTGCATTTAGTCCCGATGCATCCGGTACAGATGTGTTTCCCGCATACGTCGATGTATGTTTAGTATTCAGCGCCGCTGGAAGAATATGGTAGGTTTGGAAATTAGCCAAGTAACTACTTGGAGGAGCATCCGGCAACCATCCTACTCCGGCTCCATTTACTGGCGAACTTCCGTCGTCAGATGTTCCCCAATAACGTCCATTGATTTGCATAAATGTATGATCGTTAGGAACCGTGGGGTTTATGAATACGTTTACTCCTGTAGATCCCAAGAATGGTCCGGGGGCAGCAAACGAGGCAATAGCTGAAGCCAAAGTTTCTGTGCCCTGGGGACTTGTAAGGATACCTGCGGCCCCTAATACAGCGCTCACAGCACCAGAACAATCAAATCCAACAACCTTAGGACCAGTAGAAACTACTCCCCCACTTTCCCCCGGAGCACCCAAAGTAGGAACGCCCAGTTGTCCGTGTCCACCACCCCAAGAATATGGATAATTTTGCTTGTCGATGTCATTTGCAGCAGATTCGATATCATCAAGACGAGTTGCTTGAGATGCTGCCGATTTGTTGGTTTTCTTATCCGTGAATCCTCGCTGAGAGGTTAGGTTATCTGTTGTCGGAAGACTTGCGTTACCAAAAATCCCCGTATTGGAGTTAACGTTAGATTGAGAGTTTCCTTTCGACACTTTAACCGTTGAAGAGGCGCTACCATATTGGGTTAGATAGGATTTGGCATTGGCTAAAGCGGTTGACCAATAGGTGACATATCTTTGGTTGTGACCCTGTTGGATAGATTGAACGACCCCTTGGGTTGTTTCGGCCCATAGTTGTAGGTTATTGGCAAGCGAAGGATTTTTCTGTAGCTGATAAACCGCTGCATTGCAGAAAAGTCCTGTAGCGATTCCAAGATCGTATGTATCCGCTTGCGTGGGAACTTCTGAGGAATCTGGATAAGGAGGTTCAGTAATGCTCATCTGGAACAAACCATAGTAAGAGGTTCCTGGCGTGTGCATATTTGTTCCGTAGTTAGACTCAATATCCATTGTGGCTAGAGGCAATTCGGCAGGAATTCCGGCCTTATCAGCAATCGCCTTTACCTGAGGAACAATTTGGTCAATTCCGTTTACCTGTCCGGTTGATTGTGCCGTAACAGTGTTTCCTCCCCCAGATCCCTGTGCCCCTCCAATGACATCGTTCATGAAGGCAGTAAATTCTTCTTGGGTCGAAGCTTCTTCTTTTTGGAAACTTCTCATCAAGTGGGCCATCAAAGCAGCCACTCCATTTGGTCCGCTTGGAATTGGCTCGATGTAAACTCGTGAGTCATTCCATTCACCGATGTCCGTCATCACGGCATAAAGAAGCTTGCTGATAGAAGCGTCGTTGAGGATTACCTTTGACAAATCGGCGCTGTCATTTGTAGCCCCGCTTCCTGCCGCATACGGGCTAATGATGCTTCCCGAACCAGAGTTGAACCAGCCATATTTCTCAAAGAACTTGATGACATATGGAAGGGATGGGTCGAAGAACGTATAGAGAAGTTTCTTCAACGTACAAGAGGCGTTTAATTGGATTGTCCCCGGATACATCTGATAGTACGGAGTGTCATCAAGAAATCCCGTGAACACTCGAACCGGCTGATTAGCTAATCGTTGGAGAAAGATCGTAATAGGATCTTGGGGATGGAAAGCCTGACCGATTCCCGGCTTGGTGAAGATCTTATTTGGGTTACGTAAGGTAACTTCAGCCGTTGAAACCTGTCCCACTAATCGATTGACTTGGCCCGCCGTGACGTAGTTAGATACATCGATGATTTCACCACTTTGGTTCTTGATGAATGTCCAACACTTCGGACTATAGATCAGACGTTGGATACCCATTAGAAGGAAAACCCATTAGGACCGAAAGGATCAAGTGACGGAAGATTAGAGGTTCCCGTTGTTACTTGCTTTGTATCTGACGTAACAACTGGGGCAACCCCGAGTTGGGCCTGCATGATATCCGACCAAGTTTGAAGTTCATTTGCGGTTACTGTGTCTTCGGAGTAGATTCCTGATATCATGTCATCTACAACAAAGCTAAAGGTAAAGACCGGAGAGTAAACAAATTTCTCATGAGCACGAGCTATTGAGCCAATGTGACCTTTAGCCACAACGGGTCTACGCGGACCCTTAACGGTTTGTTGTCCATTTTTGTTTACGTGAATTTTCTTCTTGAATTTCCAAGTATCCCCTTTAACCAAAAGTTGGGTTAGACGACCAGAATGATGAAGGGACTTATGTTGAGACTGATGAATGAATTCGCACAGGACCCCATATTCCACTTGGTCAAGACAAACTCCCGTTATGGTAAATGACGGCTGGACGAAATTCTTTGGATAGAAATCCTGTTTGTATCGAGACTGAGCAGTTGATCCGCCAAGGGCGATGTCGATTTCTACATCGGTGACGAAAAAGTTGAAGAAGTATTTTCCGTCGTGGAGTTGGCCATTGGTTCTTTTTAGAGCCTTTTGTTTACGGGCTTGGCCAAGTGTATTTACAACATCATAGCCTTGGTCAACCGTGACTTTCCCTCCCCAATTAGTAAGAGAAGAATTTGCTAATGTAGGAGAAAAGGCGGTGCCGCCCGTATACATTGAAGGTGTTGTGGCCATCGCTTATTATGGCTTGGTTTACTACTATGACTTCTTTTTCTTCTTGGGAGCCGCTACTTGCTTTTGACCCTGGGATTTTCCGCCGTAATCTCCAAATGACGGAGAAGAGCCAATTCCGTCCCAGACAGATGAGAAGTCCCCCTTCATGTATGAAGGGATAATGCTGTTGAAATAGTTCTCAGATTTTGAAATCTGCTGAAGAGAAGTTTGGGTATTGGAAGCAACGTATGTTTGAAACGGATTGGTATTTGGATTTCCTGAATTCGGGCTTATGAGACTAGAGATAGAGAAAATTCCACTTCCGATGTCAGCCGGATTATCATCATCCCCGGTAGACGAGGAAACTTGGGCGGCAATTAGATCCTTAATCGCCTCAACATCCCCAGAGTCATCAACGACGTGCGCCACAATTCCCCATTGGGGAGCTATGATTTCTAGACCATAAGCAAATCCGGGGGCTGATTTTGGTTGAATCTTGAAAGACCAATTTCGAGGAAGATAATGGAGGGTCATGGGGTTTTGATCATAGAATGTTCCTCCGGGGGTGTTTCCTCCGTGCCCCTGACTTGCGATTGTCATGTACTGAGCAAAGAAGGCATAGATATTTTCCATTTCCCTTTGACTACTTAGTTCTCCCTCGATTGTAAGATCGTCAATAAAGACACTAAGGATTTGGACAACCTCCCCTTTGTATGTCGGGAAAGTAACCGTATTAAGGTTGTATGCCCACTGAATTGAGTCGGGATTTACACTTACGATAAGTGTCCCGACTTGAGGATGAGTGAAGGAAAGATTAGAGGCCATTTAGTGAACCGGGGTAGAGTAGTCTAACATCGGGTCAGCCGCATGATTAGAAGTTAGCTCTCCTCCAGCGTGCATAGTAAGCGTTGTGGCGTTTGTATTCTGTTTGAACCACTTAGCAGCCGCTCCAGTAAATTGGATGCCAACCTTCTGCTGGTTGTTATAGATCTGCTGTTTTCCGACCTTTCGAAGGGCTGCATTAAGATCATTTGCTCTCTCGTGAAGGGGATCTTTGGAATAGGCAGCCAAATCTTTTGCGCTGACCCCTGCTTTTCTTGCTTCGTTAGAAATCTTAGCCCAACTTACCCAACTGTCTCCTCCCTCTGAATCTGGCTTTCCGCTATTAAGAAGCTCCATTTCGTGCCCGGTAAGGGTCGCTCCATGAGCTTCCATTTTCTTCATCTCGTTTTGCCATCCTTCTTGGGAATTCAATAGTGATGAAGCCCTTGATGCCGCAGTAATCCTTCCTTGATTTCTCCAAAGTCGCTCAGCAATTGCAGGACTCTGGCCAACCAATTGAGCCGCCTGAGCTATCTGACGTTCTCTCCCGGTTTGGACCATGACTCGAACCCCATCGATCATTCGATATGTCGGGGTATCAAGACCACTGGTAGAATTCATAGCCAACTTGAGAACCCCCAACATTCCCGCCGTCTGTGTTCCTGTATCGGCGGTAGCAAGTCCAGACGGCATGATTCCATACTGAGACATCATGTATCCTTGATAAAGGGGGTTAGAATATTCTTCTCCGAGGATCTGAGGATCTAGTCCCGTGATTGTTGAGAATTGGGTCCCTGTAGCAGCCGCCTGTCCTTGAGTAGAACCAAATTCTTCTGCCGTTTGCATGAAGGCAAGAAGTGATTCGGCTGCTTGGTTAATTGGTTCTCTTGTCTCAATAGCAATTTGTCCAAAGTTCTTTAGAGAATCTGATAACTGTTGAATTGAGGTATCGCCGTTACGAGTGGCATTAGCAAATTGAGAAGCGATCTCGGGACTCATTCCTTGTTGTACAAGGGGGACAGAAAGATTCTGAGAAAGATTGTCTAGGGCGTTTCCGCTGAAACCTTGTTCTCCTAAACTGTCGATGATTTGTTTAGCGGCTTCCCCGCTAATTCCAGCATTTGTTCTAAGAATCATCTCTTGAGCAAATGCTTGGGAACCTTGGGTAGAAGCCGCCGTACCTAATCCAGGAATAAGGGATAGTGGGTTTCTAAATCCTAAAACTGTACTTGGTCCTACGCTACTTCCCGTTGGGTTATAACCAAGATTGGCTCCGAAGGAATGAAACGATTCCCCTTGTCCAAGAACCCCTTTAACCCCCGAACTAATAAGGTGGAGTGTAGCCGCGTTCTGGTATCCTCTTTGAAGAAGACCTGCTGCTGCGGCACCAACCCTTCCTATTGTACTTGGGGCAGCACTCATGTCTCCTTGATTATAGGCGTCAATATCGGCTTGATTATACCCTCCGAAACTAGCTACTCTGGTTGCCAAGTCTCGGGCATACTGTAACTTATCGTTTAGCTGCCAATCACCGAACTGAGGAATCTTGATTCCTTCGGAAAGCCCCTCGTTATACTGGCCCAAATTCACATTTGGAATAGGACTGGGCTGTAGTTTGTATTGAGCTTCGGTCATTCCCGGAGGAATAGAAGCGTTTGCACCGCTACCACCCAAAATAGCTGAAGCAAATCCTCTTAGACCACCCCTACCCCCGACACTTTCCAAAGCCTGTTCGGGAGCCACGGTTTTCATATTCGCTTGTTGATTATTTGAATCCACAAGTTGATCTTGAAGCCGATTTGCGGAATCGGGGTTAGCTACATTTGCGTAATAGCTATTGAGTTGCTTAAGCTGGGCCACCAGTTGTTCGGTAGCGTTATAGAGATGCTTCTGAATGTTAACGGCGGGAGTACTAGATCCCTGAGTAGGATCGCCGCCCGTATTAGAGGAAGATGTGGACATCAATAATTATTGCTTAGCTTTTTCCTACAAGGTGTGATATAATTGGTAATATGGATGATTACTACAGTGAATATCCTCACGTATCAACCAATACGTATCCGGGTGATCCAAATCTATTCAATCCGCTTAAGATTTTCTTCTTTTGGGGGCTTTTGGTACACGTAATCCCATTGATTGGCCTATATTTCATTTGGTTAATGATTATAGGACATGTTGTAGCCGTAATCGGATTGATAGCAACGGCATTCGTCTGGGTTATGGCATTTCGTTGGGCCTTGAGAGTCGGCAAGACCCTTTAACCCCAGGCGTTCTCTTCCTCTAGCATCTTAAGGAAGTTTTCAAAATCCTCGGGGCTATTCTGATCAATGAAGCGAATGTCGTGTTGATCGTCTAGTCTAAACTTCTCCGGATTCAACATACGTTCCCAAACTTCGGGATTGGTGTGGCCCATTTCTGCCAGAATCTTGGCAGTATACTCGGCGTTACTTAGCTCTACCTTTGCCTCTTCTTCCTTCCAGAGAAGGAAGTTAAGCATTTCAGTTTGAGCTAAGTTGAGATCGGGATATCCCCAGAAGTCTCTTCGTTGGAAAAATCCCTGTCGGTCAAGTTGTCGGCAGAGGTAGTAGATAGGGTCCGCCCCTTCTCGTAAAAATCCCGCAACGCACCAATAGCACCAAAAGATTCCTTTTCAAGTTTAACCCATTCGCTAAAGAGATATTCAAGGGTCAACTGGTTCCAGCCGGTTCTTCCACCGTTATTTGCGTCTTGTTCTCCGGTTACATAACGAAGGCGAACTCTAACAAATTCTTCAAGATTTGGTCCAGCCGGAGGAAGAAACGCCGAATCTCCGTCAATGGAAACCAGAGCCATTCCTACATGAGCGTTGTTGTATACGTCACGAGCAGCAAGGGTGTCCTGCCAAGGAGCAATGACCTTAGCAATCTCGGCCTTTTCCATTGGCTTTAGGGTTCTTAGCACAAAAGAGTGGCCACAAAACTTTACTTCCTTCTGAAGATTCCCCAACCAAATTAGGCCCAACACGGCCTCTTTATGTTCTGCTGGAAACTTATCCCAGGGATCTGAACTAACTTCTGCCATATACGCCTTTCTCCCTTACGGGAACTTTAACTTGAAACGTTATCGCGTAGATTGAACGCGATGTTTTGAGCGCCGTTACGAGTCATGTAACGATAACTGATTGTAATCTGCTTGATAACCTCAAGCGTTGAAACTTGGATTTGTTCGCCGTCGATAACGTTGGTGATAACGCAACCATGATATTCTTCTGTGTAAGGGGTTGTTTGTGCGGCTGTATTTCCCCCGATAGCAAGCGGACGGATAATCTTAACGACCTGAAGTTTATCGGGAGTCATTTGTGCCTGACGGATGAAGATTTCAACAATGTCAGTGGCACCCGTGAAAGGACCCGTACCAAAGCCCCCTGTGAAGCCGTTTCCAGGGTCCGCAAATGGATTAGAAGGAGATGAACCCGTAATGCTCGCTCCTAGTGCATCCCAAATTTTAGAGGCTGTTCCACCGCTTCCAAATAGTTCGAAGATATTGAGAGTGATTTGTCCTGCTCCTGCTGCTACAGGAGTGATGATCTCGATTGGATACGGTTCATCCATCGGCTGAATTACTGACATTCCTTGGCCAACGGGCTGAGGGGATTGATGGGCAACCTGCTGACAAAAGGCAATCGGTTGACCACCAAAGGTGAACGTAGTTAATACGCCTCCTGTTCGAACTCTTGATTGTGGTGCAGTTGCCATCGCTAATTATATTCCGTAGTTGGTTATGAAGTTGTCGTAGAATCAGATGTCGTTACGACACTGTTTGTAAGATCTAGCGAGAAGGTCACGTTTACATACTTGACCGTGAATGCAGGTCGGTAAGAGAATGTTGCCGTAATGACGGTTGGGTTAAGCGAAATCAAAGAACATACAGGAACGCTGTACGAGATAAGAGATCCAGCCTGCTGTAGCTGAGACAATACTCCGGAGATTGCTGAACGAACCACGTATGGAGAGTTGGAGTCTGCGATGATCTGTCCAATAATTTGATTCTCAAGGGTAGCCTTAACAGATTCAATCATCTGGAACTTGGCTCGAACAACCGAAAGACTTGATCGCGCTGCTCCCGTTGAATCCATTGTTAGGTCATCTCGACAACGAACGGTCTGGGAGTTCGTAAGTTGCTCCATAACCATAAGTCCGTCACCGGCATCAGTGTTCTTATCACTTAGCTGGCGATAATCAAGAACCGCACTAAATCCAGAAATAGTTTGTCTACATAGGGAGGCCGATACTGGTCGGGCAGCTAAAGCTCCAGCAACAGCGGCAGCCATGTACTGTCCACCAACGGCTAGTCCATTTTGATTTGAAGAAGGAAGAGGGACCTGGAAGTTCGAGGTATTGATCATGACATTTTGCTGATTAAGGGCACCGGCATATCGACTCTCTAGGGTCGAAGCATGAGATCGAATAGTAGCCATTTGTGCTACCGAATTAGAGGAGCTACTATCTTCCCCGAAAATCCCGAAAATGAACTGTTCCTGACCGTTCATAAAGGTTTCGTGATCTTGGACAGCTTCAAAAACAGAAAGTTGGACTGAATCGGTAACGCTAGTCCATGACTGACCGATGATTGGAACAATGATGTCGATGTTGTTGTAGTTTCTAAGAACGTAAAGGGTATCCGCCCAAGTCGATGCTGTAGCAATTTGGGTAGCATTTGGCTGCCCCTGTGCCGTAGTAGGGTTACCAGGAGTAGCTCGAACGAAAAGTGGCTGGCAGATAACTGATCCTGCGCCATTCTGGAAGGCGTTAAGTGCAGCGAAACTCATTGGGGAGCTAATTGCTGTACCAGCGGTGTTGAATGCTGGTCCATAAAGAGACTGGACGGCTCCAAGACTATTAAGCATAACTGCGTTGAAGTAACCCAACGGGATATATGTGTAGGTTACGTAGAGAAGAACCCCACCAGAATAAGGAATCGTTCCTCCTGATCCGGTAGCGACGGCTGTAATGGTTCCCGTACCAGTGTTAACCGTATAATCTGTAGTCAACGCATATCCCGCCGACGTAGGATTCAAAACGTTTGTGACCGAAGTTACGGCGACAAGGGTAGCTCCCGGATTTGCAACTAGAGTAGGAAGTGTGTTAGCGGTTGTACCGGAAACAAGGATTTGATCAGTGGCCGTTTGAAATCCCTGAACGGGGGCAACTATACAGACATTTGAACTAGGAGAAATCTGCGGAGCAGTACCAGCATAAATAATCTGTTCTACTACTGACGCTCCTGGGGCAATGTATAGTGACATTCAAGTTCCTAAAGTAAATCTTTCATTCATTATCTCGTTGTTCAGATAAGGAAGATAGGACTCAGATTGCTATTTGTCCTTAGGAGGGAGCATCAATCTTCATGTAATCGTCACTTGGGATAACGCCACCAGGAAACGTCGATGGATCGGTATCTTCTGGATCATCCGGGTCCCACACATACAAATCGACTTCATCGACAAATCCAGGAGTATTCGGCGTGTTCGGCGTGTTGCTGTAGAATTCGCCCATTACTGGAATTCGATAAGAGGTTTGATACACCAATACGTCTTCTGGCATCCAGGGAGCGATCTGTTGCATTTCTCCAAATCCTGCCGGGACATTTTGATTGAGAACTACGTAATGCCACTCGCCATAAAAGGCATCTGAGTTTGAATCATACATTCGATTCCAGAAAGCGGCTCCTCCAGGGGTGGCATCAAACATCGCAATAACCTCGATAAAGGCGTCGGCTACGGTGTCTCGATCTAGGCTTGATAAACCAAAGATCTCAAATTCAACATCACCTTTGTACCAACGATGGTAGTATTGAGTAACAGCGGTAACTTCTCCGTCCACAATGGTTGGAAGATACTCAACGTGGCCAACCCCAATATTTGAGATGTCTCGTTCGTAGAATTTGACGATAACTACAGGAAAATCTTCGATACTATGAGGATAATCTACACTAACAAAGGTAGAGGCCACCGTAGGATCGGGATGACCATTGAAAGCATCTCTAAGAGATTGGACTACAATACGCTTTAGAAACGTTTTGTAGCTTAGGGTCGCCATTGGGCGGATTGGAATGGCTGGGGTATTAGTCATCTAGCGATCTACCTATTGGTTTCTACCCCATATATAGTGGTATCGTTTTCTCGAACACGATTGGCTTCACAGTATTGTCCCACCCAAAGTCGATCTCCTCCTGCCGGGGGAAGAGAAAACTCTCGAATTCCATATCGGTCGGCCCCTCGCATTGAGATCGGCTGGACTTGCTTTAGCTGAAAACGTTCATAGGTGCCTACCACGTTTTCCCAAGGATCAAGCTGACAAACAATCATGAGATCGTTGTCTCCCGCCAATGGATACCATGGAAGTTGTACTCGTGCCTGTTGGGTACGAAATAGGTTTCCTTGAACGGTTAGCTTCCAAACGTCTTCGGCCACATCTGGGAGAATTGCGTAAACTAGATATCCGGGTCCATATCCCCGATATTTTGGGGCATTGACATATCCCATCCCCGGACTCGTTGGTTGATCAACGACTAGGCTTCCCGTAGGGCTAATCCATTCGGTAGGGCTTGTTTCAACGGACGCAAAGCCAACCCCATTGGTAATTGCGTCGTTGTAAAATGTTTGTCCATAAACGGGATCTTGGTTAGCCCCATCAATTGCATACCCGTTAGCCACATCTTCGGCATTGTACATGTGCTTAATGATGACCGGAACGCCCATTCTTCGCATGGTTTCCATTGTTGATCGACGCCGTGAACGAACGTCAAATGGAATCACTGGATCGCCGTAATATCGGATAGCGTTAACTGGTCCGCTGTCGGGAATGATGGGACCGGCATCGACAGAATACAGAGACATTTAGTAGCCTATTCGACTAATGTTTCGAGTCCCATAAGAAGTACCAAAAGCCCCTCGGTTTGCTGCCTTAGAAGCCACGAGCAATCTACTATGACCCAACTGAAGAAGCTGGCGCTTGTAGAGTCTAACCATCTGAATGTACTCTTGATACTCGGCATCGTAGTATGCTTTCCAAGTCTGGGAATAACGAGTACGATCTTCATAAACTACTTGTGCTCCGGCTGGAACTGGTTGTTCAATGTATGAACGGATTAGGTGCATGACCGTTCTAACGAGAAGTCCCTTTACGAGAATCGGAAGAATTGGGTTTGGGCTTCCATCTTGGTTTGGGGTAGTGAAGTCAGCAATAACCGCGTCAGTCGGAGGCATCTGAACATTGAAGTCCAAAATTGCTTCTGGAATAAAGGCCGCGATCTTGGTTTGGTCAAAGTGACCCCTCGTTTTGTCTCTGAGCCACGGTCCTCCATAAAGGGAGTCGAAACAATCTTCAATTCTTAGCCATACCTGATCCACAACGGTTTGACTTGGACTTTCTCCAACAATCGCAAATGGATCGGTAACGGTGAAGTTAAGAATGGATGAACGGATCTCTCCGCTAGTCAAAGTAAAGGTTGCGACGGCCTTATATGGACCAACTTCCTGGGTATTACCAAATCGAAGAAATCCTTGTCCCAGGTCGTTGATTGATCCGTATTGAGTAGTGCTTGATCCATCTGGAAGTTGGACGGTATAGCTAACCGTCACAATATCGTTTGGGTCAACGGGAAGTTCGTTTACTTGGCGAAGTCCAGCACAAAGTTCGGCTGTATCCCCTTGGTTTATTTGGCCAATATAATTGCTTACGGCAATAGACATGTCATCTATTACTCGGCGTTTTCGTGTGCTATACTGGTTTTAATTCAACAAAGGAAAATGTATGGCTTATAGAGAAGTTTTGATTTACGACATTAACGGAGCCTTCTTAGGTTCGGGAATTAAGAGGGACGGGGCTATCAAGCTTCAGACACAGAACATCTGGACCGAAGACGAGGGAGAAGCTTTGGAGAAGCAATTGGCTCTTCTAAACGAGAATCAGGCTGTCAAGGGTGCTTGGCCGGATGCCAGAGATCCCGACGTTGTGACTCTTCTAAACAACCCAAATTTCATGCCGATTGAAACGGGACCGATGGAAGTTGTTGACGAGGATGCAAGCTATCTGGTCTTTAAGCAAGTTCCTGCCGTTGATGAGTTCGGCGTAGAACTGGTTCCTGAGCAACTTGTTGATGGCGAAGACTACGATAAGGATGCTTCGGTTATTGTTCACAAGACGATTATCGCTCCACTTCGTCAGTCCGATGTCGGTCAACGGGTAAATGCGGCTTGCGAACAGATTGCTAAGCAACGGTCAGGTGTGGTATAATACATCTGTGATTTCCACAACTGATAAGCCCTGTCTAGTCATTCCTGATGTGCATGGGCATCATGATCGCCTGAATTCCCTGCTTCTTCAAGAAGGAATTATCGACGCTAAAGACAAGCGGATTAACCACGATGTAGAGGTTATTCAGCTTGGCGATCTTGGTCATTTCGGTGCCGACCACAACACCGGAGATCGCCTCAACTACATGGCGGTTAATCTAGACAACTGGATTGATCACGTTCTTTGGGGAAATCACGACTATGCCGTGATGGATTCGCGTAGCCTGTTTGGAGGATATTGTCGTCCAGAGGATATGCTTATAAAGACGATGAATGATCTTATTGACCGCGAAGTTATCAAGTACGCATTTGCGGCTCATGGATTCCTAATGACTCATGCCGGTCTTCATGCTAAATTCAAACATCAGAATGTGGCCGACGATATCAAGGAAGATCCGGTAAAGTTTGCCGAATGGATCAACAAGGAACAGGACGATGAAAATTGGCTTGCCACTGTGATTGCCGTTGGATCATCTCGTGGTGGTCGTAGTCCTGCCGGAGGAATCCTTTGGCGAGATGCTAACGAAAGTCTTTATGACGGATTTCGTCAAGTCTTTGGTCATACATCAAAGGATAAGGTTAGAAAGTACCAAACCCCAAACGGGTATTCCTACTGTATTGATACCGGAAACCAGTTTAACGGAGAACTTAAGGGAATCTGGCTTCCAGAAGAAAGGATTGTAGGCGTTAAGATATGAGTTATTCAGAACGACAAGGCGATCTATTTGCTGCCACGGATCTCGACGGAATTGCTCACGGAGTAAATTGCCATGGACAAATGGGCGCAGGAATTGCCAAAATCATTCGAGAGAAATATCCCGAATGAAGGTAGTGGCGACAGCAGACACTCACGGAGAGCTTCCTTGGATTCAGGAATGCGATCTAGCCATTTTTGCTGGGGATGTTTGCCCTATCAACGATCATGATGTGTTCTACCAATACAGATGGCTTAAAGACACTTGGATTCCTTATCTAAGAAAACTTCCGGCCAAGGATGTTGTTTGGATCTTTGGCAACCACGACTTTATTGGGGACAATATGAGGGTAGAAGAGCCAAAGATCTTTCAAGATCTTAGTTTTCTCTGGGATCAGGAAAAGGATTCCCATATCCACTTTCTCAACAATACGTCAGTAACCATCGACGGTTTTCACATCTTTGGTTATCCCTACGTCGGAGGACTTTCTGGATGGGCATTCAACCGTGAACCAGAAGAATTGGAAGAAATGGCTTCGTTGATCCCTCCTTGTGATATACTTGTGACTCATGCTCCACCATTTGGATCAGGAGACAAAGCACAATACAAATATCACGTCGGAGATCGCTATCTTGCCGAAAATCTAGAACGGATATCCCCAAAGGTTGTTATCTGCGGGCATATTCATGAAGCATACGGAGTTTACAAGAGCGCTTATGTCGAGCACGGAATTCATTCTGTGTCATATCTAAACGAACGTTATGAACATAAATTGCATCGGCACCCAACTTTGATCAACCTATAATGGCCACCCTAATCTATATCCATAGTTTCTCTTTTGACAAATATTTTCTCCATCTGATATTTGATGGAGCAGCGGACGCAGGCGGCTGGTACAGCTATCAGTTCTGCCGCCATCGTTGGCACAGAGTTGCCGTGGCAGTCGGGTTCGCCTTGATTACCACACTCGGTCTTGTTATGATTGTTGGATAAGTAAAGGAACAAACAAAGGACAGTTAATGAATGATGATTACGCAGGTATCGGCGGAATTCTAGCCGGATTCGTAGCATTTCTTGTAGGACTTGCTCTAACCATTGTTTTGGTTTTCGGAGTGATTGCATTTGCCAATAACTTTGGTCGAACTCAATCAAGAGATAACGCTGGTAACCAAGTCAAGATCACGCATATCCTAATCAATCGGGCTGCACAGCAAGCCAGGATTAATTATGCGCAGATTGCAGCTACAAAGGCTGAAGCTGATAAGCGCGTTGTTGAAGCTCGCGGTATCGCAGAGGCCCAGCACATTATCGCTGGGAGTCTCACGCCCGCCTACCTTCAGTACGAGGCGATTCAGTCACAGCAAGCAATTGCCACATCAGGGCAAAATAACACCGTTATTTATGTCCCATCTGGAGTCGATGGAGTACCCGTACAACAGGTACAACAGGTTCCTACAGGTAAGTAGACAAAAGAAACCCGGTCAAAAGCCGGGTTTCTTTGCTACTCTAGCGAATGACCAGTTATAGAGAAGCTTCTACTTCCTTGACGATTTCTTCAACGTCAGCTTCAAGATCCTTCTCGACTACGGCAACTACCTTCTCGACTACCTCTTCAACTTCTTTCTCAACGTCAGTCTCTACGTCCTTGACAGGAGTTTCAACTACGCCTTCAACGTCCTTGAGGGCAGCTTCAGCGTCAGCTTCGACCTGAGAAATCAGAGATTCCTTAGGGGCTACAGGACCCGGAGCAACCGGCTGGTCCCCAATGGCCGCGACAACTGGCGGTCGAAGACTCTCCTGGTTATCAGGGTGAACAAGCGGAGTGCCTGCCGTGCGTGCATGAATAGCGGCAATGTTAGCCTTATCGGTTAGCTCCTTGTACTCAGCGACAATCTTAGCTACCGCTGTTGCTTCGTCTACCTTTGCTTCAGCATAAGCCTTTTCTGCCTCTGCTTTAAATTCATCCCATTCAGACATATTCTTGTTCCTTGTTAAATTTGGTTATCAATCTTTATTTGACGGTTGTTGCAGAAAATCTGTGTTCGTGGTTCTCTTTGTTCTTCGTTCTAGCTCCACGGCCACGGAATTTAACCCCATTTTCTTCCAATACGATCACATCGTACTCGGGATAAGGGTATTCCCGATCTATAAGGTAAGAAACCACGGCAATCGGTGTTTGCTCGTACCTTTTTCTTTGCTTCTTTTGTTCTTTAACGATATCCGAAAGGTTCTTACCCTTCTTGTCAGTGGATAACACAATACTGGCATCATATTCTCGCCATTTACGATCATCGAAAGGTATGGGCAAATTTGTTGGTTGGTGCAAACCCTTCTGGAATCGGGAATACTTCAACCAGCGAAAACCAAACTCAGTCGATAGACGAAAGAAGATGCGGTCGTAAAGGGGTAAGCCCTTCAATATCCACGGACGGCTATGAATAACTTTGCTCATTATGGCCTCGTGGTTGATCTCGTTGTCTTATTGTTCTTTGAACGTGATTCAATAGGGATACCAATTGGTGGTGTTCCCTTAATTATTTCCTTGATTCTCTTCTGGAGTTGTCGTTGTTCTCGATAGCTAAGCGTAACTCCACGAGGGACCTTGATGGTAATCTCCTTCAACGGCTTACGTAAAGTCTCAAGCTCCTTCAGGAATTCTTTACTTGAAGTCGTTCGAGGACTACTGAGATACTTGACTGCTAAATCAGTATTAACATACTCTTTGATTGGTAGCCGCTCCCTATTCCAAATCTTATCTGATTCTGCTTGTGCCCCTCGTTGTGCTATCACCAAATCGGATAGGACTGGACCAGGAGTGATTGGTTCCAAAGAACCACTTTTGCCGCTAACATAAGTAACTTTAGGAGGAGGTCCCGGTGTCTGGGAGAATTCAAACCCCTTAGGAGGATAAGTTGAAGAAGGATAGCCCAAAACTTCTTCTCCTCTTGCGATTTCCATCTGTTTCTTTGTTTCGGCTTGCTTTTCCTTTTCTTGTTCTAGAATTTCATCCGAAGGGCCGGTTCGTATAACCTCAAGATGGCCTTTTTTGGTGGCGACTATCTCGTAGCGATCCTCTCCGAGAGAAAAGGTAACGGAATCCTGAACCTTCGTGGTTATTGTCTCCAATTCGTATCCAGAACGAGGTTCTTTAGAAACAAAATCAAAAAGCCCCTCTGCCTCATAGGATGCCGAATTTATAGACTTACGTGAGAATTCTTCAATTCCCCTTTTTTCATCATCAACTTTCTTGTTATCCATGATTAACTCTTTTGAGTAGGATTAACGACTACAGAAAGTCCTCCAATGCCAGCTTCAATTCCTCCTGCGCCTCTACGTCGGGCGATATCGTCGGTAATCTTAGCTCGTGCATTCGGATCATTCGGATTAAATCCATCCGAGATGATTGCCGGATTTCCCCCGGTCGGAACAAACCCCGAAACCGTTCGAGAAAGTCCTCCGTCAGCCCGTGCGACCTGCTTATCGCTGTATTGACCCTGAAGAACTCCTGGATCAAGGGTAGCTACGGTAACACCTTGACTATTGAACTCGGCTTCAACTTTGATCGATCCCGGACTATACTTTTCGCCCTTTTCGTTCCGAAGAATATCGAATGGTGTATGGACTCGGTTTTCGACATTGTTAACCTGATTCTCAATGATCTTATTAGCCACGCTAGCCGAAATGACCTCGATGATTCCGGTACTAAGGTTTCGCTTGAGAATCGGATCTTCCAAATCTTCCTTAGTTAGGGGATGAAGATCTCCTGGCTTACCACGAGGCTTCAATTCGATTCGACGCTTCTCTGTCTGTCGATCTAGACGAAGAGAGAACGGAGCCGGATAAAGATTGCGGACATACCACGGTCCCTTCTTATCGATTGCTTCAAGTTCCTTTGCAGCAGCCTTCTGTGCCTTCTCAATATCGGCACGACGCTGTTCCTCTTCCTTGATCCAAAGTTCAACGTCAGCGGAAATCTCTGAAGGAATAGGGAGTCCTGCGCTCTTGAGAGCCGCATAAGCTTGATACTTCGCCTGACGCTGATCGTCAGTAAGTTCAATTATTGCTTCTGGCTCCGGTTTTGGAGCACGGGTACGAGGGGTTGTCTTGGTGGTTGCCATTTGGCGATCCTTTGGTCTATATGTTTACTAATCTGAACGACGAACTACTTACTCACCTTTTATATGGCCAACGCATTCAATTTTGATGCATCCCGGAGGTAACAGGTGAAAACTACCAGGAGAATAAATGCTTTTATTCCTAATCTTAATCATCCTACTCTTCATTGTTCTAGGAGTCACCGTTAGCCACTTTCTTTGGATCGTGGTTGTCGTTATCATCATTCTACTTCTATTCAGAGCGTTGTAATGACCCAACCTATCTACTCTTTAGGAAAGAAGAAGGCTAGATTTGTAGAGTCGGATAAATTCTTTGCTACATATCGGAACCCAACTTCCGCTGGAACCTTGGATATCCCATCCGTCTTTGGTCATGGAAATACTTTCACTGACTGGGGAATGAACGGAAATGACCTTTGGGGAGATTGTGTTTGGGCCGGTGGAGGACACGAAACCGAACTAATCAACAATCTTGCCGATGGCGGAAAGGTTGGTGTAGAACCGATTGTAATTACAGCCGACAACTCTTTGTCGGATTATGCTGCTTCAACCGGATTCAACATCAACGCCGGTCCTTCAGGAAACAACCCAACCGATCAAGGAACCGATGTTCACGACGCCCTTAACTATCGTCAGACCACGGGGCTTGTAGACTCTGTTGGAAATCGTCATAAGATTGCAGCTTATGTTGCTCTAGAAGTTGGAAACTATCAGCATCTTCTTGAGGCTGCTTGGATTTTCGACTTTGTTGGGATCGGAATCAACTTCCCAGAATCAGCTATGACCCAGTTCAACAACGGTCAACCATGGTCGGTTGTCCCTGGAGCTACAATCTCGGGCGGGCATTATATCCCGATTGTTGGCGTTCCTACTCCGGGAATGTTGGCTATTGTGACATGGGGAAAGAGACAACTCATGACCGAAGGTTTCTTCAAGAAGTACTGCGACGAGGCTTACGCCATGATCACTTTGGATAGCCTTAATAGCAAGACTAATGAGAACTATGGTGGATTCAACTGGACACAACTTCAGGCGGATCTCAAGATTGTAAGCTAACATCTGCTATACTTCCCTTAGATAAGTAATAACAGAGGACCGTCCCTAAAAAGATGGTCCTTTTTGTTTTATAAAACGACAATAAGGACGGATGATTTTATTCGTATTCTATTTACAAAAACGCTTCTAACGACGTTATTAGCCACATTTTCATTTCATGGGCATCACCATAAGCCGCATCATCATAAGATCAGTTATGGACCCCCGGTTGTATTGGATACAACCTCGTACTGCCAAGGGAGTATTACTTCTTCTGGCATTCACCCCTATCTAGGGGAAGTGGCAAATAACATTTGGCCTCTCGGAACAAAAGTAAAGGTTTGGCCTCCGGTTTATGGCCTAACTCACTTTGTTATCGAAGACCATATCGGTTGGGGAAGTCAGATGGATTTCTACAACCCCTCTTGCGGCGCTGCGATTCAGTATGGTCGTAGAACCGAATCTGTGAGAGTTGCCAAGTAGTCTGCTATACTAGGATTGTATTAGTTCCTAAGGGCAGCAGGAGGGGTGCGCATTCCTTAAACGCACAATTTCTTTTTGATTATAGTCTTTCTTTATGCTATAATACACCTATGAGCAACTTCCTCCCCACTCCAGAGCAGCAGGCAGCCCTCGACGCATTTGCTACAGGCGAGAACATGGTCATTCAGGCCGGTGCAGGAACCGGCAAGACCTCAACGCTTCGCCTTCTGGCAGAGTCCACAAGTAAATCAGGACTATACTTGGCCTACAACAAGGCAATCCAGCTTGATGCTGCTAAGGATTTCCCGGAGTCCTGCCAATGCAAGACGGCTCACTCGCTTGCCTACGGTGGTGTCATTCGGATGCCGAACGGTAAGTCCCTTCTGAACCGCCTCCGTGCTCCTCGCGTCACTTCCAAGCAGGCCGTTTCGATCCTTGGAATTCCCTCTGGCGGATTTCAGATCAGCAACGATCAGAACCTTGCCGCTTGGATCATCGCTCGCGCAGCGATGGATACGGTCAAGAACTTCTGCAACAGCGCCGACACCGAGGTTGACAAGAAGCACGTTGCTAAGATCGACGGGGTTGAGGATCACGCTTCTCTCGCCTCCTACGTGGCTCCGTTTGCTGCTAAGGCTTGGGCCGACCTGAACAACAAGGACGGCCAGCTTAAGTTCGACCACGATCACTACCTCAAGATCTGGGCGCTGTCTAACCCCAAGCTGAACGCCGATTACATCCTCTTTGATGAGGCTCAGGATGCCAACCCGGTCATCGTCGGAATCCTGAAGAACCAGGATGCCCAGCTTGTAGCGGTTGGCGATGAGGCTCAGGCCATCTACGGCTGGAGAGGCGCAGTTGACGCGATGCACGCCTTCGACGCTAAGCACCGTGTAACGCTCTCTCAGAGCTTCCGCTTCGGTCCTGCGGTTGCTGAGCAGGCCAACAAGTACCTTGACCTTCTTGACGCTCCGCTGCGTCTGAGCGGCTTCGATAAGGTCAACTCAACGGTCGAGATCCTTTCGGACCCCGATGCAATCCTCTGCCGCACGAATGCAGCGGTTTTCGAGTACGCAATGAACTTCCAGGCCGATGGCAAGAAGGTTGCAATCGTCGGAGGGGCAACCGAGATCAAGAACTTTGCTTTCGGCGCTCTTGCTCTGATGAAGGGCGAGACTACTAGCCACCCCGACCTGTCGGCTTTCGCTAACTGGGCCGAGGTTAACGAGTACGTCGGCAGCGACGAGGGCAAGGATCTCAAGGTCATGGTCAACATGGTCAACATGTACGGGGTCGGCGCAATCCTCGACGTTTGCAACAACTCTGTTGACGAGTCCTCAGCCGATCTAATTGTTTCTACCGCCCACAAGAGCAAGGGCCGGGAATGGAATAAGGTTCGAATTGGACGGGACTTCAAGGCTCCTGAGAGCGGTGTTCCGAGCCGTCAGGATCTTATGTTGCTATATGTCTCTGTAACCCGTGCCAAGATCGTCCTTGACGCCTCTGCACTCTCCTGGGTAGATGATCTCTCATGATCGAAAATCCCTTTGAGTTGCCTCCATATCCGTGTCCTCGATGTAAAGAGGTTCATGATCCAGTGGTGGAGTGTGAAATCAAATACCCGCAGCCATGCATCGGATGCGGAAAATTTGTAGGAAAGAAGTCCCGTTATTATAATCAATGCGCCGATTGCGCCGATGACTGGAGCTACTAAGATGAGCTACGCCCGAGCACAAGCTGAATACGACCGCCAGGGACCACCGGAACCCGATGGCTACCATGATGCTAATGGGGAGCCAATTGACAAGGGAGACAGGGTGCGGATTGCCGGTCCTCATAAGATCCCCTCGCCGGAATCGTCAGGAGTAATCCTCTCAATCAGTGACCCAGATGGCGATGTTGATGATGAGGGTCGTTCGGTCTATTATCCGCCGCGAGTAACCGTTCTGTTTGATATTGGGGATGAGGATTACTTCCTTGGATATCATGTTTACGGCGACGATGGCTTCACGTTCGAAGATCTGGTGAAACTGTAATGGGTAAAATCCGCCGTATTCGTTACGGGCCATATCATAAGGTGTTAAACGAGAATCCTTATCGAGATCAATCTAAAGATCCGCAGTACGATCATCGGAACGTTACGGTAATCAATACCTACGAGGAAGCCTTTATTCGCCAGCTTAGTAGGGATGGCATAGGATGGAATCCAGGCGGGGCATACCAGCTATGTATCCCGTTTCCTAATCTAGAAACAGGGTCGATGATCGATGTTGACGGAGATCGAGCCATCATTCGAGTTGAAATGGTAGGAGCTTCTGTGAATCTTTTCTATCACGACAGTCCAAGTTATAAGGGGTTTGTTTCAAAAGAAAATCTAGTCCGCGAAGAAGAATATCGCAAAGGAAATATCTTCTCAGCCTACGATAAAGATCAAAATCTCGATTATGAATTTGTCTTAGAAGAATGGTTCGTGTTAACGCAGGACGAAACCTGATATACTATAGATATGAATATTAAGCCAATGAAGGCCCAAGCCGTTGATGTTCTTCCTGATGGTCCGTACATCATGGAGCCGAAATTTGATGGCTGGCGAGCACTTGCAGTCTCGACTCAAGCTGGCGTCATCCTCTACACGAATACCGGCAAGACCATCGATTCGGTTCCCTATATCAACGACGCTCTGAAGAACCTTCCTGTCGGGACCATTGTAGACGGCGAGATTGTCGATCTTGCTGGCGATACCCAGTGGAATCGGACGCAGACGATTTGTTCTCGTTATGCCGCTCATGTTCCTACCGCTTCTGATCCGGCTCTGAGCTATGTCCTTTTTGACATTCTGGCTCTTGGAATGGTGGACTACAAGAACGAGCGTTTGGGTTTCCGGAAGTCACGTTTGGACGACCTATTTCGTCTTCTTTCTCTTGGCGGCGTCATTGGACAGGTTCCGACCTGGGATGTCTCGCAAGATGTCCTCGACCACCTTGTTATTGTTAAGGGGTTCGAAGGCGTTGTTTGCAAGCACCTTGATTCTAAGTACGTCCCCGGTTCTCGCAATCGTGGCTGGGTCAAGATCAAGCCTTACAAGGAGATCGACGTTCTTTGCACCGGAACTTTCCCGGCAAAAGAGGGAAGCAAGTACGACGGCAACGCCGTTGGCGGAATCACCTTCCGAGTTGTCCATGAAGATGGAACGGTCTACGAGGATGGACAGGCTGCCGGGATGGACGACTTCCTTCGAACGGACCTTTACGACCATCCCGAGAAGTATGTCGGGCGCGTTGTTGAGATCAAGCATTGGGGAATTGGCAAGGATGGAGCGTTGCGTCATCCTAACTTCTACCGATTTCGTGATGTGGCCGATAAGGGTCCTGCGGAGCTTCCTCAACCATCCGATGTCCCGCATGTTATGATGGCAGTTGGAATCTTGTCTGGGCGGGACGTTATCAAGATCGAGAAGCCAAAGAAGGTTGCTCCGGTCCTTGGAAGCGGTCCTTCAGGTCGTATGAGGAACTATAAGGCAATGGGAGATCCTAAGCTGCTGATTGCCCTTGCCGAGCTTCGTGCAGGCGTAGGAGACTCTTACGACAGGGCCTTGAGCGGTTCAGGAGATCCTGCTGCCGATCTAAAAGTTGCCGAAGCTGAAGCTGCCGCCCGTGGATTGTGATATACTTAAGCTATGACAAATCAACCACTACTTGGCCGTTGTAAGGAATGCGATTACGCTCTCTTTGCTACCGACGAGGATCTCGTTCAAGCTGAGAGCTTCCGCGATATCAAGCAAACCGGAGTTGTTTATCGGATGCTGCTTCCGCTGGAGGCTTTCTTTGCCCGTTGTCCTCAACGGCATAAGGTCTTTGTTCTCAACCGCATCAAGGGAACCTACTCCAAGGACCACAAGTGCGATGCTCGTTGTCTGAATGCAAAGGGCCACGATTGTACTTGTTCTTGCGGCGGGGCTAATCATGGACGCGGACATACAGCCGTCCATGTGGCTACCGAAAAGGTCCAGCTACTTGTTGGCGAAGTCGGAAAGACCATCCGTGGAACAGCTAAGGTCGCCAGCAAGCGCGATATCACAGATGCCACTCTCTACACCTTTGTAAATCCCGCTGGGACCGTTACCATCAAGTGGTTCGCTCCTTCTTACGCCAATCCGGATTACGCGATTGGCCAGGAAGTGAACTTCCGCGCTCGTGTAAAGAAGCACGAGGACAACGAATACGGTAAGGCGACCATCGTGACATACCTGGAGGAAGTATAATGATTCGAAGAATAGCTTTTATATCAATCTCGTGGGTAGCCACTTTTCTCGGACTATTAACGGTTCATTATATTGTCGCTGCTCTTGGATTATTTTTCCTACTTAGTGGGTTTTATTCGTGGGATAATTATGCGATAAATCGTACTTTGGGAACAACTAAGAAGCGGCGATCCAAAGTAGACTACAACTACCTATATGAGCTTGAGGAGGCCAACGGGTTTACTCATCTATACGACAGAAAGGGTAATCAGATTCAGGAGCCGGTTCCTCTGTCAGATACAGTCTTGAAAAAGATCGAGGCTAACAAAATGAGAACGCAAGATTTTCTTAAGGATCAAACTCCTCACGAAAGAAGACTGGTCGCACAGAGAAAGTTGGAAGAACTTGAAGACAACTATAAGGCTCAAAGGATTCTTATGGAAAGTATCGAGAAATATGAGGATTCAATTGCGCGGGGCCTTGCCGCTAACACTCAGTTCTTTCTAAACCGAGATAAGACATGTCATATCTGCGGAGGAAATCTTCGGACAATATATAGGGTTTCGGAACTTCCTGGAGCAGCTACATATACCAGTTGCTATCTATGTGGATCTCATTTTAAGAATGGCCGTAAGGTGGGACAAGAGGGATCTCCTGTTAGGATTAGCGAAACCCATTACGACAATGTTCTAAACGGCTTGTCGCCCGATGGTACTCGCCGCGAGGGAAATCCGCTGCCAAAACTTACACGGCAACAAAAGGATGAATCTATGCTCAAAACTCTTCATGAGAAGAACCGTCAAGCCTGGAGCAAAGAAGGTCTATATGTGGGCGAAAGCCATTACGACTACGACAACGATGGACGCCTTATATGGCGCGAGTCGATGGTAAGGAAGGATTAAAATGTCTAATACAATTGTAATCAAAATTGCCCTCCACGGATTCAATGCCGACAACATCGAGTACATTATGAATGGACCGGGTTGGGAGGGCTTTACCGAAAGAGAAAAGATTGCCGGAGTTCTAGGATTGATTGATTCTACTGGACCGGCCCTGGTACTTGCTCCCGCAGGGACTCAAGATGATTTCAAGTCAACGGCGTTTGACGGAACCATTCTTGATTTGAGAATTGAAAATCGACCAGAATTGGATGAAGAAGATGACGACTGATAGCCGACCAGAAACCCTAAAGCATATTGTAAAGGTCATGAACCTCCTCGAAGAGGTAGTGGACGAACTTCATTTGCGTGCAAAGTACCACGACAAGTCAAAGCTTGCCTCTCCCGAGGTAGAAGTCTTTGACGAATTCACTGATAGGCTTGCGGATAGTGAATACGGCAGCGATGAGTACAATGCTAATCTGGAGGCGATGAAGCCTGCTCTGGACCACCACTATGTCGCCAATCGTCATCATCCTCAGCATTGGATAAACGGTATCCGAGGTATGAGTCTAATCGATCTAATCGAAATGCTAGCCGATTGGAAAGCGGCTACTCTTAGAAACAAGAACGGCAATCTTGCAGAATCCATTATCCAGAATGCTGAACGATTTGAATACGACGATCACATGGTTAATCTGCTTCTTGAAACCGCCCGAGACATGGGTTGGTTGTGATAATCAACTTACTTAACCACGTACTGTTTGTCTTTGGGACCGATCAAGTAACGTCGGCAGAGATCCTTGGGTTCATTACAGGAATCGCTTGCGTCTATTTGGTTGTCAAGGAGAACGTCCATAACTTCTGGATCGGCATTCTCAATGCCGCGTTCTTCTTGATCCTTTTCTTGAACGCTCGACTTTATGCCGATAGTGGCCTTCAAGTGATGTTTATCGTTCTCAACGCCATTGGCTGGTGGGCTTGGCTCAAAGCCGGTCCTAACAAGACTCCGTTGAAGATCAGCAACGGTCGCAAATGGGAATTGCCAGTGATCGGGATATTGGTTATCGGAATTACCGCGATCCTCTATCCGATTCTGCTTCATATCCACGATATCGCTCCCTGGTGGGATGCCGTTACTACGGGACTCTCTGTAGGCGCTCAGTTGCTCCTTAATTGGAAGAGAATTGAGAACTGGTATATCTGGATTGCCGCAGACCTGATTTATATTCCACTGTACTTTTACAAGAACCTGTACTTAACGGGAATCGTCTATATCGGCTTCATTACTCTTTCTTGTATTGGACTTGTCGGATGGATGGCCCGAAAGAGAATTCAGAATGCCAACTTGCCAGTGTACGAATCAATCTGATAGACTAAGGAGAGATATGAGTTACAGCGATAAAGAATTTCTAGAAGCAGTTAGGGACCGCCTCCTTGAAAAGGGCTGGCATTCTGGTAGGTTAGGGGGTCCTGATGGACCCAACTGCCTCGTCGGAGCAGCGATCTGGACCGATCCTCCAGAAGGGATTAAAGATGGTTGCTCAGAGGACCCGGGAGTTTACTTTGTGGTTAATGGAGAAGATTTCGTAGCAAAAGATGACAAGAATAGTAAAAGACTAGCTAGGCTTCTTGGTAGGAATTCCGTTTGGGATCTTATTTGGGCGCAGGATACTTGGGGCCAACATCGGGTAATAGCAACTCTGAATGAGGCCATAAATGCCTGATATAGACCTAGTAATCACATGGCCTAAGACTCGCCCTCTGTACTCCTATTTGAGAGAATTGTCGAAGGCCCAGGATGCTGGCGAGCTAATCAACTATAGAATTGCGCGGCCTCCTAGTGACGAATGGCGTTTGCAACTTGCCTATAGAAGTGCTCGTTGCTTTATAGTCCATGACGGGTTCATTCAAGGCTATAACCGGATTAGAGGGATTGAAGAAAAGGGAGAAAACGAGGTAACCGATCCGATTACCGGAGCATTCTGGCCTTCTGGTTGGTACATCGTTCGAGAACCAGAATGGCATCCTATTGAGCCGATCCCGATGAAGGGATTCCGTGGCTGGCGTTACTTTGATACTCTGGAACCAGAGAAGCCCGTAGAAAGATGGACGGCAGAAGACTACGCCAAATACTACGAGAACCCGGAGAAAATTGACTATCCGTGGATTCCAGATCAAGCAGAGATTGCCGATCCGTGGAATCCTTCGGATGAAGAGATTCAGGAGGTTATTGACATTTTCGATAAATCCTTTCTCGGGATTGAACTAGAATCAGAACGGCTTGTTGACTGGAATCCAATTTTTGAGGAGCCAACTAGGGTCAAAAAGTATAGGAAGAAGCCGGTTGTCATTGAGGCGCTTCTTTTAGATCACCTTACGCCGCTTGAGGATCTTCTAGATTTTCTCGGAGATACTCCATTCGAATTCGATGATGCTGGAATCGACATCCCTACTCTCGAAGGGATCATTCACGCAAGTCCCGGAGACTACATAATTAAGGGAATCCAAAATGAGTTTTATCCCTGTAAGCCGGATATTTTCCATCAGACCTATGAGTTGGTAGAAGATGTCAGTTAGTATGCAAAACAAAAGAGGAGAATGGGTTCCCGCCGTTCCTCTACCGTTTTTCTACTTTCGCAAGAAGTGTTCTTGCGGCCAGAAATTCTGGACATTAGATGGATATTACGGCCACTATGCCTGGACACACATTCTGCTAGGAGAAGAAGATGTTTCATAGACATAAGTGGACCGTTCTAAAAGTACAGCACGGAACACGCGCTTGGATTAGAACACGAGATAATTCAAAGACCGGACAATCTGAAGAATGGACACGATCATATTTAAGATGTGAATGTTCTAAAACTAAAGTAAAGGATCAACCGGGCCGCTGGACCCTAGAGGAACTTCAAGGATGAAACACGGACTTGTCATAGGAAAGTTCTACCCGCCTCATGCGGGCCATCATTTTGTGATCGATAAAGCCGTTTCAGAATGTGATTTCGTAACGGTAATCTGTCTCTATTCCGTGACAGAGGGAATCGATCCAAGTTTGCGTTTCCAGTGGCTCTGTAACCGCCATCCTGATGAATCCAAGGTCTACATTATGACGGCCCAGGACGAATTCCCGGTAGATTATGATAGCCCAGAGGCATGGGATAATCATGTTGGAATCATGAAGAAATACCTTCAGGAGAGCGTCATCGGAGATCCCGATCCAATTACTGACGTGTATGGATCGGAGGAATACATTCCGGAATTGGCTCGCCGTTTTGATGCTATTCCTCATGTGGTTGATCTAGAACGGAAGTTCTTTCCTGTCTCGGCTTCTGCTGTCCGAGAAGATCCTGGAGCCAACTGGCAGTTTCTAGAGCCAGATGTACGCGCTTGGATTGCTAAGCAACGAAAGGTCGTCTGCATCGGGGCCGAATCTTCCGGGACAACTACTCTTGCTAAGGATCTTGCCAAAGATTTTGGGACAGCTTTCGTTCCCGAATATGGCCGAATCTATTCGGAGGGCCTTGGACAGGATCATGTATGGACAAACGAAGAGTTCTTCCATATCTTCGAAATGCAGAAGAAAATGGAGGATCAGATTGCTCGACAGGTTTCTTCGCCGCTTCTTATTTGCGATACCGATTGGTTCGCAACTCAAATTTGGCAGCAATATCTTGTCAATCCTACTAGCGACGAGTTCTGGGATAAAGGACTGCCACAATCTCCTTCAGGTGATTTTCCGGAGCTTTATATCCTGACGGATCTTTGTCCTTGGGAAGATGACGGAACCCGCGTTGGGGAAAGTTTCCGAGAAAGGATGCAATACGATTTTCGATTCTGGCTAGAACACGAAGAGAACCCGATTCCCCATATCTTTGTAACCGGGGATAGATATGATCGTCTATATAAAGCCAATGCTGCCATAGTCGAACAAGTACTCCTCAAGCCTTTTGATTGGCCGCTTCCCTTGGAGGAGAAATGAATCTAGTCTACTTTGGGGACGGCCCTCTATATCGAAAGACTCAAACCTATCCTGATCCTGCACCGAGACTAATTGTGACTATGCGTAGAAAGGACCTTCCGATTATGATCAACTACGATGGCCACTACGATCCCTTTTATGATTACGAAGAAATCTTTTACGAGCGCGTAGGATATCTATACAAGGTCAAGAAATGAGTAAGCCGTATATCCACGCGAAGTCCTCGGCCAAAAAATGGGGAGGAGTCCCAGAAGACTATCTTGAGATTCACGATCTGATGGATAGTTCTAAAGCCGTCTTCCCCGATAATCGGCATCGAGCTTTGACTCATAACAACTGGTTTATCTTCATTGTCGAAAAGATCTACGGCCACAATATCACTAATTCATCTGATAGACTGGTAAGTGTTAGGGATATTGTGGAGCAGCATATCCTTGAAGATTTTGGAGGAAAGTTCATTCCGACTCCGCAAGATTACTTAGAAAACATGGAGTTCGTCCCGTGGATGAATAATGCCATTGAAGGCGCTCCCCCAAGTCACAGAAAACTACAGGCAAAATCACAAACAATAAGAAGGGTGGCGTTTACACTTGACTAGCTCAGACAAAATAGAAGCATTGAAGACTCGCATCGCAGGATTGCAGGAACAGCTTCGAACAGAATCAAAAAGCGCTTTTACGGAAGGCTCAAAGGATTTCTTCGAGCGGTATCCGAATCTAGACTCGTTCGGATGGACCCAATATACTCCGTACTTTAATGACGGAGAGCCTTGTGAGTTCCAGGTCCGTGCTGATAACGATTGGGACTTGCGCATCAACGGGGAACGTCCTGGGGAAAGCGATCAATGGGAGTATATCCCCGGCACATACGAGAAAACCCATATTGCCCATCCTGAGCTACACGATGTGGCAGATGAATTGAGCGAATTCATTTACGCAATTCCAGAAGAGGCCATGAAGTCAATGTTTGATGACCACGTAACGGTTACGGTTCATCGTTCAGGAGAAGTCGAAACAGAATACTATGAGCACGAGTAATCCCGACAATCCCGATGATTGGCCATCTTGGGAAGAACTAGATCTTCATGTCGATCGCGTTCAGCAAATTCCTTGGGCTAATCAAGAACAACGGGATGGGACTGTACTCGCATAGACGGCCTTGACAGAAGGATAAATCGGTTCTATAATAGTTGGGATGCATTTTTGCGCATATCATAACGAGGATCATCCGGTTGACCGTTTTCTGATAAAGAAAAACGGAAAGCTGGATTCCTGGTGCCACGAAGGACGGAAAGAATACAATCGGGAATATTCTAAGAAGTCCTATGCCCCGATTAAAGAAGAAGTGGCCGAAAAAATTGGGGCCAGAGAAAATCGGACAGAACAGGTTTGCACAATTTGCTCTGTCAATAAATCAATTGAAGATTTCCGATTCCGATATGACCGCCCTGATAAACGGGAGTCAAGGTGCATTCCCTGTCTTAAGATCATTAGGCGTAGCGAACAACAAATTGACTCTCTAAAGCACGCCGATAAAAGAGGAATTACAAGACGTAAATGGCAAGCTGCTCATCCGAGATACAACGAACAATCTAGTCGTACTCGTCGGGCACGAATGAAGGTCGTAAGGCGAGAAAGATACACTAGAAAACAGGTTAGAGAACGGGATAACGGTTTATGCTGGTTCTGTAATCTCCCGGTTGATCCTAGTCTGAAGTGGCCAGATCCTCTTTCAGAAGTCGTTCATCACCATCATCCGATTTCTAAGAAGGGACCAGACTGTTTAGAAAATGTAGCGTTGGCTCATAATGAGTGTAACGGACATCATCATGCCAAATATGAATCTCCATTCCTGAATTGGTCGGTAATCTCTATCGACAATGCGTTAGCGAGAAAGACGGCTGTAGAGAATCACTATCTCCATCGAGCGCCAAACGTTTCATTCGGATTTGGTCTTTACTCTCCCGAGAACAAACTCCAGGGGATCGTGACATTTGGATCACCGTCGTCAAATCGCATAACTAAATCGGTGTGTCCGAATAACGATTGTAAAGTCATTGAACTTAATCGTCTTTGGATAGACGACACTACTCCATTTGGAGCCGCCTCTTGGCTTGTGTCTCGCGCCCTAAAAGAGTTGCCGCCGATGATCATCGTATCCTATGCCGACACAGATATCGTTGATTCTAGAAACGAGAGAAATCACGATGGATCAATCTATCGTGCTCTTTCGTTTGACTACGCTGGGCAATCTAAGGCCAAAACTGAATATCGAATGCCCGGAGGGACAAGAAACGTTGGGAAAATTACTCCTGGATCAGTCAAAAGCAAAATTTCATCTAAGAAACGTTTTTGGACTGTTACGGGAAATAAACGAGAAAAGCGTATCCTGAGGGATATCTGCAACTGGAATTCTCTTCCATATGAGCAATAAAAAGGCCCGCTTTTGGCGGGCCTTTTAGGTTTACTATCGAATCGAGTTCTAAAGAACCCAAGTTCCAGGTGATCCGTTTCCAAGACCGGAGATATCCAATTTTGAAGGAGCGGCTGTTGAGTCTGCTTTCAAAATTCTAGAGATTCCTCTAGGATTTAGAATTAACATTCCTACGAGCTCGTCCAGGACCCAACCCTTGTAAAACTGCTCTACCTGATGATTCTCTTCAACATCAAGAGAGTACATGACAGGGAAGACGCCGATGAATTCAGGTTCAGCCGTTAGGAAGATTTCTCCTTGAGGCACGATGATTGATCGCTGGATCTGGAATTCACCGAAGGAAGTGATTCTTCCGCCTGCGAAAACTTCGTCCTTGAATCGGAATCCAGTTACGTTAAGGTCCCATGTGTAAAGGTCGCGGATATCTGCCGGATGAGCAAGAACTCTACGAGCCTCTAGCTGGTTGATTTCAATCTGCGTTACCGCGTTGTAGAAATCAGCCGGTTCTAGTGGGTTACCTGCACCAAGGAGCACAGTATGCTCGTTTGGAGCCGATGCTGGACCAGAAGCGATTCCTGTTGCAAGTCCACCCGTTGGGGCAAGACCGACAACTCCGTTGGAGATCGCTGTTCCAAGACCTGTTACCGCCTGCTCAAGAAGAAGGATCAAACGAGCATCCTCCTGCTTCTGAATAGCCTGACGGGTTTCGTCCTGGGCATATTCAACCGCGTTAACTCTCAAGAAGTAAAGGTCTTCCTTTCGGATTCTTGGGAATGAGGCAATTCTGAACAACTGAGGGAAAGCTTGCTTTCCTTCGAACGGAGTAATCTTTACTTCCGCATCGGTTGAGTTAAGAACATAAGCCGTTCCAAGGTCGTCCAAGATGTCGTAAGGCATAAGTGGTCCGCGTTCCAATGTATCTTCTACAAGAACGTTTCGCACGATTCCTTCATAACGAAGACGAATCTGAATAGGACCGATCATTCCTTGACCAATTCTCTGAAGGGCATTACCCTTGTCTGCAAGAATAGCTTCTAGACGGCCTACCTTTTGCTTTCGAGAAAGCTTAGGAAGATCCTTTAGCTTATTTTCATAGTCGGCTGACGCTACAGCCTGACGTGAGTATAATTCATAAGACATTAGAAGTTATTCCTTATATCGTTAGGTTGATGGTTAGCTGGGCTGAACTTGGTCGGCTAACAATCCAACCTACGGAGATTGCTCCACCGCCTGGGTTAGTAATACCAAGTCGTCCATCTGTTTGTGCGTATAGATATACGTTTGTTCCTGGACCTGCTGCTGCGATTGCTGCGGCAACTCCTGTATCGTTCCAAGCTGGGGCAAGAAGCTGGATTAGAGAATCCGGGCCTCTCCAAGCCTGTACTTCATTGATCTGGGTTAGCTGGCCGAATGTGCCACCTAGCCATGAACCAAGAAGTCCGAAAGGCTGCTGTGCTGCTGCTGCTCCTGTTGCTACAACAACGTTTTCGTTGGTGCTCTTAATGAGAACCGTTCCGGGGACGATAGATCCCTGAAGTGTGAATACGTTTGCTGAACGAGCAATCGGAGTAGTATCAGTAGACTGCGGAATACGGAAGTTTCCACTTGAGTCTCTGAAAGATGTCTGGTCAAGGTAGCACGCATAAGGAGTAGCCTGTGTTTGACCATAGAGTACTCTTAATAGGCGCTTTTGAGCCGTGATGTTGATGTTTGAAGCATCACCGTAAATTGTCTGCATTAGTTTCCTATTGTTCCTTTTAGATTTATAGGTAAGCGCCTTGCGCTAGTCCATCACACATTTCATAGACGGACCTAGTACAAATTAAAGTACTCTACCTTGTAAACAGCGCCGAATCGATCACTGAGTTGTCAACTGGCTGGTTTTCCTGGCTATCGACTCCAGCCGTAATATGGTCAAATCCACGAGATGCTGCTGTAGACTTACCAAATAACGACGGTAGACGGGAAACTCCTCCTGCGCTAGCAGTACGAGATGCCTGTTGTCTTAGGCTTGCGGTTTTAACCTTGGCCAAAGTATTTGTTTGGGCTTCTAGAGCCTCTGGGCTTTCGCCTTCCAATTCTGCAATACGATCATACTTCTGATCCTTAGGGATAAGTCCCATTTCAACTTCGGTATCAGCAAGCTTAATTGCATTGATGAAGTGTGCAGTAACTCCGTCACTCTTGGTAACTTCCTTGGTGACCGGATCTTGCTGCTTGTAAATCTTGTTTCCATCGGTTCCCGACCATGTGGTTGTCGGACCAGAATTGTTTGATGGGCTATTGACGGCCTGAAGAACGTCTACACGATCTCCTGCCTTTCCGATTGGATCAGATGGCTGAGTACCCTGGTTGGCGCTTCCTGGCTTAATGTCCTGAAGATCTCCAACGCCGTCCTCATAAGCAACCTTGGACTTAACACCCTCGTTTGATGCAGGGAATGGCTCTGAGGTTACTGGGCTAGTAACTCCCTTTTGAGTTCCATCAGAATCTCCGAAAGTAGAGGTAGGTCCGCTATCTTCCTGATTCTTGGTTGTATCAAATCCTGCGTTATCGGTCTTGGTAGAAGGAATTTCTTCCGTCTTGTCTGCCTCAACGTCTGAGACTCCAGTTGTTCCGATTCCGGTTACATCGATCTGTGCATCGGCCTTTGAAGCCGCTGCGTTATCTGCTTGGTCTACTCCACCGACGCCTATGACATCAACTCGCGTAGTTGGCGAAGCGTCGTCTGGTGACGGTCCCTGAGCGTTTCGTTGACTCATATTTTCTCCTTGTGCCTTGGCAATTAAGTGTCGGGCGGTAAGCATTGCTGCTGTGACCGGAGTGGATTGATCACTCGTCACAGTCTCTTTAGATGGTTCGTTTGAAACAGGCTTGGACACAACCTGTACAGGAATTTCGCGCTGATTAATTCTTCCCGCTACCTTTTGATGCACATATGGTGTCCAATTCATTTCACCTTTTACATTAGCGGTAGGCTGTCCTTTTGTAGCCTGCTCGTTCTGGATCATGCTTCCCGGCTTCTTTGGTTGACTATCAGGATCGGCCTGTTCTCCCGGAGGCGGACCATTTTCATCACTAGGAATGGTTACCTCATCTCCGGCTTCCATTTCCTCATCAATTTTCTTTGCCTTGTCTAGATCCGGGTTGTCAAATCCCTTAGGAGGCTTAACATATCCACAAACATCGCAGGTTTCTCCCTGAACATCTGAGCCACAAATCGGGCAGATACTTTCTTGTCGCAAAGTATCTACTTCTTGAGGAGCGGTTGTCTCCATAGATTGAGGAAGTGGGTTTTCAGCTTGCTTTCTAGCAGCCGTTTTAGTCTTCATTTCGTCTTCAAAAGTTCCTTGATGTACGGGACCTAATAATCCTAGCTGTATAGATTTATCTAGACGAGGAATAACTTCGTGTTCATCAATGTTATTTGGAATTGTCGCTCCGTCATCTCCACGATTAGGGACTGTAAGAAAACCCTGTCCTTGACAGGTTGGGCATGATGGTCCAAGTGGATTTTCATGACCGTTACATGTAGGGCAAGCTATAGAATTCGAAATTTCGTTATTAGAAATATCCCTTTCTGGAATTTGATAATCGTATTCACCATGAGGAAAATGAACGTTTTCGTCCCCTTCCTTCTGAATAGAAGAAATGATTTCCTTAGTCAAAGCCGTTTCATCGGCAGGCTCGAATACTCCTGATAGCTCAAAGAACTGGCATCCGAAACAATTTTCGTAGCTCTTCTTTGATGTACGATGGCCGTCTGCCGTCTTAAGGTCATGAGTAGCCCCCTTAGACTGGACATGGAAACAATATTCCTCTGGCGAAGAAGCGATATTTCCACAATGAGAACATTTGGATCGTTCTACATTTGCTCCCATTGAGAATCCGTCGATTTCTCCATCCTTAACCGCCTTGGCAAACTTAGGAAATGACTTGGCATCGATTTCTAGAAGAAGCTCGATATGAGTCGGCGGAAGATGTTCGGGGTCAACATCAGATGATGAATAGTACGGATCAAGGGAGGCCGTTTTGGAATCAACTGGCTCAACGATAAGCTTGGCGTCAACAATGACTCCACGAGCACGCTTAGGATCAGAGTTATGATGGTCTACAAAGATCGGCTTGCCGATAAATGTAGCGAAACCATACTTCTTGTCTCCGTCCTTAGCCTCAACTGTAAATCCGGTTGAAGACTGCTTCTGGTGTCGTTCGAAGATCTCCTTGGAACCGGCAAGTTCAATCGATGGCCATCCGTCATGGTTCTTGTTAACCCTAGAGCTAATGGCTCTTACGCGGGCATAGAGATACTTCTGCCCCGTTCGATAGTTCTTGTATTCCCCGACCTTATCGAGCGAAGCCGTCTTAAGTCGGGTAGAACTTCCCTTTATTTCAAGGACACTAGATGATTCGATTGATCCGTGCTTTGTTAATGCCATCGTTCATTACACAACCGAATGTGCTATACTTACTACTCTTCGTCGCCAAAGACTAAATCAATGATCAATTTCTCGGCATCATAAGAGAGAGATTTAAGAGTGGCAATAGCCCCGCGTTCCTGCTTTTCTGGCAAGCCAACGGCTTCAATAAACCCAGCCAAACGGCCACGCATACGATTCATTTCTTTGCGGATCTTTTCTTCAACTATCTTATCTTCTTCGTACATGTCTGATTCCTCGCTGGAGCGAGCATCTTTTCTTACGCTATTGGCCATGTGCGGTCTAGTAGATCGAAAGGGATGCGGTAATTCGAGCTTCGTTATCTTCTCCACGAATTTCTCGAATTTGCTTTACCTTGAATCCAGCTTCGGCAGCCAAACTACGAAGTTCAGCCTGAGCCTCATCCATTGAGTTAGTTCCAAGAGGCTCATTAACTCTGAATGAAGCAACCTTTCCGGCGATATGAGCAAACGGATTAGTTGAAGCAAATGCCGGAGCACCTAGAGGAGTTCCACCGCCAGGAGTATCTCCCGGATGAAGAGGATGCTTAGTATCGCCCGGAGGAGGACCGCTTGGCGGACCAGGAGGGCCTGCATCAGGACCAGGAGGCGGTGGACCGTCATCGCCAGGGACAGGACTATCGGCTGGATTTCCGCCGGGAAGCTGGACACCAAGAGCTAGACATAGAGCCTGAAGCATTTGATGGACTTCAGTAATCTCCTTGTGCTCTCCACCCTTGTCGCCCTTTTCCTTCTTAGGCTTATCTTCGCCTGAGTCGTCACCTTCGTCGGAACCGTCATCAGGAGATGGAGGACCATCAGTTTCGGGAGCTTCGTCGGACGGATCAGAATCCGGAGGACCATCACTAGGAGGCGGTCCAGCCTCTTCCTCGCCGCCTGCTGGAGGGAATGGCGCAGCAACCGCGATAGACGCAACCCAGCGACCCTCAACATCTTCAACGTTGAAATCAACATTACCAGTTTTAGGGAAATCGGGATGTTGCTTCAAGCCTTCAATAGCTTGAGAACGAGTGTACTTCGAGGTATAAGGGCCAGGGATTAGATAACTTGTAACTTTGGTTTGAGCCATATCGTGTATTACTTTCGTGATTTGGTAGTTTTGATAGTGTTAGGTCTTTAAGTTCCGACTTGACCACTACCAGGAAGGTTGATGATCTTAGGACCAACTGCCCCTGTTCGACTATAACGGTCGGTTTCTGGGGTTCGTCCTGATCGCTCTTCGCTTAAGGTATAATGACGCTGCTGTACTGGGGCTTTGCCGTGGCAAATTCCACATTCTGCAAATGGAATTCCTACTCTGCCGCAAACGCCGCATTCGGTTTCTTCTTGTTCTGACATTACTTTCCTTACTTGTTGTTTATAAACCGAAGACTAAATGTGCTTCGGGGGCGTTTTCGCCATTAGCTTTTCCGGTACTATCCCACTTGGTTTCGTAGTGGGTGTGGCTCAAGTCCAAAAGGTCTGAGTTACGAGCCAATCCTTGTTCGTCAATTAAAGCTCTCTGTTCTGCTGGAGAATGCTTTCTTCCAGACGTTCTGAGAAATTCTTCTGCGTTTTGCTTATTCTGTCTCAAGCGTTCGCTGATTTCTGCAAGACGAGGATCTTTGGCTGCGATATCAGAAATGTTTCTGGAAGAAGTTCCCGAAGCTCTCATTTGAGAGGCCCGATCCATCCCGGCCCAGAAATCATCCTGACCGTTACTTTCGTTTAGCCAACTTAGGTCAATACTTGACTGGTGCCCGTAATCTTCGATTGGGGTTTCCCAAACTTTCTCGCATCTATAGCAAGTGTGCATTTCTCGTGTTTCGGAGGCATATCGGTGTTCGATATCATGGCTTGAACATTTTGGACAAACATCAGAATCAAACTCGTATTGGCCTACAGAAGATATTGCCGTCTGACTCGGATAGCTATTTTCTACCTCATCGGTTGTCTGACTTGCTGGACCAACTTGAGACTGGCCCGGAGTTGTTGGAGGCGGCTGTTGATCTTGTTGTTCGTTCTGAGTCGGAATAAACGTAATTGAATCCATCTTAGCCCGCTGTTGAGTAAGCTTGATGTCGGGGGAGTTATCGCCCTGTTCATTACTAAACTGGCCAACAAGCTTTAATCCGACTTCATTTGGATGGATGAATACGACCTTAACGATATCCGGAATCTCATAGGCCGGATTATGCATCTCGTACTCTTTGCCCGCTTGAAGAGCTTCGCCGTTGTTGTCCTGCCAAGTCAAAGAAGAATCTTGTTCCTGGGTAATGTCTCGGTGTCCGTGTTCTGCTGCCGGTTGGGTAGAAGGATTGATAGCCTGAAGATCATCCGAAACTCTCGTAGACGAAACGGTATGCTTCTTGATATTGTCGTCTGTCCAAGTGTGGCCGCACGCGGAGCAATAACATGATCCTTCGTCGTCGTCTAGAAGTCCCGTTGTTCCTGAATGGCAATTTGGGCAGCGCCTACTAATACTGTCTGCTGCCGTTACTGACCCCATTTGAGGCGGCATTCCTCCTCCACCTTGAGAAGGATCTGCTCCTGGAGGCGGTCCACCGCCCATTCCTGGAGGACCCATAGGAGGCTGTGGAGGCGGCGGTATTTGACTAGGATCTACTTGAGGAGCTAGATTAGGGTTGCCCTGAATTTCGGCCATTTCCTTGGCGTAATCCTGTGGTTGAAGAGGAACATCTGGGAGTTCGCTAATTCGACCCTGCTGAATAAGAAGTTGTTGTACTGCCGCAATTTGTTCGTTTGTTACCGGACCCTGATGGTTAGCTGCTGTATATCCCATGCCCGGAGCAAATCCACCGCCACCGTTTTGTACTCCTCCGGTAGGATCGGTCTTAGCCCCACAAGTTGGACAACTTCCATCGGCGGTTGTTGCCGATCCACAATTATTACACTGTCCCATTTGATTTCCCATCTGCTGCGGCCCAAACATATTTCCCGGTTGTTGGACGATAGCTGTCTTTGCATGAACTCCTAAAGATTTATGTCCTTGGAGCCACTTTTCTAAAGCGATTTGACTGTTTAGTGAATCGAAGTTATCAAGATAATTGGGGTTCTCGTCGTGAAGCGTTTTATGAAGTCCCATGATCAAAGGTTCATGTGAACCCGATTCAGGAGAATGGTAGTAATGAAGAAGAAGAGGTTGAAGAAGTTCTGCTCGTTGTAGTGCTGGGCTATCTGGAGCAAAGCCACCGTTCTGTCGGACCTGATCTTCTCCAGATGCGCCAGAATCCTCAAGATTTGGATTGTCCGGTCGATTTGTGTTATCGCCGTCATCAAATTCGTGCTGGTCAGTACGAGTAGGATCGCCCTCTCTTAGTCCTACTGAATCAATAGATCCCGGAGATTCATAATCTGCCGTAACTGCGCTAATTGTTGGAACGCTAGCTGGTTGTGATGGAGGGGCAGATTGCTGTGAACCTCCACCGCCTCCTCCAATTCCTAACTCTTTTCCGGCCATTTCTCCTATGTCTCGACCAATGCCTCCTTCAATGCCTCCCCCAACGCTTCCCCCACTACTTCCTCCACCAATTCCCAAAACGCTATGCATAATTCCGCCAATACTGTCTCCAAGACTACTAGCTCCTAAGGCATCGGCTCCTAATTCGGCGGCTTCGGGAGCTAAAACTATTGATTGATGAATCTGTGCTTCCTTAAGAACCTGCGCCGAATGAGCAATAAACGAATCGTCGCTAAACAATGCGGGGTACGGCTCCATATTTGAATGACGTTCCATAGACTTTCCTTCTACTAAATTACTTTGCAGGTTAGCCACTTTTGAATGCATGAAGTTATCTCTTCTTCCCATAGGGCGTTCTCCATCGCTCCCCATAATCGTTCCTTCAGTAAGTGGTGAGCCTCCGGCATCTTTGCCAGAAGGCATATCCACCATATCCCTTAAGTCTCCGTCACTTTGAGTCGGTGACGGCTGATCTCTATATAATCTCGTGCCTCCACATTCTGAACACGCAACGGGTCCAGAGATGTCGTTAGGACTTAGAAGAAAATGTGTGTCGCAGTCTGCGCATTGGACCGGATATCCAGACACATTATCCGCGTCCTGTAGTAAACGTTCTAGAGAATAGTCGGAAGACGCCTTGGGCGGTTCCTCCGTTTACATAACGAATTCGGACATATGGGGCTAGAATAGTCTGAGAGAACGAGGCTCCTTGTCCTGTTCCAGGAGTAGCTGCTGTAATGGTTGTGGAGTTAGAAATATCAAAGCTGAACCCACCGGCAAGAACCGCTGATCCGACTGGATAGTTGAAGTTTGGTGTCTGGGATGTTACAGAAAGCGAAGTTGCTCCTTTTGATGCTGGGGCCGATAGAATCCACTGTTGGGTATTGGTTCCATCCGGGGCACCCTGAGCAGAATTTGTCGTAACCACCGTTGCTCCAATTAGAAGGGCCGCAGGAGTAGCACTAACGGCAAGAGAAGTAATTGCTCCTCCACCAGTCGTTAAAGCTGTGGTAAGATATGCCGGAGATCCCTCGTTAGGATCTCCGTTATCAAAACTCTGTTCAATATATAGGGTTCCCGACTGATCTGTAAAGATAGAACCGGCTACCTGTTGAGCGGTGTCGGCCTGCATAGGCCCAAGAATAAGAGTCTGGTTAGCCGCAAGAACTGTATTTCCTGTGGTAGAATCAGAAGTGTTATAGGCGGCGAAATGACTCATCAACGATTATGGTCCGCTTAAGGGTTGTTTTGAGGGGACGCTATGCTATACTTGAAAGAAATGAAAAATTACATCACAATTAAATACGGAGTAATTGCAACCTTTCTCGGAATTTTGTGGGGAATGGCCTTTGGTGCCCTTGTTACTTTAACCGCCGTTGGTGTTACAATTGGGGCACACCCCACCAACATTGGGATACTCTTTATCTTCTTTATTCCTATTAGCCTAGTGTGGATTAGCCTAGTGTGGCTACTCTTTGCATTTGACTTTGCAGTTAAAGGCGACTAATGAAAACAGCCCTAATTATAGTTAACGTCCAAAAGGACTATCTTTCCGGTGGTGTTAAGGAGATCAAGGACGCCGAAAAGATCCTTCCCTTTATTCAAGACCTAAATACAGATGGACCAACTTTTGCTGTTCGAAATTGGTTTGATGATTATTTTTGCCATCTTTCATATGGCTTAGAAAACACCCCAGGAGCAAAGCTTCATCCTGCCATTAAGAAAATGGCAAATTACACCATTAGCGTTCGGAATCCCGGATATTCCGGATTTCAGGGGACCACCCTTCGACCAATCGAGACTCTTGAGGATCTTCTTCTTGAACATGAGGTTCAGCACGTAACTGTTTGTGGATTGGGAGATTCTGTTGTATTCACAGCTTTAGATTCTGCGGCTCTTGGATACCAAACCAGAATCGCTAAAGATGCTTCTATCTTTGTCAACGACCTGCTTAGCTTCTTTATCTCTAATTCGGGTATTCAATATGGCTAGCGTTACGTTAATCCTCCAAATGGTTACTGAGGACGAAGCTCATGGGGAACCGGGATGGAAGGTCGGCTCCTACAGTAGCAAGGACGGAGAATGGTGGATACCGTCTACAATGATTTCAAGCGATCAGGCTTCTGTCATCGGACAAGCTTTTGAAGACGCTACCAAAGGATTTAAGAAGGGGATTGTTAGGGTTACCCCGACCAATATAATCGTGAACGGAAATGCTAGAATAAAAGAAGCGCTCGAAGCAGAGCTAAAATTTGCCGAAGAACAAGCCAAACGAGTCGTAGGACTCAGAAAGAGACTAGAAGAGTGAAAACAGATCAGAAAAGTGGCCTCATGATTTGCAATGTGTGCGGCCATGCCTGGAGTGACCATGGATTGGGTGGAAATTGTTTACATCCGATTTTAACCGACGAGGAAAGAGAAGCACAAAATGTTTGATGTAACAGTTCAGCCGATTGGAATTGAAGCGATTAACCAAAATGAAACCACTCTTCAGTTGGTTTGTGTAATCGGGATCATTATTGGCCCCAATCAGGCGATTCCTGGAGGAACCATTCGTATTCCTCTTTCTAAGGATAACGCCGATCAGGTTATCAAGCTTCTCCAAGAAGAGGCAGATAAGCTCACTAAGCCAAGCGATCTAGTGATCGCTGGCGCAGGAGATGTTGATAAAATCGCAGGACTTGATAAGAAGATTAAGAAGATTAAGGGGAAGTAATGTCTGTTCTCTCAGATAAGGATATTGTATCTAAGCTCTATCAACCAGATAAGGGTAACTTGATTGACCCGTTTGATGAAAAATGCCTTCAACCGGCTAGCTATGATATCCATCTGGGAGAATCCTTTAGAAAGTATCAGGGAGTAACGCCGATTGATCCATTAGACCTTCGACCGAATCTCACGCGAGAAATCATCAGTAATCGTCTATTGATCAAGCCGGGGGAGTTCGTCCTTGGATGCACTCAAGAAACCTTTAACATCCCCAGAACTTTGGTTGCCCGTGTCGAAGGGAAGTCGAGTATTGGCCGTCTAGGAATTTTGGTGCATATTTCTGCGGGCTTCATTGACCCAGGCTTTAATGGAACCTTAACCTTAGAACTATATAATTGCAACAGTTCTTCAATTTGGCTCTCGTCTGGGATGAAGATTGCCCAGATTGCGTTTACTCAGCTAACCCAACCTGCTAGCATTGAATACGGCCACAAGGATCTCAAGAGTCATTATCAAAATCAAACGGGAGCCACGGAAAGTAGGTACGGAAAATGAACTTCTTTGTAACTCTCTTCAATTTACCGGGTACTGGTACATGGTACAGCAACGGGTTTATGGACCTTATCTATCTCTTTACTCTGTTCGTCTATCTCCCGTTCGCCATTCGTACAGTTTGGTCGATAGGAAAGATCTACTATCAGATCGAATACGAAAAGGAATTACAGCGTCGCGGCAAAGTATGATATACTATGTCTATGACTATGACAAAGCCTAAAACATCGAAGGTTGTTATCCGATACAAGTCGGGTATTGAGGTAAACGTAACGGTCACCAAATTTACCGCTTTTCTACAAAATGGTATACTTGAGAGTGTTACGTATAAGGGTATGACTCCAAACCCCCTCTTCATTAACGTTAATGAAATCGAATCCATTTGGGAGATCGTATGAGTAAAACTATCGAACTCCATTGCGAACTCGGCAATCACGAGTGGTCCCGCGAGTCCCAACGGGGTCGCAGACCAGTCAACTGTCCGGAGCATCAGCCGGTAATCGAGGAAACTGAAAAGAAGGTTAGCCTCAACCAAATTATCTCTGGTGAAGCTCGTGCCAAAGCCATCAACGATATTGTCAGCATTCATCCCGAATGTAAATGCGATATCCGCGATGACATGACCGATGATGAACTTATGCACGTCAAGAGTTGTGCTCCGCATTGGCAATGTTCTACTCTTGATGCTGTACGCCGTCGCGTAGTAAACTACAACCGTCATTTCGATCAGGACGATTACGAGGTATCTCTCTAATGCAAATAATGAGCGACTTCGAGGTTGTCGCTTGGGATTGGCGAGAGCCGAACGTGATCGCCGTCTACTCCGAAGAGCAGGACGCCAAGGACTTTGCCGAGACAATGGACGCAAGCGGGCTTTGCTGTTATGTGCGGCCTCTACAGGAGAAACAAACAGATGAGTGACGAACGCCGGAAGAACGCGATCCTCAGGGTCTATCAGATGTACGCGAACCTCAACTACTACGACGACGAACGGCCCATCGACGAGGAGATCGAGCAGATCGTTGAGGCCGTATTCGCCTCGACGGTTGACCCGCTCGACGCCGAGTTGACTGCTGCTCTAGCTCGTGCAGAACAAGCCGAACAAATGCTTAGTGTCTCTGAGGAACACTGCGAGTTCTGGAAGGCTCGTGCAGAACAAGCCGAGAAGGCACTCAGAGATTCCTGGCGGCTGATGCTTCGTTCCCGGCGAATCGCTCGTGCTGTTCTTTCATCTGAGGAACAGGAAGGAAAGCCATGATGCGAGTTAGATTGCATCGTTCGTTCTGGCTTGCTCGCCCGCGTCGATGGGATTTCACTCGGCAGCCGGATTGGATCGCATCGTCGGGAGAATTGGTCTATGGCGCTTGGTGGCTACGTATCGGGCCGATTGTGTTCGAGTACGGCGTCGGTCGCGGAATACGGCGAGAAGGAAAGCCAGATGCTTGAACTACGACCGTGGCGCGTCAAGACTTCCGAGCGCAAGATGCTCGTTGAGGCGTTGTTCGAGTTGACCGATGCTAGTGATCGCCTGCCGGTCAAGCGCGAGCGAAATGCCGATGAGCAGGATGCGGTAGAGACGTGGACAGAAGCCGTGGTCCGTGCTCGCGCGGTTCTCAGGCTGCTGGCAAACAGGTACTACTCGTGACTGATCCTGTATTGGTCGCTCTACTCAAGGCGAACATGAGAGCCGGAGAGATACGCGACGCCGAAGTCAACCGGCACGAACCTTGGCGCGCTCACGGCTCGCTGCCGATCATGCGTGGCGCTCCAACGCATTCGTGCGCTTATCTCCTTCAGGCTCTTGTTGAGGATGGATGGGAACTACGAAAGGTAGGAGAGCCGTGAGTCCAGTCAAAGATGGGCCGTCGTGTCCCAGACACTCGGGGACCTGCGGATTGCCGAACTATGCGGGCATGTGTCCTCATTGCCGAGGCGATCAGGCAGCCTACGAGCATGAGCTTGTTCCGCCCTTCGACTCATCCCTGCCGACAGACGGAGTAGACGTGATCGGCACCGACAACGATCCTTGGGTGGTCAGTAATGAGTAAAGCCGAGAAGCCGCCAGAGATGCTGCTCGATCCCGATGGGGAGGGCGTTTACCTTTCAAGCGAGATCGACGGATTCCCGCCGATACTGATGCGTGCCGCCGCGCTATTCGGCGTCGGTTGGCGCGATGTCGAGTGCAAAACGGTCTTGATGTACCCGGACAATGACGGGCTATGGCATCGCAAACCGTGGAACTGGCGGTGGATGGCGCGGCTGAATCTTCCGAAGCGGTGGAGTCCGGCGGTCTATTGCTATTGCCGACCTAAGTCGTGACTGTCGGGCTACCTAAGGAGAACGATAGTTTGTTTCTTTTACATAAAGTATGCTATAATACTTGAAAGACTCTAACATTTAAGGAAAAATATGCCGAAAAACAAGTCTCTCCCAGAAGTACGAATTACCGTTGCCAATTTCGATAGCAGCGGAGCCGAAGTTTATCGCGTTAAGCGAAATGGAGTAACCGTCAAGGAATGGACTCCGTTTACATCTGCCGATTATATTCCCAATGGCGGAACCCCGCTTTTGGATGCCACGGCTAGATTCGTTGCCGATCTTGAAGGACAACGAGGACCGGATAAGGTCATTGTCGGACTTCTCTGCGACGAATCTGGAAGCATGAACGGAAATCGACAGTCTGTTGTTGATGGAGTTAATGAATTCGTTGGCTCCATTTCTGGAGTAGACGGAGTTGATCCCGAAGCTGCCGGAAAGGTCATCGCGGTTATCTTGACAGACGGCTACGAAAATATGAGCCGAGAAGTTACTAAGGAACAAATCGCAGATTTGATCTCATCAAAGGAAGCCGATGGATGGACCTTGATTTATATGGGGGCCAATCAGGATGCCTGGGGAGAATCCGCAGGACTAGGTTTCTCTAGCACATCATCCGGAACAAGCATCAACTACACTAGCTCTCCAAGGGGAACTTCTAGTGCTTTAAGAGCAGCCGGAAAGAGAACCTCGACATATCTATCCAGTAACGCTACCTATGACGGTGCCTACAATGGAACTTTGGCTAGTTCTACTGTTGCCGAGGACGGAACGACGTTTGATTCCACTGGGGCAATTTCGGCAGCCAATACTTTGTTGGAGAACAAGTAATGAGCGTCTGTTGCTGTTATAGTTATCCATGTTCCTGTACATATTCTTGGAATCCATATCCTTGGGTCTATCGTCCATATCATCCGGGGCAATATCTATGCTGGTGTGGCCAATACCATGCTTATGGATATCCACACTATCAACCTTGGCCTTGGCCGAATCAGATAACAATTGTTCCTGCGCCTAAGCCAGAGAAGAAACCAAAGAGGCGTCCGGGTAGTCTCAAGAAGGAAGACGTTGACAAAGCCAATGACGTATTGAAAGGTAAGTAAAATGACGACTAAGAAAAAGACAAGTACAGGAGAGAAGATTTTTGCATTATCTCTTCTTCCATTCGTTGAAACAGGGATTTTCATTCTGTTTTGGAATATTCTCCGGGTTCATAGTGCCGTAGGCCATCATTTGGGTACGGTAAATTTCTGGACCGCATTAGGAGTAGACATCGTAGTTGCTGGTATTGTAAGTGCCGTTTTTGCAACTCCATTTTGGGGCGCAAAGTATAACGTTGGCAAGCTATACGATACCCTTGACATTTAGTGCGCACCTACACGATTTAGTGTTCTCGGTTGGGGCGGCGGTCTTATTCGCCGCCCTATTTCCGGCAGTTATTCGGAAGTCAGTAATTCCAATCTCCACCTGTCTAATCACGGGTGGAGTTTTACTGATTTTCACGATTAACTATTTCACAATGAAATATTGGTATGCTACAGTAGTAGAAATGAGTAATGTAATCGCATGGGGTTATCTGCTAAGAGTCTCGTGGAAATTTAAGGGAGCGTAATGGGAAAAGCAAAAGATGAGTTGAGAAGTAGGGTTGAAGAACTACAGAGTCTCGCTGTCGAACTCGAAGAGGAGCTAAATTCGGTATATGATGAACTTTCAAATTCCGAATCAGAAAACAATGGTCTGAGCGCAGATCTTGAGGCAGAAAGTGCTCGCGCAGATAGTCTCCGTGCTCATCTTGATGCCCAAGATGGCGTTGTGGCGGATCAACGGGAGAAGATTAAAGTTCTTCAGGGAGCCGTTGATACTCTTGCTGAAGATCTTATAGCGGATGCCGACGAAACTAAACAAGAACTACATCTTGTGTCGGTTCTTATAGATCTGCTATACTTGTAGTTATGTCTGTACCAATAACCATTCGTGGCGACGTAGATCAAGCAGCTATTGATCAGCTAAAGCTATGTACCGAAACTGGTAATGCCATCCGTGCTTCTATGAGTGCGGATGGTCATTTGGGATACAGTATGCCGATTGGTGGAGCTATCGCCTACGCCGATCATATTTCGCCCTCCGGTGTTGGCTTCGATATTAAATGAACGTGAAGATAAGGCTTTGGCCTTCTACGGAGGATAAACATGGCATACTCAGCTAAAATATTACTAGACAGCGTTAGCCCGACCGGGGCACGTCTAACAACGTTTGAAATTTGCCTTCCTCGATTTTGCCTTAGCGAGCTAAATACCCACAGAATGATCTCAAAAAATTCAGCCTCTTCTCGGGCTATCCCCGTATCTAAGGCTATTGCTGCCGTCCGTGCTGATCCATTTATCCCAGAAGAATTTGGAAAGAATCAACCTGGAATGAAATGGGATAATAGTCTTGAAGCCGACGAAGCCTTTATCGCTCGCCAAGACTGGATAAGCGCTTCTGAAGCGGCTATCCATTTTGCTGAACGTCTGAATAACCTTGAAGTTCATAAAGGACTTGCTAATCGAATTCTAGAACCATTCAAATGGCACACAGCCATTTTATCCGGGACAGAGTGGTCTAACTTCTTTGCTCTTAGAACCGACGTAAACGCCCAGCCGGAATTCCGCAAGATCGCTTTGATGATGCAGGAGTTGTATCAGAGCAACGAACCAGAATTAGTTGTTGAAGAGTGGCATCTTCCTCTTGTCGATTATCAGCATGAACTTTATGGTAATCATCCAGATTGTTATCCAAAGAACCAAGACGCTGGTAGTGTCAATTGGGAATACTGGAAGAAAGTCTCTGTCGGTCGCTGTGCTCGTGTGAGTTACTTGACTCACGACGGGATACGCGATCCTCAGAAGGATGTCGAACTTCATGATCGACTTTGGGAATCAGGACATTTATCTCCATATGAACATATTGCTACTCCCGAACCTGCCGAACGCTATGCAGACGATTGGTATGAAGAACAATGGTCTGGTAATTTTAGAGGCTGGCACCAATATCGTAAGGATATTCCAAATGAAAGCGATTTTTCATTGATCGTGAAGTAATAAGAGATGGCCATCCCAAAAGACTTTCAAGACCTACTGCCCGATAAGGCTCACGAGGAACCATATACTGGACCGATCTATTGGGCTTGGTCCTTCAATCCGCAGACGGCCAAAGTCACTTTAATCCATAATGACGATACTCATCCGTCTAAGCATAGGACTCATGCGGACATTGACCTAGAGAATACCGATCCTGGACGGGTCAACGGCTACGCCTACAAGATTAGAGGCGGCTACCGGATTACTAACGATGAGCATAAACCAGTCGATCCATTTATCTCAAAGCGTGTGCTAACCTTGTTACGAGGACACGAGCCTAAAGATCCTCTACCCCATATTCCATATCACAAAGGAGTCTAGTATGTATATGCACGTCATCCCAACCTATAAAGTGGCTGTCAAAGATCTTAATCGAGATTTCCGAATTAGCGAATCCGATCTTTCTGCCTTTATTAGCGTGCTTCGATTTAACAATCTGACAACCTTTTCCGTAGAAAAGGAAAAGAGTCTTTTGGATACCTACAACGAAGCGGTTTCGACGTAAAATGGTTGCCGTCACCCATATCTTTGCTTTCTGGGGCTTCTGGAGTTCTAAATTCGGAAGCGAATTAGTCAACTTTTTGGGAGGCCCAGTTCAAACCGCCGAGGGAGCCGGAGTATTCGTGGCGGTTATTACAGGGCTTTACCATATTATCAAGAGTAGAAATTGTCATCAGAAGAGATGTCCTAGAATCCAATTCGGTCCTCATCCTGATCACGGTCATCCGGTTTGCAAAAAGCACTATCAAGATCCTGCCGAAAATTTTGACCACGGGCTTTCAACCAAAAATCATAGGAAACCTCCGGTTGATCATCTAGATCCCGTAGTGTTCAAACGTTTGCCGAATTAGCAAAAGGTTAATTCCGCAGTTGTAATCGTAGATGACCACAACTGTTTCTCTATCCCCGGCTCGTGTCCGGTGGACCATTTATGAAGGAGCAACCTTCAAGCAGCAGATTACCGTTTTAACTGCGGGAATTGGTTCTAATCCCGTAGACCTTACGGAATATACAAATGCGACCCTAACCGTTCGAATGAGTATTGGAGGGTCTATCCTAATGACTCTTTCAAGCCCCAGTAACGGGATTGTTCTTGGAGGAACCCAAGGAACCGTTACGATCACAATCTCCGATACAGTAACGGCTAATCTTCCTTGGAAACAGGCGGTCTTCGATCTTCTTATTACTGAACCCGATGGAGTTACCGTTGATGCCCTTGTGACGGGCAACTTCTCTGTTGGCGGACTAATTTCTTAAGGATTGCTAGCTGATAATCAATGATGCTTGATACTACTATGCAAAATGTTAAGAGAATGACTCTTGAGGCAACTATTATTCGGGCTGATGGATCTAGAGAAGAGCAAGGAATTATTGCGTCTTATGATTTGGACTCTCCTAAGGAGCCGGAGGTATCATGCGAGTAGCAATTCACTTCGAAGATGGTTCGGTGGCTGCATATAAGCTCGGTAGAATTGTTGACGGCACTCATACGGATGATCTGCTTACGGGAAAGGTTACTCCAATTACAGACATTGCTGACGCTCTTGCAGAGCAAGCTAAGGCCGAATATCCTGAGGCCGAAATTGTCATTGAACGATTTAAGGATAATGGCAACGGAACTGGTTCTTGGGTTTCTGTTGATAAGGTTGATAGCCCGCCTGTGGCTTCTAAGGTCATCGAAGGTCCGGTTTTATCAACCGGCCAAGAACAATCTACAACTAAAAGTGTGATCTAAGTGGCAACTATTATTACAAGGACTGGGAAAGCTGTTCAAGCAGGTCGTATGACCGGAGCTACACCAACCCAGAATGAACCTAAGTATCTTTGTTGGGGAACGAACCCTGTACCAACGACAGCGGCGATCACCGATGTAGCTTTGTTTTTTGAATCGACTGAAGCTCGTACTGCCGGAACGGCTTCTCTTCAGACAACTACTTACACCAACGATACCATTCAGTGGACCGGAACAATTACTGCTACTGCTACCAGAATCATTCAGGAAGCTGCTTTAGCCGATTCTGCTACTCAACCCGCCCAAGGAACTGTTGCTGCCGGTGGAGTCGTAGGTTCTTCTGTTTCTACCACACTTAACACGGGTGCCACATTTTCTCCTACCAACACCGGATATATTCAGATCCGTGGAGAAGTTATGGCCGTTACTGCCGGTTCTGGTACAACTACTCTGACAGTAACTCGCGCCCAGAATGGTTCTTCGGCTATCGCTACAATCGCGGCCTCTGATAACATCGGAGTAGGAAACATCCCTGGAACTACTACAACCACTGGCGGAACTTTCTTAGCTCACGCCGACTTCCCTGCGATTAATTTGTCATCAGGGGATTCCATAAATTTCACATGGCGTCTTCAGTATACCTAACGTAGTGTTCTAAACGGAAATCATTACCATTGGTGGCTTTCTATTTCCAATTGGTTCAAGCATTTCGGTATCCACAATTGATCGAAGATAAGCAATTGTTACTCCTGGGTGAGCGTGTCCTAATTGTGTCATAACTGACATTAGGCCAATATTTTCTCGCCACCATTCTGTAGCAGCCGCATGACGTAATGCATGAGGATGAAAACGACGACGTAATTTTGCTCGTTCACCAACATCTCTAAATTGATCTCTTACCGCACTATCATGCATAGCTCGCCCAATGGTAGATCCCGAGAGGACACAAAAGATTTGTCCCGGAGGAAGCGTGCGACGAATTTCTAGCCAACGTTCAAATTCAACCCATCCCCAATCATCCATTAATACAAGACGACGTTTACCACCTTTACCGTTACGAATTACAATTTTACGTTCCCTGCGATCAAGGTCACGTTCTTCTAAAGCAAGTGCTTCACTAATTCGCATTCCAGTTCGCCAAAGAACTATAATCAACCCTCGTAACCGAACAGCCGAATATTCTGCTATTAAACCGGGACGAAGAGGAACACATGCTTGTAAGACCGCAACAATATCCTCAACGGGTGGAGGATCTGGCGGATATCTGCGACCTTTAGTTGCAGGCGGTTTAGTTGGTTTATAACCACTAATGCTTGCTGGAGAACGTCGTCTTCCCCGAGCATCCAATAGATAATTTGGAATGCTATCTATAGAATCCATTTAAATAGTCTCCGTTCTTAGAACAATAGGAGACTATATTATAGCATAACTTTCGCCAAACTCGGGAGTCGAGCGCTCTAGCGGTAGACTCGCGCGATCGTGCCCGACCTAGTAGACACTCTGATGAGCGACGATCCGCTTTGCTCACGCCCGCTGGTAGTAGATATCTACGCTGTAGATGTTCATGACAGTCTAGTGCCACACGAACCGAATCAGTCCGCCGCCGACTTGTCTTCCATCGCTTTGTCTACAAGTTGACGAATGCTGCCAGGCAGATTGTCGAGCCCGACCGGAAACACGGCACCCTCGGCAATGGCTCGTTCGCCGATAATCACCTTGTCTGTATTACGCTCGGTCATGATGACTCGAAACTCGACACGATGAAACTCAAGACTCATAGGTAGCACTCCTTGACTTCGACGATCGGTGGGGAGCCGCCGAGGTTTACGATTTCGTAGTAAAAGCCGGGTGGCACGGGAAATGTCATGGACGTGTTGCTAGCGACACTTACCGCCCCGGACTGAAACACGTCTGTGCGGCAATACTCGGTCGTCGGTGGATTGTTGGCGTCCATGTTGATCTTTACGCCAGAGGTGACGCCGGTCGCGGCGGTCATGTTCATGGTTACCGTGACCAACGTTGTTCGTGTCGTACTCGGTTGATAGGCGGTACCGAGCGCGCGTGTGGGCGCAGAAGGCTGCACTGCCTGACCAATCAGCAGCGTTCCTGTAACGCCGTCCGCTCCATACCACGATGGCTGATTTGTACTGTTTGCAGCGTAAAGGAAGCCGCCGCTACTGGGATCGCTCGTAGGGTTTGTGGCTGCCGCTGCCAGTGAAATACCACCAGAACCACCGCCTGTCGTCGATGCGCCAGCGACGTAGAGCGTGCTTCCGAAATAGCCGTTGCGCCATTTGAAAGAGACGCTGCCCAGATCCTTCACAGAGCTAGAGATTGGTGTGTGCGTGCCCGATGTCATGTTGCCCGCGCTGTCGATGTACCAAGCCGGGGTCGATCCGCTGTCGCTGTAGACGATGATCGGGTTGGTCCAGCCTGCTGCGCCTTCGACACGAATCGCCTGATTCAAAACGACATTGGTCGGGTTGGTGTTGCTGATGCGTAGGCCAATAGACGTTTTGCCTGATCCAGCCGTTGATGTTGCCGGGCTGAATTGGATGCGCGCGCCGTACTGGTTGACACCAACGTTGTCGGTCATCACCGCGTCAATAGCAAAGAAGTCGCCACCGAGATCACCGCTGGTGTTCTGAATCGAGCCAATGAACAGGCCCATCTGACCAGACCCGTGGTGCTGAACGTTGCCCCAAAATACCTGCCCCGAACCGGCGTTGTTCTTGATGTAGACACCGCCGAATATCTGCCCGTACGTTGTTGGGCCTGTGTTGGAACCGGCGTTGTCGGTGAAGTTCTCGACGTAGAAGACGCCGTCTTTGTAGCCGCTGTCACGGTAGACGTGCGCGGCTCCCCACGATGCGCTTGAGATAAATGAGCCGATTCCGGCGCCGCTTTGGTTGGCGGCAGATTGGAGTGAGTCACCCGAAGCAGAACTGCTACTTACCACCGACGTTGGTAGCTGCCCAGGCCCAGATGCACCGCTAATCGTATAGCGTGAATCTAGACTGGATAATGTCTTATGACTTGCAATTGGCCACCAAGAACCTGAAGCGTCTGTTTCCAACAAAACTGTTTCATCAGATAATTTTAGAGTTATTGATCCCGAAGAATCTCGAATTCCGCCTGTAACTGTAACTGTGTTAATTGGTGCGGTTACCGGGGAAGCCGAAGGATAAGCAAAATTAGGAGTTTGAGAAGTGACCGTTAACGAAGTTGCCCCGGCAGATGCGGGAGCCGATAATGTCCATGTTTGGGAATTAGTTCCTGAAGTGAGTGTTACTATAATTCCCGACGCAAAAGCATAAGGAATTGCAACTACTGGAAGTGTTGTTATCGGTCCTCCGGTAGAAAGAGGAGATGATAATGTAGTGCTTCCGTTAACGTTTTGAACCGCGATTAGAGATCCGGGAATTTGTCCCGATGGGAGAGCTTCGCTTAAAGCCCCTGCCGTCGCATTAACAGGCGTTAGTGTGTTGATTGCTAAAGTTGTTGATGTAGTAATTGGAGCAGCAACCGTCATTCTAGAGAATGCAGTTGTGTCGGTATAGGCCCCGATATGTTGGACCATAGCCTCAAAGTTAGCTGCGTCGGTTGCTAGACCAGAATAATCGGTCCAGCCAAAAGGAGTAATAGCCATTACTTCTTAAGTATCCGAAACATACTGAATTGATTGGGTACTTTCCACTATCCCTATATTAAATGGCCCATCCTCAAAGGTATAAACCCAATCGCCGTTAGGAATATAGACGTAAACCGTTTCATTGTCGATCTCAACAGGGTAAAGTAGGTATCCCGTTTCTTGTGAAAGGATCGATGTAGCTATTGGGTAGTAAAAGAATTTCCCAACTAAAATGGCATCCTCATAAAGCCTTAAAATCTTACTATTAAATCTACTTATACTTATGTGTTGCGACTGTCCGTATCCCTGAGGGTAAGTGTGCGGATTTGGATAAAGGTAAGGGGAGGGGTAGGTAGCATTTCCCGCAATCAAAATTTTGTTAATTGATTTACCAAAATGAATAGCTTGAGATTGACCTATAACTAGAATCTTTGGAGTAACGTTTTTGAAAATGGTTAGACTTTGTGGTTGACCCGGAACTGATCCTGGAGTACTAGGGAAAAGTGAATTATTTGGATAAAGGTTATTTGACGGCCACAATCCTAAATTGCTTCCTGGAGTAAGAACCTTACTAATAAACTTCGAAAGAGAAAGATTTTGTGATTGGGATAAATGGTTAATCTTAGCTAAATTCCGCCCGATAGTAATTGTTTGTGCCTGCGTTGGCCTAAGGACTTTTGCTGACTGACGAAGGGACAGACTTAAGTTTTGTGGTTGTCCCGACCCATCAGTTGGATAAAGGGTGGTAGAAGGATAAAGCGAAGTTGACGGATATAGAGCAGCATGACCACAAAGGATATAAGTTTTGTGAACCGATTTAGAAGTAATTATGGATTGCCCTTGTCCCGCGCCGCTCATAGGAAAGGAACCTGGATTAGGATACGATCCAGGATTTGGATATGAAGAGTTGCCCCCATACACGGTTACGACCTTCATAGTTCGGTTAGATCGACTTATATTTTGGGCCTGAGTAGGATTTATTCCTTTAATGACTTGTTTTTTGATCGAAAGAGATTGAGATTGACTTGTCGAGATATTTTCGTTGTACGTTGTCATTACACCCATTATGCATTAGTTTCCTTGACTCTTCTGGCAGATAAACATTGATGACTCCTATTGCTCCCTTCGGATGGACTAACAATTCTGGTCTTCCTCTTAGCGCCGCAGATTTAGAGGCCATGCTTGCACAAGCAGGGGCATATACCGATACCCTTGCTACCAATATTGAAAATGGATCTGCCCTCCCGAGTTCGGTGGGAAGCGGGACTCCAGCCAACCAAGCGATCTTCGTCGGGAATGGCACTAGCTGGGCCACGCTACCGATCGGCACGGCAGGCGCGACGATGCTCATGGTGCGCTCGGACGGGACGCTCCAGTATATCAAGACGCCAAAAATCTATGCCTCGGCGTGGGGGGTGGTAAACGACGGCGTTACCCTGAATGACACCGCGATCAATAGCGCAATCGCCGCAGCAGCGGCGCTCCCGGCCGGTGGGGGCTGCATAGATTGGGGTGCCGGTGAGATAGCGATCAGCACCCAGATCGTGATTCCCGCAGGCGTATCAACGGATGGTGGTGGGAGTGGCACGCAGAGCAGCAACGGGACTAGCATTGTCAGCGCCGGGACCACTTTTGTCTGTACGAACGCCGCATCCGGCATCCAGATCGATAGCCCGCAAGGTGGCTATCACCGTGGCTGGGTTGTCGATGGTCGGGGAGTCGGCACGGGTGGCTCAGAGGGCGCGATCCTTGAGATCCTGAACGGCACATCAACGAACTTTATGGACGTGTCCGCCTTTCGCGGGGCGCTCGACAACACGCACATCAAGTCCACGCAGAACACCACATTCATAGGCTGCGCCAACGTCCGGGCAGCACGCGACAACGTTGTCATCGACCTCGGGGCCGGTGGCCTCGTATTCCAGCGCTGCGAGCGCTACGGGGCTGGCCGAACAAATCTCCGTATCCAGCAGTCGGGCACGTCCTCTAGCGTCTACTCGACACCATCTGATCTTCTCTTTCTCGGCGGTGGGTTGGACGAGCACAACCAGGGCACCTATGTAGGTACGCCCGTCACGGCAACGACGAATTCAACGACGACGCTGGCGGCAATCGGCAGCTTTACGGATATCTTGGAGGGCACGTATATCTCGGGCGCGGCGATCGTGGCCGGAACGTACATCTGCTCGATAAACCGTGCCGCCGGGACGGCCGTGATGAGTCAGGCGGCGACGGCGAGTGCGAGCGGAGTGACAATCACGCCGACGTACTTCCCGCCCGTCGTGGTGGCAGAGGGCGCCACGAACAACCAGAGCATCTGGTTTGGCCCGCGTCACACGATGGGCCAGGGCGACACGACAGCGACCGCTACGCCCGTACTCTGGGTTGGTGCTGCGGGTCGGGTCGTACTCGGGGGCGTTGACTTCTACACGACCGGGGCATTCTCTATTCCGGCATACGTCGTGGCCGCCAGTGGGACAGGGCTTGCGACCACGGGCATCAACTACTTCTCCGCTGGCCCCGCTGCCGCGATTGATGATTCTTCCGGAGCAACGGTGCGCGTGTCCCCCGGCTCGCTTGACCTCGGTACTGGTGTGGTTCCGCTTACGTCAACGACGACGAACTACGGCGACTCGTCGGTCTACACGCTGGTCTACGCGCCGCAGATCGTGCAGCGCGGGGCTGCTAGCAACACGGTCCTAGCGTCTCTCCTTGCGGGAGATGTGGGGCAGCGCGCACGCCTCTTGGCAGACGGAACACTGGAGTTCAACTACGGCGGCAGCGGCTATTCGTTCGGCGCCAAGGTGTTCCCCGAGTCCGATGGCACCGTAGGAATCTCACCAGCGCCAACGATTACGGGGCTGCCTGGGTCGGCCATCAGCCTGCGCATAGCGGGCGCAAACCCCGGTCCGCCAAGCAGCGGGGCGCATGTTGCCAACGACCTCGTTCTCGACACCGTTGCGCCACGCCTACTCGTCACGACCGCAGCAGGCACACCGGGAACCTTCGTTGATGTCGCCGCCTACGCTGCCGGTCAAGCCTCTGTGGCGGCGGCGGCGGTGCTTCCCGTCGTAACCGGGAAGGGTCTTTACTTCCAGGCCCAGTATTCGATCAGCACTTCGGTAACGCTCGCTAACGGCACGCTGCGACTGAGTCCCGTGTACGTGCCGATAGCCTGCACCATCGAGCAGATGTTCGCGGAGTTCACTGCGGCCGGGGACGCGCCATCCGTGCTCGCGCTCTGCATCTACACCGACAACGGAAGCTATTACCCTGGCACGCTGCTCCTCACCGGCCCCACGATCAGCACTGGTAGCGGCAACGCCGGGACGGTCAGCACAGGAGGTACGCCGGGAATGTACGGTGGCAGTTGCTCACAGGCGCTCACTCCCGGCTGGTATTGGATGGGCGGCGTGATCCAGGGTGTCACGGTCACGCAGCCAACGATTCGCACCGGCATATGGGGACCGTTCGCAGTGGGCACGACGACGCTTCCGGGGACCAACGACAATGACATCGGCTACGACCAGGGCAGCGTCACTGGGGCACTCCCTGGCACGTTCCAATCCACGCGCGGGCGCTCATCCGCAACGCCGCGTATCGGTGTGCAGATCACGTAGCTCGACTCCCGAGTTTGGCGAGAAGCACAACTTACTGGTAGTAACCGATTCCCTCATTAGGCGCACTAAACAACGAATGCCATTGATATCCGTTTGTAGTCGTTAGGACACAAACGTAAACGATATCTCCGCTTGTTGTCCCGTTCCCATAGACCGTATAGAACTGTCCTCGATAAGCTTGACTTGGAGCCGGAAGAGTGTTAACGAGACTTGTTGAACTACCCGGAGACAATAGAACAAGAGTCGAAATATCGATTGTTCCTCCAGGAGCGTTGTAAGGAATAACTGCACTAAATCCTGTCGCCGGTGCCCCAACCGTTTGAACCGTGAAGTAGTAGAATGTACCTGTTGGAAGAGTAGAGGAATCGTTATTTGCCGCCAAAGTAAACGCCGTTCCTTGGACGTTCTTAAGCAGCCCCGAAACGATATATCCTATAATCGGAGTTGGAGAGATTGTTTCGTCCGAATTGGTTATCTGACTAGAAAGAGTAGCCGTAACCGTTCCGTGAGGAATGGACCCATCCGGATTTGTGAAGCTTCCCGTCAAAATTATTTGTGTGGCTGCCATCTACTCTTTACCCGCTTGATCTTCGCCTAAAACCGACCATACTTGGGGGGTGGACATTTGTAAGGTTCTGGTTGCGTGTTGCATGTTGGTTTCGCCCGGATTTCCGTATGTGTGAAGTCCTGTATCTGGATTGGTGTACCAGGGCCTTCTAAGCGATGCTGCCGTTTTTGAGGTAAATTGATATGTCGGATCGGTTGCCCCATAAGGAATCTGATTCTTAGGAGTAAACGGAGCCACGTTTTGGTCCCAATCGGCTGCTACGGAATCTCGATAGGGTTGAGTGTTTCTCCACCAATCTGGAGCGTTGTTATGCCAGTCTGCTTTAAAGGCTTCTGCATGGCCTCCTCCAACTGGCTGAACTTTAGCTGCCCAATCAATTGAATCATGTGGAGTAGGGTTGAGGACCTTCAATCCAGAATGATCTTGGTGGGAACCCGCCCCGGTTCTTTTGGCATCCCACATTAGCCATTGAAATTGTCCTAGAGGAATATGTCCATATCCGGCTGCATCTCGTCCTGTTGCAAGCTCCCGTTCAAACTTTCCATAGTCACGGGTGTTCATATCCTTCTCATAATTGTGGCCGAGAACGTCCATCATATGAGTGTCAATCGTGGCCAACTGAGATGTCATTGGTTGAAGAAGAAGCCACGCAAATGAGCATACCTTTGGTCCAACCCCCGAAACCCCAAGCTGCATTACTGCCGCCCGGAAATGATGTCCTGTCCCGTCATGCTCGTGAATGTCTTCTAATGCTGCCTTGAGAATATTGTCTACGTGTCCGCTAATTTGGCCAATTGCCTTTAGATGAGTTCCCATCCATGCCGGATACTTTTCTGGAACATCTTGAGGCGTTGCCTCCGGAGGAGCAAATAGGGGTTCTTGAACTGCCGAAGTGAAGTCTAGCTTGGGCTGGAATTCCTTGATGTACAACTGCATACGCTTAGCTAGAGCTTCGTTAGCCCGACGTTCAATCTCGTCCGCTAGACGTTGTTTATCCTGGGGCTTATCCTTGTCCTCTCTTGCGATTCTTTCTTGTTCCTCGTTCTGCCAATCGAACATGATCTGCTTGGCTTTTTTCTGTGCTCCTTGCCATCCGATCTTAGGATTCATCTGGAAGATGATCGACTCAAACGGCTTAACAAATGGAGCGTAGACCATGTGAGCAAAACGAGCTTGTTCTCCGAAGACCTTAACATTGTGATTCTGTCGGGCATTCTCAAGGGTATTCCAATAGACTCCTGGATCAGAAACATCTCCCGGAATTCCAGCAATATCCTGGTAGTGTCGAACGTTGGCTTTCAAGTCCTTTCTTGGCGAAAGAAGAACCGCCCGGAAAGCATTTACAATGGCCTGCTTCATAAGGGCCAATTCTCCGGGATCTTCCTGATTTAGCTGGGACCATTCGGTATCAATCAGCTTTGCATTATCTGCCCCGGCTTGGCTTCCTAATGGGTCGCCATGATCAAGATAAGCGTTTGGCTGCATCGGTTCAACCCCGGATGACCAGTTGGCATTTGGGTCAGTAAAAGGGCTAGAAAACCTAGCAGATCCCTCTTTGCTAATGTCGTCATCTTCCTTCTCTTTCTTTCCCCTTACTTCAATCTCTTCGTCCCGATCAAGATCCCACATGGTTTCCTGTTCATTATCCCAAGCTCGTTTATGAGCTTCATGGAAGTCATGCATGATCTGGCCGATATCGAGATATGCCTTAGATCCGTTTTTCCAAATGCTAAGGTAGTTGTCGGGCATTGAGAGCGCAGCAAGATTAGTCTGAACGAACTCGTCTATCTTCTGAGGATCTAGATTCGCAAACTTGATTTGGACTTCCCGATCCTTAGTCGGGCTGAAAGCATATCCGTGCTTAGGCTGATCTCCCTTGAGGTTAATGAAGACTCCCTTTTTGTTGTGGGAGATTAACTGGAAAGCAGTACGAGAGATCTCTGATGTACTGGCAGAGAAGATGTGAATCGGTCGATCTACTCCGGGAACGTAGTTGGCCAATCCTAATCCATCAAGATGAGGAGGAATCCCGTCAAACTCTGGTTCGTATTGTTCTGGCTTTACTGCCGGGGAAGATACGGGAGGGAAACTCTGGGAAGGATGAACGCCAGCATATCCCGGTCCAGGATTCTCCTTTTGTTGAACCGAATCCATGAACTGGGGGAATAAAGCGACCTTCAGGGGACCGAATCCCTTGTAGTGCGCCGCATATCCGGTTTGCCCAATACACTCGGACCAGAGAGCCTTTTGAGCGTTTTCTGATAGTAAAGGAAAGTGCGCGGCGCACGCAGCGTTCTCTCCCTGCCAATCAAAATTTCCTCCAGAAACGGCGTGCCCAAGTACATCGTGAACCGCCCTGAATGCTACGTTCGTTGGGGTATCCCAGATCGGATGATCTGAGTTAGCTCTTGAAACATTCAGCTTTCGACGCTTCTGAATGTCTTCGATCATCTCTTGAGCGTTTCGGTAGGGTTCGGGATCATCTGTCTCGGTAATGTTGAGATGTTGCTTTAGCTGGTTATATCGACGTACCGAATCCTGTCCAAGTTCGTGAAAGGCTGCCGCTGCTTTAGGGTCGTAAATGTTTGCCTTTGAATAAGCCTCGGCTATTTGGGGAAGCTGGTCTGTCCAATTGTGTGGATTCCACATGCCAAGTTTCCATTGGGCTGCCGTTCGCATATTGTACTTGCGAGTAATCGATAGAAGGAGTTTAGCCATTGCTCGTTTTTCTGAATCTCCGAACGACTCGATCTCTTCCCCATGCGGATTCTTAGCCTTGACCAGATATCCCTTTTTCTTGTCGTACTTGATATGCTTGACTTCCCATCCCAATTGACCAACCTGTTGCACAAGGTCTTCAAGATTAGCTGTAAGTCCCTGAAGGGATGCAAGAATATCCGGCATACTGATTACGCTTCCGTTTTGAAGTTCCATGCCGAAAACGTTGGCTTCTCGGGAACGTTTTGGTACGAGTGCGTTGTATAATCATAATGAGGCGCAAGTAACCCATTGATATTGTTCATAGCTTCATAATGGGGATGATCCTCAAGGGCTTCGGATTCGAATCTACTCCGCATATCATCATAGTGATTCATTGCCTCTTCATCGTCATCGTTTTCTGGATATGATGGCATCCATTCCGTCCCATCATAGTTATCATGTGCCCAATCGAGATGCCTATCTACTTCAGGTTGCGCAACCTTATCTTGCCAATCCCCAAAGGCCGTAGCAAACTGAGGAATCTCTCCTCTGTGTTTTGCCAAATTATATGCATTTTCGGCCCAATGCCAATCATGATGTGATTGACGATAACGATTATCATCCACCATGTTGTTCATAACGGCTGGCCAATCCACGTCGGGCTTAGGGGTACTAAGCCCATATTCATCTATTGCATTCTCAAAATATGACGGATGAATTTCTTGAGGATCTCCAATCTCAAACCGATCCTCATCGGCCCATTTAGGTTTATTCTCGGGACTGAAAGTATCGAACCATTGCTTCATTCGGTCCTTATACTCGGGAAGCGGTTCTTGATTTCCTTTTCCTTGAATTTGGATTACTTGTCCATTTTCTGGAACATAGTGATGATTGATAAATTGAGGATCACTTTCTAACGCTTCGTAATGGGGTCTAGCCCAGGGTTCACTCCTATTTTCGTAAATATGATCGGGAGAGTACAGTTTAGCCATTTCCTTAAATTCATCATAAGGTAGTCCTGCTTCTACCGCATCATTGTTCATATTAGGGTATGTGATGATTTTTGGGGGATGCAATATCCCATTTCCTTTAGCTGCTAACTCATCTAATGCTGGCCAATTCCATTCCCTTCTTCGAAGAGGATGAATCTCCATAGTAGTATGCGGCTTGCCTTCCGGATCTCTTAGGGAGTAAATCAGAGATCTTCCGTTCTGTACCTGCTGACCATATCCGCCAACGCAGTTATGGACCACGATGTTCTCCACAACATATGAATGGTCGCCCTCTACTTCTAGGTTGTAAACGGGGCCGGAATAATGTAATTGATCGAGCTTATATATTGTCACGGCTCTGCGATCACCAATTTGCCAGAACCCCGCCTTGTTATTCCCTCGTCTTGGATAGGGAGTTAACCCACAGGGTTCCTGAACGGCGTATGATACCTTTTTATTTTTGGGATAATTGGTGGAAATAGAAGGCTGTCCATTCTGACGTAATGAAATTTCAGCCATCTGTAGAGCTAACATTTTAGAGGTTTGATGAAAGGTTTGACTACTTTCGCAATTATCTCCGTCTAGAATTCCCCTCTGTAAATGATTAAGCTTCTCTAGGGGTAGGTTCAAAAGTTCAGCGGGAATATGTTTATTTTCACAGCCCCTTCCTAGCCATTCTGAAAACCACTCCGCTAATGTCCGAGAAGATATCCTCATGACTCGACCGTTATAATCTAATTTATCCTTTCGTTCTTGTATAGTAAATCCATATGTGAGAAAAAGGTCTTGAAGTCTCGTCCAATAGGATTTTTCATCCTTATGCAAGGCAAATTGAATTCCATTTTCACTGGCTGATCCCTCGGCAATATATAAACCAATCATCCATAAGAATTCTGGTGTTAATTCAAACCCTTGTGGTCCTTGACGAGCCGGTCCAGTTCTTTGCTCCTTTCCTAAATGATGTTTAGGGATAGTAACATAGTCCAGGTCATATGAATCCTTTAGAGGGTTTGCAGCCAAATATTGCCTTCTATCAAGCTCTCGCGCGGGGGTCCATTCAAATATGTGCTTATCTGCATCCCGTTTGGGGCAAGATCCATCCCAAACCTTTGGATGCTCTTGATCACAATGAACGGCTAAAACTGGATGATTTCCCGTCATTCTAAGAGGTTCGGTGCCTACGCGAGTATACGCTTCTATTAAATCCCCTTCATAGTGATTTACAAAGGTTTGTTCGACTGAATGCCATTTTCCATCTGCCGCGATTACTTTATCGCCCACAATAACATCTTCGATAGGAATAAATCCCTTTTTAGTTCGGACTAAAGATCCTGCCACAAAACAATGGCCCATGTTATTTCCTTCGGCTTTAAGCTCTTCCGGTTGCGTTAGCCTTCTCAGGGTCCAATTATCGGGATATCTATGAACTGTTTCTCCGTGAGAGGCCGCTTCTTGTTCTTTGGCATTCTTCATTGCCTCATCCCAATTTTGGATATGTTGCATAAACTCTGGGAGAGTCTTCTGCATGATATCCCCCATAGCTCGCTTCTCGGGATGATTAGAGTTATAGAAATCCGCCCAGTGATCCAAAGTATTGTAACTTATCGGTCGTTTCCCATATTGCTGATCACTTTGGTCCTGATAACTTAATAACCCAATCGGGTTGTCACGACTGCTCCCCTCGTGATTTACATGATTTATTCTTCCCTTTTTCCACTCTCTTGTAAGCCACGGCATTAATCCATCAGATTTCTCACTCCAATAACGACCACCAAGAGTTCGTAAAAATTCTTTTCCCTCGGGAGTTTGTAAATCTGGACGAGCTTTAGGGTTCATCAAAAAATCATGAAATTTGTCTGCCGTCTTGACCATGCTGGTATGAGTCGGGACAAATCTCGTATAATCGAAGCCGCACCAACAAGGTTCTCCGGTGTAGTAATTCGGGTGGGTTTTAGCCGCCGATTCAAAGTTCCAACCAGCCCCAACTGTCATCCCATAGTCGTTGCTGAATTGGATATCGTGATGTCGGGCTTCTCCTTCTGTATCCGTATTTCCATGGCCGTATTCCTTATCCCAATGAGTCGGAGCTTTGAATGTCTTAACATCCATGATTGCCTCTCTCGGGACAATCCCCTTGTAATAATGGTTTCCCCATTCCATTCCGTTTTGGTATCCCTCGCCCGTTTCCGGATCGTATCCGAACTGATCTGGATCGAGTTTATCCGGGTCAATAGTGATTCGTACAGGCTTGTCCATAAAAGGAATATCGTCGTTCCAAGAGGATTCTGGGTCTTCCCCATTTTCAGTCAAATACGTGCCCGCTGGAGCGATCTCAGAGGCATCTAACCACTTGTGTATGTTCTTCGAATCGGTCCAATGATATAGGGGATGAGTAGTGGCTGCCACCTTTGATTGATCAATCCATTGGTCCGCCATATTTGGAAGTCCGTTTGGATTACTTCTTTGCATTCCCCAAGGCATATGGGCATCGGCAGGGGCCTCATCAATCGCGTGCGGCGGAATGTATCCTCGATGGGCAACTGATCCTCTATCAAGCGAAAAGTGAGTATCCATAGGATTATTTCCTAGTCCTATTTTTTCAGCCCAGTCCCCCAGTGTTTTTTCTCCGATTGGGATTTCGTCGGCATCAAAATGGTCCTCATCGGGATTCAGATTAGCTGGATCAAGTTTCCTCAGGTCTACTCTTAACAAATTGGTGCCCTTTTTCCCATAACTTGCGGCATATGAATGATTGGCCAAATAAACATGTCTTGGTCTTGGTGTTGGCCAACCTGTATATCGACTCCCAATTCCCCAAGTATCATGAGGATGAAGTCCTACATTCAAGATTTCTGGTATTGCGTCAAGGTTGGTCCCATGATAAAGATATGGTCCGTTCTTCTCCATATACTCGGCCAGCCAATTGGGATCGGCGGCAGAGAAGATAGCCTTCTTCTCTGGCTCAAAAGAATCGCAAGTGTAATCCTTGCTGACAGTCTTCAAGCCATATCCCCAGCAGCGGCCTTTGTCAAACATGGTGCAATTCCCACAGTTCTTTGTGGCCGTTCCCTTCTTGTAATGAGGCGGCTCTGGAGCCTTGTGAGCAAATTTCCATGACCCTACGTGTTCTGGATCGTCTGGAATGCCCGTCGCATGATATCCTACTTGAAATTCTTTAGGGGTTATCCCGCCATAAGGGATTTGTAATGTGTCTCTAGGTTCTTTCGAGAGAACATCCGAATTCACTAAAGCCTCAGGACTTACTCCTCCTTGAACTGCAACGGTTCCAAAACTATTTAATGAATGAGCCACATGTGCAGGATCATTCAGTCCAACTCGGTCTGCCCAGGCCCCTCTTCCTTCATCTTCCTTTGAAAAACCATCGTCAATATCAACCTCTCTAAGCGGTAATCCCCAACTCTTTTGGTCACTTAAATGAGTAAATGCATCTTCATCGGCATTTATCCTAGTAGGATCAAGTTTCCGTAAATCGATTCCAATAACGGTATGAAGGAAGAGTTTGTTTGTTGGCCTCCATGCCTTCGCATATACATGATTGGCTCTAGGGTATAGATATCCGCCATACTGAGATCCAATAGGCATTCCTAGATCATCTGCCGGATTAGGCTGATCATGCGGGATCAATCCTTCCCGAAGAATCTTATCTCTGGTATCGCTTCCTGAAGTAGAATGGATAAGGTAAGGTCCATTTGCCTGAATCCACTTGTTTAGCCATTCTGGATCGGCTGCCGATATCTTGCGGCGGTTATGAGGCTTAGGAAGGCCCCATCTTCTCTTTCCGCGTTCGTGATCCTCGTTTGAAGTAGTAAACTTTTTTGCCGATAAAGAGGCTCTATGTTGCGCTAAACTGGTGAAAAACTTAGATGAATTCATTACACCGATTATACTACAGGAATCGCCAGGACCCTATTACTCTATCCGGTAATCCGATTCCAAGTTGCTTAATATCGTTCTCGTTCCAATTTGGATAGGTTCCGTCGTAAAATTTACCGGATGGACCCTTTGGATATTCCCAAGTATCCTCATATGGTTGATGAAGAACGGGCTGATTGATGCTATGAGGAATTATATGTGCATCTGAAAATGGCATTAGTGGATCTTCCTCCAATGACTGAATCTGATCGTCTGGAATTCTCCACATATCAGTTGGGAGTTGCTTTCCCATTTGATGATCGAAATAAAGCCATCGAGCACCTTCTGCTTTCTCTTCGTTCGGGACAACATAAACTCCAGCGGCTTGATCCTGAATATCTTCGTTTCCCTTCCAATGATCATTTACTCCCGGCGAAGATAGCTGCAATCCATGCTGTTGAATTCTGGCCCGTTCTGTAGTCGGGGCTAGATGATACCAGTCGGCTGTCTTGGCCATAAACTCGTTCCAGCTATTTGTTGAGTTTCCTTCAACCGGAGATTTCAAAAGACCATGAGGGTCTTCAAGATTCTCCCAGAAATCCCCCATGTCTGCTTTCAATCCCTCTTGTCGCTTCTTGTGCTGCTGGACTAGATTCCAAACATTCTGTCCATGGCCCATTCCCTGATTAGGTGCATTAGGATCTAATGTCGGCCTGTTCCAAAAACGGTGATGACTTACTATTGCTCGGCTAACATCAATTCTCGGAAGTCTTCCTTGATCATACCATCCGTGCCAAACCCCGTGCATTCTTTTGTTCTTCCCAAAGGTATTCTTCCACATTGGTCCATTTTGATCATGCGCTAGATCATCAACGTTGAAATCTGGGATTTGGTAATTGGGGGTATCCGCTATCGGACCTGCTCCGACAAGTTGTGCTGCTCGCGCCTTCATCCTAGCTTCATTTTCGTTGCGAAGATTTGGTGCTCCCTCTGGATTCCATCCTACCCATCCGTGATGGAGATTTGGTCCATATCTATCGAATCCGTATTTCTCAACGTAGTTTGTTAATTCAGGAGTGTTTCTAACGATATCGTTATGCGTTGCTGATTCGCTTCCCATGAAAATGTTCCCGGATAGGTCGTTATAGATAACCGGCCATCTTCCGCTCCAAGCTCCTCCACCACCTGGGACCGGAGTTACCATTGCAGCAGAATACTTGTCAAAATCCCAGCCTCCCTGTCGCTGAAGGATATCCATGATCTTATTTCCGTGTCCCATCATCGGAGCATTATCTGGAAGCGTTGGCCGATTCCAGAATTTATGATGACTAATCATTGCGTTGGTTACAACTGGACCAGGATCTTGTCCGTCCTTAAGTCCGTACCAGCCATACCAAATTCCTTCTGGGGTTTTCCGATTTTCGTCATATTCCTTTGGATAATAATCTGCTGGAGGAGTATTCTCCGGGAAGCTTGTGTAGCCTGCTTCGGGATTATATCCGACCCAGCCATGAGAATAGTTTGGGTTATATCGATCCAAAACTGGATTTTCTCCTTCCCAATCAGGATCATATCCCTTTATATGATGGGCAATATCTGAATGGAAATCTCCTTCGGCTCCCATATGGATCTCGTCATTTTGATGATCGTAAATGACTGGATAACGGCCTCTTAGCCAACCCGAAGCATATCCGCCTTCATCGTTATGCGGAATTACCATTGAGGCCGCTGTCTTGGAGAAGTCCCATCCGCCGTCTTCCATTCTCCAAGATTCTGAAGATTGAAAATTCCATTGAGAAGGATATGTCGTTGCTCCCGGCTCGCTATCCATCCAAGGATCGGGATGGTTCATAGTCTGAGGAACTTCGTCATGAGAAAGCTCTTTGCCCATTACCCATGGCGGATAAGTGACATTAGAAAATTCATGTCCCTCTGGCCCCGAAATGATTTTGACATAATGCGATCCTCGATAGTACGGGTCGGCATGATCGTACTCAACTTGATATGGCCCGCCCCAGCCCATGTTTTCGGAATCGGCGGGAGTCCAAGTCAAACGATCTCCCTTGGAGAAAGAATGCGGCTGATCAGGAATCCGTTCTTGCTTATAAGCGGGTTGAGGGTAATCGCCCAATCCATCCCAGTCGTCATCCCCGTACTTGGATTTGAATTTCCATGATCCAATTAGATGATCGGGGTAAAGTGGCTTTGGCGCAAAAAGTTCTTCCGGACTATTTCCTGGTCCCCATAGTTGTTCTTGTGGACTATTCTCTAGGTTTCGATAGCTCTGTTGCTGATTATGCTCCTGGAGCCACTCATTCCAGCGATCTCTAATTTGAGTAGATCCCTCGTCTGCCGGGTCGTGAAGATCATTAAGAGCATCAGTAATCAGCGGTAAGTGCCCGTTATGGTAGAGACTTGCCCCATTAGCTGCCGCTGTATCAAAAACATTCCGATGAATTTCCTCGTCCGGATGCCATTCGTACATGCCCCTTGCCACATCATGAGGATTGAATCCCTGATTGTTCTCGTGCCATCTTGTCCCTGAATGCCATTGGTCGCCATGTAAATAGTCCTCGATCCCCGGATGCTCGGGATGATAATGGGCGACATATGATTCTGCATCCCTAACCGGCTCTGCATCGTCCAAATAGATGTCATCCTGCGGTCGTCCCATCAAGCGATTCCAAATTGCTCGATCTCCTCCGTTTAGGTTGGCATTTCCAAGCTGGCTATCCAACTGATCCATGTGGTGTTGTCCATTATATTCTGCCGTTTCATGCGCCCGTCTGAAATCATCTTCGTCCCCGCGTGCTTGTAGATCTCGGGCAATGGAACGGAAATCCGGAGGAGCGCGGTTGACTTCTGTATCCTCCCCGACCTCTCCATGATTCATGGCTTCGTCCATCATCTGACTCCATTGGTTCTCCTCCATCTCCGGATGATGGTATTCGTAGTATTCTTGTGCGTTTTCTGCCCCAGGAACCGTTATTTCCTCATCCGCTTGGCCTTGTAACCCAACCGCGTTATTTCGATGCGGCCGATCCATTCCTCTATGATCCGCCCATTCATTTAGCATGTCCTGATATTCGGGCTTAACGGGATCGTCATTTGGTCCATAGCATTCCGACAAAGTTCCATCGGCATTGTATGTAAAAGTGACATGCGGCCAGCCCTTTTTATCTCTTAGCGAATAGGCTTCGAGTTGTCCGTTATCGGCCATCTCAGTATAAGGATTTCCTCCGATGCAATGGTTCATCGCCTTTCCTTCGGCAGCCAAAGCATCGGAAGGATAAATTGATTCTCCTCTTGGATTCTCGTTTTCATTAGTATCGGTCAAATCATGGATATGCCAGCCGTTAGGAAACTGATAGATGTTCTTCCCGTAACTCAATCCCTCTTTCATCAACTTCTCTTTTTCAAGAGCTTTTTGATGTTCTTGAACCTTTTGAAACATCTGGCGAACTCCGAAACCGGAATCAAGGACATTGACTCCTTGCCGAGTCGGATGCTGGCGAGCGTTAAGCCATTGATTGGCTTCGTCCAGTTTGCTTATTCCTCCCCAATTTTGTCTATGCGGTTCAACCCAAGCGTAGCTCGGTGCCCCATGGTCTGGACGAAATTCGTCAAAATAATCACCTTCTCCTTCGCCCAGATACGGGGATTGCATATAGAGCTTGCCATTCGGATGAACTCTGAACTCCCCCTTCTTAAAGCGATGGGCCATCCAAGGGAACAATCCTTCGTACTGCTCGGGGAGCTTCTTAAGATGCTCTTTGAAGGCAAGTCCCTCTGGAGTATTCAGTTGCTTATCGGGAGAGTTAAGAACCCAATTGAGTTTGTTCCCGGCAAGATGGAAAGCCCTTCTCCAGGTCTTCTTGAACGGACAAGTACACGGAAGCCCGGTCCAGCTATTATGATGCTCGGGAACCGAATAGTTTTTAAGTGCTACTTTATGCATCCCTTGATCCCAAATATTTCCAAAATTTTGAAAGCCATCGTTCCATGAATTAGATAGACGGGACCCAATAGATCCGATTACTCGGTCTGGAAGTCCGATTCCCCATTTCTTTCCGTAATCCTCAAGATCATAGTATTCTGGATAAGTTGGCCCGACATCTCCTCGTCCGTAATCGTATCTCTCTGGCTGAACGGCAACGCTATGCTCGTAAGGCTGATGCAAACTCAAAGCCTCCGGCGGAATCTCATGCGGGCAGACCCATTTTTTCCCTCCTAAAAGAGGGTCCCGTTGCAAGGCCGAAATATAGGAAGGATCGATTTTCCAAATATCGCCTTTGACATCCCAGGGAGTCATAGTGTTGTAAGGGTCGTTGGCCATATAGACTCCGGTAGGCTGCCAGCTAACTGCTCCAGATCCCCAGCCGGAATTGTTCTTCGGGCTAGAAGGCTGCAATCCGAAAGCTTGAATCCGATGGCGGTCTTCAGTTGGAGCAGCATGATAGAAATTGGTTCCATGAAGTCCGGGATTATACCCAACCCAATTGTCCCAAACAGATTCCTTATGGGACCCTAAAAGGGGACCCCATTTAGGTCCTACATTATGCGTCCCCTGCCCCAAGTTCTTACTAGAATTTCGATTGCCTCTATTATGCCCAAATAGGGGAGCGCTCATATCAAAGGACGGACAGGATGTCAAGTCCCATGTATCCATTGGCCTATCATACTGGCTGGATGATGTCAAGCCACGCTTGTCCCAGTCATCTGCTATAGTATGTGTATGCGTGTTGTCCTTGCTACATTGCTTACTCTGCTTGCCGAGTATATCGGACTCGCTCTTGTCCCAAGACATGTTGCCCATCATGACTTGATCGGAGTGTTGATCATAGTCATTGCCCTTTGGATGATTCTGATTATCAGTTTGATTCAAACTTTGATGATTCAAACCAGAACCAAATAAATCCCAATCAAGGGACAATTTGTTTCGGCGCTTCATGAATTGATCTACCCTCGTCTTTCCCGCAGGCGACTCTCGTAGCTCATCTATTTCGTTGCCGATCTGGGAAGAATGCGTGTACTCCTTTGTCGGAGACATTCCTACAGGATTGTTCTCTGGGATATGCCAAGTCTCTCCTAATTGATTATCCGCATTCATTCCATGAATCGGGCAAGTTAGTTTCTCCCCGATAATGCAAGAGCAGCCATGAAGTTCTGGATGGCCTTTCGGATCATCAAACTCTCTGCTGTCGTCATGATCGGCCAAGAATTGTTCTAGCTCCTTGACAATTGGTTGTCCTTGTGCATGAGGAGGGTTCTTACTGGGGTGGTCTGAGAGTACTCTGCGTTGATACCACTGCT